ATCTTCATCCTCATCACGAAACTTATACTGAATAATACCATTTGAACATTCTATAACCCTCAACAGAGCAATCTTGTCCTTCTCTGCGTCAGGTAGTGCTTGAAATCTTGTGTCCCAGTCAATCATTTTTCCCATATAATTTGGTGCGAAAGTTTGTCTCTCAAAAAATTAATTCTTTCTTCATCATACTGCTGAAAGTTTCCTTTCTTCTCTACTTTCTTATAATAGTGTAGAGCATTTATAATTATACCATAATCTTCTATTGTAATATCAATTTTCATAACTCAAATGAATAATCTTTGATATATCTATTGTTGCGAAGAATGCCTGTAATCCTACAATATCCCAAGTTTTAATTTTAACACAGAACGGAACCATTGCCAATCCACCAATCAAACGAAAATAACACCCCAACTTTACATCCACATAAAGAAGAATGAAGTATCCAACCAATAACAGAACACTACCAATAATACGAAGAGATGTTGCTGTTAATTTCATTACATTCTCATTTTTAATACTTCTGCCGTTACTTCTTGTTGTTTCATATACAACTTTAGCATACCTTTGAGTGAAATCTGTAGTTCTTCTACATTCTCACAATTATCAATATTTCTTGCTAATTTTTCATACTCAAACATCTTTGAGGGATTTGTGAGTATAATATCATCTGGATGTCCCGTCATTTTTCTTATAAAACTCTATTTTAAGTTGAGAAATGAGTAAATCAACTTTATCTTCAATACGAGTAAGTCGTTCCTCAATAGTATCTATACGATACTCATCAATTGCTTCTTTTTTAACTGAATACGGGTCAATCGTTGCCATAGTTCCTTGTAGTGAATTGAGTAGTTGTTCGTCAGTCATTTGTTTAAGGTAAGGAGTAGCATCCATCACACCATCTTTGATTGCTTGTCTAAAGGCATTACGCAATCCATCGGCAACTTCTTCGGGATGTTGTGGTTTTGGTTGAAATTCAGTCATTATTCGTCAGTCCTGTTTGTTCTTCCAGTTTAGCATATTTCCCTCGCATAAAACCCTCATAGAACGATGCGTAAATCCATTTTCTCATCAGGTCTTCACGGGTCTTTGGGTCTTCAACAGAACAATCTCCCGCAAACCATTCAACAGTCCAAGTCCATTCAGTATGATTTCCATAAAACCATTCGTTGAAGGATGTTTCAATCTCCTCAACAAACTCCCAGTCTTCTATTGGGTATTGTTTAGTCATAAGTCTAATGGTTGTTGTGGGTCTTTATACCATACTCTATCGTAGCACAACCATTTCTCTGTTTTGTGCTCCATTTGCGACATCCAATGAACCCCTTGAGCATCTACAGCATCAAGATAATGAATAGATGTCTTCGGGTCAATCACTCGTGATACTTGTGTGAATTTTACTTTATTAGTCATTTTCTTTCATACAAGGATACTCAAACTTTTCACCAATACATTCTAACATAGTGCGGGCAAAGGTAATCTCACCATAAGCACAACCATCCTCAAAGGCATCATCATAACTACCAGCACTTGGAGTATAATCATCTCCAAATAGACCTTCATAGCAGTGTTTTACCTCTGCTACTTCTTTGAGAACCTTGAGGAGAAGATTGAGTTTTTCTTCGTTAGTCATTGTAGAACATCAATAAGTTTGCTATACATCCAAGAGATTGTGAGTGCTTGTGCCCAAGTAAGAGAAAAGAAAGACACAAGTGCCCAACCCAATACTCCTACAAAAATATAAAATCCAATTGTTTCACCGATTTCTTCGTTAGTCATTTCAGTTCTCCATAAGAAAGTGCTTTAATTTCTTCTCTATTCAAAGTTTTAACATAACCACGAGGATAGTCATTATCATAAGCATTAAAAACAAAAACAGGAATGTTTCGTTCTTTACAGATTTGTTTGAACTTTTCTTCATCAAGTTCAAACTTACCAACATACTCAACATTTGGATACATATCCCAAGATGCTACAAGTCCTCCTGTATAATAACCCCACTCAAACTCATCAAGTTCTTGAATGATTTGTTCTACATCTTGAATGTTCTCTGGATTGGTGTAGATGCGTCCGTATCCTTTGTAAGTGAAGGCAGTCATTTCAATCTCCAAGAACACCTGACCTTACACTTTCCACACCATCAACATATCCCCTATCATACTCATCACCTGCTCCAATATCATAACCAATACCATATGCTTTATCAGCAACTACAAGAGCAAACTTTACAGCAACCTCACGAAAGGCATTATTCATAGCACCAGTCATAACACCAGCACCAAGAGTATTCATTCCAAACTGGGTTCCATCACCCCAGAGTTCAATAAGTTCTTGTTCAGTCATAAGGTATCTGTGTGTATGAGAGTATTATAAGGCATCCAGAGGGTTTATGGAGTGTCCTTGTGCCAGTTCTTCAACTGTCCTTACACCGATGTAATGGAATACGAAGAAACTGAAAGAGCCTTCCAGTCCATCCTATCTGTTCTCCGCATTTAGGGCAACAATAAGATGGGTGGGTCATCCTCCCAAATCTCCACTCACTACAATAGGTTCTACATCACCACAGACAACTTCTGCGTTCATATTCTCCATAATAATAGACACCTTATCCATAACTCTTTCTCTGGTTTCTTGTGTCCAAATACTATTTCCAACGACACTCAAACTTTTATAAAGAGTATTATGAATTACCATAAGGTCTGCTGCTGATAGTTTAGTCATTTTTCTCATCCACCCAATCATCATAATAATATCCATAAGAACCTCCACCACTATGATTTTTACATAGCATATTACTACAAGAAAACCAATAGTCAAAGTTTTTACTTTCTGGTCGCAATTCCAAAAGAGATTGATTACACAGGTATTCTAACACAGGATTTTCACAATCGGTGCATTTACCAACAACACCCAAACAATCTGGTGGTTTCATCGTATCCCAGTATCAAAGAGGTTTTTGAGTTCGTGATAAACAAGCACCAGTTCTTTATCAGGTGTTAGACATCCACTATCCCTTTCAGTTCGTAGAAATTGGTAGAGTTCTTTTGCTTGTTCCTCTGTGAGAGCAAGATGGTAAGTTTTACTGATTTTAATCATTTTAGTTTCTCCATAAACAGTAAGATTTTTGCCAAATAGTTGGTCCCAATCAGATTCATCGAGGGACATTTGAGTTCTCCTTTGTTTGTCCTACTATTATAAGGCATCACAGACCACTCTGGATGCCCTCTTGTGCCAGTTCTTCAAGTGTCCTCCTTTACAGATTTTTCCACAATCTCTAATAATTTTTTAGGAGTAATGGAACGAAGTGCTTCATTTTCTTTTCGCAATCTTTCAACTTCCTTTCTAATTTGTTTGTTGTCTTCTCTAATTTGATTGGTTTCTTCTCTAAAACCAGACAACCAATCAGTCATAATACATTTCCTCCTCATATTTTACATAATCACTTTGAAGATAGTTAAAGAACTCTCCGTCTTCACTTCTCATAGTATAGCACCATTCATCAAAGATTTCCCAAATCCAATACCACCCAGAATGGAGTTTCTCAAAGAAGTTCATAGGACGATTGTAGAGTTTAGTCATTTTTCTTCCCGATTACTAATAAAAACTTTGAGAGTTCTTCCGTCATCCTGAAAGGACAACTCTACCTTATTATTGTCGTCCCAATTTACATAAGACCTTCCATCTTGGTCAATCACTTCTACACGGGTTACTTTATCAGTTGAGTAATCAGTCATTCTTCATCCTCATTATAAAACTCATCCCAATCAGGATGAGGCATACCAGCAAGCACCATTTCACCACATTCAGGGCAGTGAAACATACCAATAGGAGTATCTTTGTAGATGTCTGCTGTTGGGTCAAAAGTGCATTTAGTCATTTCAAGTTATCCATAAGAAACTGTTTGTAATCACCTTGTCCGTTATAATAGTTGGAATTATACTCTTTCCAACTATCTTCATCTTCTGTGGTTTCGGGCAACCACTCCTTTAGTAGTTTTATCATTTCTATGACAAACCTTGGGTCGTGTAGTCCTCCCGTTTTTTTAAGATAATAGAAAAAGAAAGATTCTTTTTTTATACTCATTTTTTCACCTCACATAAAGGGAAAACTCTCATACTACTTATAAACCCTGCTTTTGTATATTTGTCTTTATAATCTGCTGCGAATACTTTTGCTTCTTCTTTGGTTTCAAAAACTCCAAAGTATCTATGAAGTCCCTCTACACCTTCATATTTGTTATAAAGTCCCACTATCCACTTATGAGAATGTTCTGGGTAGGTGTCGTTTTCATCAATCCAGTCGTAGTATGCGTCCTTATTCATCACTCATTCTCTCCAAACCCATCAAAGTATTCAGTAAAAAAGTTAAAACTCAAACCAACCTTACCAACTTGAAAATCTACTCCAAGAAAAGAAGTAGAAGTGAAAAATGAGAGTAGGATGTGTAATCCACCATTACTATGAACTAAAGCACTGGGATTTTCATAATTCACCCACAGAAGTGAATGATTTTTGAGAATACCAAACTGCCAAGTATGTGAGGTTTCACCATTATCCCATATTTTCTTATCGTATTGAAAGAGTTTCACTGTGGGTCTCCAATAAGTCCAGTAGGTCCAAAAGTATCAAATGTAGTATCTTCCATCCACTCCCTCAAATCAACAATCTCATACCAGTCATATCTATACTTTGTTTTTGATAATAGTTCTTCCCATTTTTCTTGTGCTTCCTCTTTAGTTTCATAACAAGCAATCCAATCACCAGTATAAGCAGAAGGGTAATAGTTGTCCCCAGCAATCAAAAGATAAGGTTTCATAGCAACTCCATTTTACATTTACCATTCACATCATAAACCACTTTGACTTGATAATCTACTGACATATCTGCTCTCCACATAGCATCTTTGAACTCTTGTGTTTCTTTTTCTGGGTATTTGGGAACAAGTTTGAAGTTCTCATCATACTCATTACAATTTACATCACCAAGATAATGGAGATTTAGATAACGACGGAGTTGTTGTCTTTGTTCGTGGTCAAGTTGAATTCTTACAAATGTGATGAATTCGTTTGATACTGGGAGTTCTTCAGTCATTCTTCATCCTCCTCTTCATCACCTTCCCAGTCAATCTCAACGGTTTCAAACTGTTCTACATTAGTGTAAGGCATAGGATTTGCAGGTCCTCCCATCTCATAATGGATTTTATCAAACAATTCATTAAGCACTAAACTCTCAAATCCTTCTTGGTCTGGATAATCCTCCCAGTCCTCAAACATTTCAGTTGTGGGAGCAACTGTGAGAGTTCGGGTGTATGTAACTGTGATTGCTTTGAGTTGGATTTTAGTCATTTCAGTTCAAAATACCAAGAGTGTAAAGTTGTCGTTCAATCCTCTCACTTGGAGAACCAGTAAAGGCACCAACAAGTTCAGGATTTAGGTAATCAAGTTTTTGAGCAAGTTCCCAACATTTCTCAATTTCTTGTTGATACTCTTTGAGAAGTTCTTCTTGTTCAATCATTCTTCATCCTCACAAGGGAACATTTCGTTGTATGCTTCATCAGTCAACACAAGATACTCTACATTTTCAGCATCTTTGTGGTCTTCGTAATACACACTACGGTAATGATTGAAGTCGTTGAGGTCTGTGCTGCCGTATTCTACGACACCATCAACAAGGCAAAGGTAGTTCATCGCATTTCAGTCAGGACTTCAATAAAATCAATAATACAATCTTTGGGAATGTGAAGAGTTTGTCCCGTTTTTGTTTCTTGAATACCGTGTGTTTCATAAGAAGAAACCTCAATACAACCTTCACCATCATCAGTAAATTGGTAAAACCAACCATCTTCGTGGTGAATACGGATTTCTTTGGTGATTTGGTAAGTCATCAGCAGTCCTCTGTGTGTATGAGAGTATTATAGACCAAAAAGGGCACCTGTGGAGATGCCCTGTGCCAGTTTCTCAACTGACCCTTTCCAGTTTAGCAAGTGGTTCAGTTCCCCATTTCATAGGTAAATCAAAATCCACAGTGATAGGCATCTCATTTCTGGAAACATTTTCATTCTCAATAATGCCCTGTTCTACTGCCCTTTCCACAGAAAGTTTCCTACGAATGACCCGATGAAGGTCATAAAGAATACCATTACTTTCTGGAAGGTTTGGATGTCCTACTCCAAGTGAGGAAGCACCACCATCAATACCATCAATCATATGTTTGGATAGAATTGCTCCAATAATTTTCATATCCTGATGAAATTCCTCATAATCAATTGGTTTTTGAAGAGGTAGATTATCTTGAATTTCTCTCCACTGACCAAGTTGAACTCTTTGAAGCAAATCAGTAGCATCTACAAGTGCTCGTGCCTGCTTTTCAGTGATGGTGAGATTGTAGGTTTTCATTGATTTTCAATAATGATTTTGATTTGTTTGAGGTCTTCTATTCGTTGTTTAGTAAGGTCGTATTGTTCAGTATACCAATCAAGATTATTGTTCTCATAATTGGTTTCCTCTCTGATGTCCCATTCAAGACATTGTAGGTGTCCTTCTTGGTCTTGTATGAAGTAGTTGAGAGTATCAAGGAGTGACATTTTCAGGAACAGGAGGAGGAGGTGTTACTGGTGGCAGTATAGCAGGTTGTGGTGCTACTGTTTGAACTGTAGGTGGTGGAAGTTTGACTGGTTCTGGAGCAACTTGTGGTTGTTGTGCTTGGTCAAGTTTCTTTTCCAACTCCATTACCTTTTGGTCTAATGGACTCAAAGGAACTTCTTTTTGTGAATCTGCAAGTTTCCAACCAGTTGCTCCAGCAGCAAAGATACTTGCGAGAGCAGCAAAGACTGAAATTGTTTTAGAAAAACTCATTTTGGATCAGCAAGTTTGTAAGGGAACTCTTCATCCGACAACTCATAATACAGCAGTCGGGCAAAGATAATATGAGGTTTGTCATTACATTCAATTGCGGAACTGGTTGCCACCGTCCATATAATATCCAGTTCTTTTTTATCAGGTAGTTTCTTTATCATCCAACTACTCTCCAACAAATAGTTGCATTTCCATTATTAACATTTGCAATCTTACGAAATGCTCCATAACTCATATCCATATCAGCGTGAGAATATGGACCTCTATCAGTCACGGTCACATAAACTTGTTTCATATTGTCTTGATTTGTAATCCGAAGTCGTGTTCCAAACTTAAGATAAGGATGGGCTACGGTATGGGCATAAGCATCAAATCTTTTTCCTGATGCAGTTCTCTGACCATCAAAACCATCACCTACTCCATAGTAAGTTGCAATTCCACAAGTCAGTCCAGCAATCAATCCAATCATTCTTTGTCCAACTCCTCATCAAGTTTCAAATCATCAATCAAATTACCTACAAGGTCATCAAGGTCATCAAACATTTCTTTGGTGAATGGAATCAGTTTCTCTTCACCTCTATCAATTCTATCACACATTTCCATCAGGTATTCAAGAAACTCTTTGGGATATGTTTCATCTAGATTGATAGAAGTCCAGAACCAATTATAACATTCTTCATATGGGTCATCATTTTTTAAAAGAGCATAGTCCTTATAGTTTCCACTGATGAGGTCTCTCCACATCTTGAAATTGTTCCAGATTTCTCTCCAACCAGTCTGAAAGCAGTGTCCAAAATAATACTCAAACCAGTTCAGTTTCGTCTTCATCTATCTCTTCCAATCGTTCCCAGTTCCAAGTGTACTCAATAAAACCAATATCAAATCCAAATTTATATGCCCAGAAAATAATACTCAAAAGACTACCAGTTCCAGATTTGATTTGAATGTAAGGCCAACCAGGAAAGTCATTCCAAGAAATCGATGCCTGAAGAAGTGCCCAACGGTCTGTAAAAAATAGTTGTATATACCACTCGTGCCCAAAGTCTTCACGATGAGACCATTTAGCAACTTGAAAAAATTTAATTGGTTTCATTTTACAATTTTCCAATGTTCGTTTCCTTCTTTTGGCAACCACATAAAGTATTTACGGTTGATAGAAGCAAGAAAAATAAGATTGTCCTTCTCTTGCTCCACTACACAACCGTGAAGACTATCCATAATATTCACAAACCTGTTTTTTGCTTTTGAAGAAACAGGTTCCACATTTACCATTTTACGTTTCACTTTTGTTGTCATTTGTTCATTTGCAGAGTAGGAACAGGCATACCATTTTCTGTAGGAACATAAATGGTTACATTACCATTCTTGCTACCATCTTCCAGTCCAGTGATATAAAGATATTGAAGATACTCACGATTATCTTTCAGTGAATCACCAATGATTTGGTTTGCTTTTGCAACACCAGTGGCACGAATCACTTCAGCATCGGCAAGTTGTTGTGCAGAATCTTTCTTTGCTTGTGCTTCAAGAACTGCAACTTGACGGGTATATTCTGCTTTCTGAAGTTCTGCTTTACCTGCAAGGGATTGTGCCCATACATTATAGATCGGACCAACAACAGCATTGATAATTACCAGAGAGACGAGGAAAGAAACGCCAATGATACTAGCGTTACGAAGAGTGTTATCAGGTTTCATTTTGAAGAGACTCCAGTGTTTTTGAAAATCATATTAGCAAGAACTACAATAGCAAGATTTTGCCAAATAGTCAAAGAAACATTAAACCAAGACAGAATCAGTCCAAGCAACCATGCTTCAAAGAATAGGAAGACAACTGCAAAAACAATCGCACCAAAAGCAACACCAAGAGCAGTAGAAGTTTTCATATATCAAACCGCAAGGGCACCAGAAGGAATTTCAACAACTGTGGGATAATCATTCTCATTAAGAGCATAACATACCCACTCATCATTCAGAGTGTAGAGATAGGCATACTCTTCACCCTCGGCAAGATAATCATACTTATTTGCATCGTGCCGAGGAGGACAATCATCACCACGATAAGAGTAATAATTAGGACCATACTCAGATGGAGTTCCATCATAATTAAATGGAGTATCAGTCCAGCAAGAACTCATATCACCACCATCAATCAGTTCTGCAACTTTCTCTCTGGTATTGTAGTGAGTATTCAGAATACGACCCAACCAAGAAGGCATCCCGTCCCAATGATGATACACAGAGAGAACAGACTCATCAGAAAGTTGGATTCCAATTCGAGAACGTGTTGCCATAGATTTCCGTTGATTACCTTTGTATTATAGCAGGTCTGCAAGGGCATTGGAGGTATTGTGTGCCAGTTCAGAAACTAGCACAGTTTCTTGTATCCGTTTTTCAGCAACTTGATAATACTCAGAATCCATTTCAATACCAATAAAATTTCTTTTACAACGAACTGCAGCAACACCAGTAGACCCACTTCCCATTGTATTGTCCAACACGGTGTCACCTTCATTGGTGTATGTTTTAATCAAGTATTCCATCAATTCTACTGGTTTCTGTGTTGGATGCAATCCCTTCTCTTGCTTAAACTTAAGTATCGTTTTGGGATATCTTGACCCATCTGGATTGTCACGATGCTTGCTCTGTGCTTTACCATAAACCTCACCAATCTTGCTGGTCTCTGATGAGAAACCAGAATAAGGAGTTGAATACCACATTTGAGGATTATATGTGGGTTTGGTGCGATAAAAAACCAAAATATTTTCATGTGATTTCAAAGGCATCACCTTTGCGTTCATAGGATTAGTTCCTTGTGGTTTTTCCCAAATCCATTCATACCTAAAGTTTTCTATGTTAGAAGCAGCAAGAATCGTTGTAAATGGTTGAGCGGCAGTGAATACCATCGCCCCATTCTTTTTACAAATTCTATGATACTGTTCCCACAACTTATTCAAAGGAATAATACTATCCCATTTACAAGCAGTTGTGCCATACGGTAAATCTACCAAAACCATATCTACAGAATTATCTGCAAGTGTTGGTAGAATTTCCAAACAATCACCCAATAGTAATGTCATGTATTTCTTCGCAGTAATCTAATTTAACAGTTGTCCAAAGTTGATCAGAGTTAGATCTGATAATTTTAGCATTAAATACTTCGGAAGAACATTTCCATCCAACAAGTTGACCAATATTTGTTTGTTTTCCATAGGTTTCTTCCCAGAGTTGATTATGATAATCAAGAATATCTGACTTAATTACAATGAAATAATAACGTTTGATTCCTTTTTTCCATTCATCCTTTTCAGTACCCAAACAAAAAATATAATCCTCTTTTTTTATACTCAAGAAATTGAGTTTATCTTGAATTGTTTTGTGTTTAGTCAATCGTGATCCACTAATTTCAACAATATTTTTAATTACATTTCCTCCCTTATTGCCAATACGAATACCTTCGTCTGTAGTTTGATCAAGTCCACTTTTATGATTGAAGTCTGGTTTCCAATCACTACCAAAACCCGCCTGTTTTAATGCCCAACAAAGATTTTCTTCCCAGAGTTCTGCTTTACATTGAGCACTATAAAGTTCGTGATGCTTAGTGAGACGTTCTTTAATGAAAGGAACAAGAGATTCAAACATTGATTTTTTTGTTTATCTAGTAATCATAGCACCTCTCAGTGCCCCTGAAGCAAAAAAAGGACACTTGATAAAGTGTCCTCCAGTACAAGTTTTGGATCAGAAGGAAACTTACAAACCCCCTTCACTCATTTTAGGTCAGACTAAAGCAGTCTGACGAGTGAATGCAACAATTTTGTTTGCGTTTGTTTTTTGTCCCGTCAACAGATACAACATAAACCCCAGTCGATTCTAATTTATCCCCAAGAAATGGAGATAATCGGTACTGCCCCGATGTCCTGGAATATAGAGGTCACATCCTCTTGAACTTATTATATAGTATCAAAGAATCTGATTTTTGTAAAGTGGAAGATAGGAGACTCGAACTCCTAACCTTAGCCTTGCAAAGACTCTGCTCTACCAATTGAGCTAATCCCCCATTTTGGTGGCGGGGGGTGGAATCGAACCACCAACCTGAAGCTTATGAGATTTCTGTGCAACCGTTACACTTCCCCACGATATTTGGATAATTTATATCCAACTCCCCCGGCAAGATTCGAACTTGCGACAAATCGGTTAACAGCCGACGACTCTACCGCTGAGCTACAGGGGAATAAGAATGTCAAGTATTCATTAAATACTCAACAGTATTTGCTACGTCATTCATAGCATCTCGTAAATCTTCTCTTTGTCCTGATTCTTGTTTAACAATTGGACGAGAATCTTCACATAAAGTCCATCTCCATTGCTTCATTTCTTTACAGTACCAAAGATTAATTTTCATTCTTATTGTATTCGATTTTAATCCAATTCAGAAGTGAATTTAACTCCATTCTTTTTTCTTCAGTAAAATCAAATTTTTTATTGAAAAGATAAAAGTCCAGTGCTTCAATTACAACTTCTCTATCTCTTTGTGAAATTAAGGACATAATGAATTTGTAGTATTTGGAGATATTTAGTTCTCCAAGTCGGGATGACAGGATTTGAACCTGCAACATCTTGAACCCAAATCAAGCACTCTACCAAGTTGAGCTACATCCCGTGGTGGGTGATGAGGGATTCGAACCCCCGACTGTCTCGGTGTAAACGAGAAACTCTACCACTGAGTTAATCACCCTGGAGCGAAATAGGAGATTCGAACTCCTGACGTTCTGCTTGGAAGGCAGACATTCTACCGCTGAATTAATTTCGCATTATTTGATTGTAAGACAGAATCGAAATTCTGTCAAGCCCCCGACAAGATTTGAACTTGCAACCTTCTCATTACAAGTGAGATGCACTACCATTGTGCTACAAGGGCATTATGCTTCATAAGAAGCAACGGAAGGTGGGAGAGTCGAACTCCCAAGGGCTTTAACACCTCAACGCTTTTCAAGAGCGGTTCCGTCACCAATCGGATTGACCTTCCTTATAATCTATCTTTAAAGGGTGTTATCACCCTATTTTATCATTTAGAACTTACAAAAGTGTTGATTTTCTCTGCAAGTTGCTCAATATACTCATATGTAGGAAAATCTGGATAATCCATCTTAACCGTATTCATAGAATTTTCATTCCAACAACGGGCAGTATCATATTCAATGCTAAACTTATCGTTAGCAAATGCATATGCTTGCTTAAAAATCTCAAATCGTAGTTCGTAAGGTGACATTCTTTTACTCCTGTGTGTTTGTGTGTTTGATGGATTAAGTGTGATATATCTCATAAGGATATAACAGGGACTTAACCTCTATCAATAGTATATATGACTTTCTAAGGAAAGTCAACGTCCTCTGCAAGATTCGAACTTGCGACTTCTTGGTTCGTAGCCAAGCACTCTATTCCACTGAGTTAAGAGGACAAGGCACAGGATAGAAGATTTGAACTTCTACTAAAAGTTTTGGAGACTCTCGTGCTACCAATTACACCAATCCTGCTAGGTGCCCGATACAGGACTCGAACCTGTAAAACCTTGCTTCTAAGGCAAGTATGTATACCAATTCCATCAATCGGGCATAGTTCCAGAACTAGGATTCGAACCTAGACGTACACCTTCAAAGGGTGCTGACCTGCCAGTTAGTCGATTCTGGATTAGGAGTTCAGGGTGGGATTTGAACCCACGATAAGAAGTTTTGCAGACTTCCGCATTTGACCACTCTGCCACCTGAACATTTGAACTATCTGGAATTTCCAGATAGTTAAGAGCCCAATAACAGAATTGAACTGTTCTCTGCAGTTTACTAAACTGCTGCATCACCACAATGCTTATCGGGCGGGATTTGATAATACTCTACCTTTTCTAAACCCTTCTGGAATATCTTGATTTTTATCTATTCGATAAGAACCTTCTTTTGTTCCATCAGTAATCCACATTTTACCATACATAGAATTTTTTTCTCCTTGTTGATGTCCTATTCTCTGTAATGTCTTTTTTTTCTTTTCAATAGCATCAGGAGTGCAAGCCAACAATCTTGCATTAGGAGACATTTTTCTCAATAATTCTATTTGTTTTATTTTGAATTCTGGGTCATTCCACCTTTCCTTAAGAAGTTTACTACTAACATCTTTAGATAATTGGGAGTGGGGTCTATTTCTATTACTTTCCGCAATAAGTTTGGAAATAATTTCTTTTTTTGGTAAATATTTTACCAACCCCCTCCAAGCCAATTCATCTTCTACTTTACCCCACAATCTCCAATTACAATAATGAAACATTGCGTGTTGAGTAATACTCAATTCGATTAAGTTTTCTGTAGAATCAGAACCTCCCATATGTTTTGGTATAATATGATGATGATGTTTCATTTTAAAAATTGAACCCTAATAACATTATTTATTAGAATTCAATGTGTCGTATGAGAATTGAACCCATCTAGGTAGTTCCACAAACTACTGCCTTAACCACTAGGCTAACGACACAAGGCAGTGGGTAGAATTGAACTACCGACATAGAGGGTATGAATCTCTTGTTCTACCACTGAACTACACTGCCAACGGAGAGTAGAGGATTCGAACCTCTGGTGCTGTTACACACAAGACCTTTCCAAGATCTCACCATAAACCACTCGGACAACTCTCCAACGGAAGTGGTTGGATTTGAACCAACGGTGCCAATTACTTGACACGGAATCTTAGCAGGATTCTGCGATAAGCCACTCTGCCACACTTCCTTAATGTTGTCTTGAAGCATCCTAAGTGCGATTTAAGTTGCTTCAAGACAACAATGGAACCGACAAGATTTGAACTTGTGACCGCTCGGTTATCAGCCGAGTGCTCTACCACTGAGCTACGATTCCATCAAGGTAGGAGTCGATATCAACAACCTACCAGTTTCAGTTTTCGGACTGAAAAACCTATCACTAACCAACCAAAGTTTCATAACGGAGGAAGTGAATCTCCGTGACCATAAAGGTCAAGTGGGAACAGTCGGATTCGAACCGACAACACCAAGGTCTTCAGCCCTGTGCTCTACCAGTTGGAGCTATGTTCCCAAGGTAGTCCCAACGGGATTCGAACCCGTATGCCCAGATTGAAAATCTGGTATCCTAACCCTTAGATGATGGGACCACGCAGAGTAATCTAAAATAATGTTAGATTACCTGGAATATGGAGATAAATCTCCAACGACCCCTAGGGGATTCGAACCCCTGACTTTCTGCTAGACAGGCAGACACTCTAACCGCTGAGTTAAGAGGCCAAGGTGAGAGAGGAGGGAATTGAACCCCCGATGGTTCTTATGTAACGGTTTTACAGACCGCAGCCACACATATTGCCAGCAGTAGCCACTCTCCCACGATGGGACATCTCGGATTCGAACCGAGGACTAACCGGTTAAAAGCCGGATACTCTACCGCTGAGTTAATGTCCCAATAATGTGGTAATTATTCAGTTGTCAAGGTGCTGGTGGTCTCTCAACCACCCCTTAAGAATACCACGGAACCCGTTGCGGGGCAAGTGGTTTGTGCCAGTTCCAGAAGTGGTCCCAGGCACTTGGGGTCTCGTTCCCCCACCGACTCAAGTAATATACCAGGGTTTGGACCCCAGCGGAAAATGATACGACCAGTTGAACAAGTGGCACAAGGCATAAAAAAAGAGGGAGAACCTTTTGGATTCTCCCTCTTGATTGCTTTTATGGTTTGTTCTTTTAACTTTGACTTACCATATTCGCAACCAAGAGGGATTCGCCCATAAACCAGCAGGTAATGGGACGATAATCACTCTTAGATTGTGTATGAAGGTAAGTCATTGTTTTAATATCGTATGTGTTTATTTATAAAATCAAGAGTCTGCTTTTTCTTCTTTTCTTGAATTTTTTGTTTCTGAGATTTCTGCTCTACGAACTTTGGCAAGTTTTGCAATTTCTTGAAGTGCTTTTCTTGCTCTAGTTCCAGCAGAACCATTTCCATTCTCAAACTTTTCATCTTCTTGTTTCCAAGTTTCAAAAGCAGAGGCAATTTGATTTACAGTATCAGACATAATTTCTATAAAAAATAAAATAATTATTATTTATATATGTAATTTTAAATTATTAGTTTAAAATTGTCAAATTCTCAGTCTTGAATATAAGAATCAACGATGGCATCAACCCATCCTTCACTCATATTTGCCATAATTGCAGTTGCTGCTTCTTGAGTCTCTGCATAACCTTCATCAATGAGGTGTGCGAGAACTAAATCATAAAGGTCAAAACCTTCTTCTTGCTTACCTTTACGAATAATCTCTCTTGAGAGTCTTGCCTTTGCTTTTGGTTTTTCTTCTTCTCTGCCCTGTCTTGGATATGTAACTGCTTGTGGTTCACCAGCACCTTTGACGACACGAGTAACTTCAGCAGCATGACGGCTTCCGTACTCTCTTGCCATTTGACCAGTCATTCTCTTAGCATAAGGTTTTTCACGGTTCATTCTTTGAGAAACAGTTTCTTCTTCTCCACCCTTTCTCTTGAGTGTTGAAGTTGGGGTTGCTCTGTCTTTCCAATCTTTGAACTTCTCTTCAGGACCATAACCTGGTTTGTCCTTTCCTGCTTCTGCCTTTTTCTTTGCTGCTTTTGCAGCATCTGCTCTAACTTCTGCTTGAGTTGGATTTGCACGATAGGGTTTTACACCAGGTGCTCTTTCCTCTTGAAGATAAGGTGAAGTGTAAGGCCAACGATTCATCACATTGTGCTCTTCTGAAGCAGCTTCTGTAAGAATTTGTTGAGAAAGTTCGGAAATGTTCTGAAGGTCCTTATAGTTCATTGATCCAAAAATTGTGTTTTATATACTTTTATTTATAAAACTGAATTTAAATCATAATTTGTAACCAAAAGTTCAGTCTTTACATTATCCTGAGTTCCTTTTTCACCACGATGAACCATAGAGTATCTAAGTTTCCATTCATTTAAATTATACTCTTTATAACGATTCAATAACCAATCATTTAGATTGTAAGTAATCATAAAACGGTGCGGACACGCATCCACATCGTCTGCAAATCTTTCGTGAGAGAATGATGAGTGTAGTTTTCTCCCTGTTCCATACAGGAAATCTTTAATATCATAAGGAGGGTCAAGAAAGACAAATACTTCCTCACCAGGGTCATTCATTACCTCGGCATAATCAATGTTCGTAATCTTCCAATTCTTAATGATATAAGAATACTTTGGAAGTTTATCAATTCCAACCAAAGAGAAGTTGGAACGTGATGCTTGAACTGAGAAAGTAGAATTTTCAGTCAAACCTGAATAAGAACACTTATTTAAAATAAAGAAAGCAATTGCTTGTTCAAAAGGTTCCAGAGTTTCAATGTCACTCTGATACCTATTAAACAAGTCTTTATGTGCCTCATCGTCACCATTCACTTCTTCTTTGATTGCTCTCAACTTCTCAGATAATGTTTGACCATTATCTCTTAGTTGAATCCAAAAGTTATACAAGTAATAATACTTGTCGTTGACCCAGATGGGAACTTTTGGATAGTTTTGTGATACCATTAAAGAAATGCTTCCACCACCCAAGAATGGTTCTCTGAATTCTTTGAAGTCAGTAGGAAACCAAGGAGCAAGAGTTTTAAGTGCTTTACTCTTTCCTCCGGGGTAACGGAGCATTGTCTTTAATGGAAATTGTTTCATTTAGTCTATTGTGCTTGTTCCCAAATGTATTTTAGCAGAGTTTTGCTCTCAGGTACAACATTAACTTCTTCTACATCATTTATGCCATCATAAATCATTGTAATATCTTCCTGAGAAACTGAGAAAGTAATTCTCGATTTACCTTCAGTAAAGTTTTTAGAAAACAGAAGTTTTGCGTCAAGAACGGCAAGTCGGTGAGTCCAAGGATCAATCAAAACAAACCATTCGGACCTAGTTTTGAACTCAGAAACTCCCGACTGAGTTTTTTTGAAATCCCAAGTTTTTGATTTGATCAACCAAGATTTCTTTTCTTGGGGTTCCAAACCAAATTTTTTCGTTTTTGCATCCCAAAGATGTTTTGTGCGATAAAGACCATCTGGGTCATTTTTTTCTTTCTTTTCTGATGCTTTAATATCAATATATTTTGAGAAGGTTTCAATGAATCCAAATTCAATTGATTCACCCCTAGCAAAACAATCAATCCCTTCATTTAGGGGATACATCGCAGCAACTTTATTTGCTTGAATGAAGAATTTTTTATATTCCTCAGAGGGAATAGTTTTCAAATCGGAAATAAACTGTTCAATCATAATACTAATAACTGAAATAATGTGTGTTTGCCCTTTCGGGCAAGTGCGAGTAGGGAGACTTGAACTCCCACGGGCAATGCCCAACAGATTTTCTTACCACTATAGTTTTCACTACCCTTTCGGTTTGTGGTCTGGACTATACCTTCACCATACCTTTCAGTTTAGGTGTTCCCCGTCTAGTCTCTACACGTTTTGCATTTTCTAGATAATTCCAACCCTCTCTAGAAGCACATTGGGTAGCCGTTGTCTTTCCAACTGTCTTGCAACTTCGCTCGGTATTGCCATTTTACAGGTTTCACCGAATTTGAGGAATTACACTCATAAGATTTCTCAAATGAGGCTCAATTTTCATAAGTCTGGTGTGTCTACCGATTCCACCATACTCGCTTGGTAGGACTGCAGAGAATTGAACTCTGTTCACACCGTTATAAGCAGTGGGCTTTAACCAATAAGCAACAGTCCCTTATAAGACAATCATAGCAGAGTGTGCTTTGATTGTCAAGTGCTCGTTGTCGGTTACGATCCGACCTTCTATCGTTTATGAGACGATTGCATTCCCAGATTGCTAAACGAGCGTGATTAGACCTTCATGTATTTTACGATGACAATTTGAACATACTAAAATACATTTAGAAATTTCTTCTTCAATTTTTTGCCAAGAATTTCCTTGTATCATTTGAGACACACCCTTTTCTTTTACACTTGGATCTAAATGATGATAGTCCATACAACACGAGGGATGATATTCTCCACAAGCAGAACAAGAAATATTTTCTTTTAAATTAGTTAAATTTTCTTTGTTTTGTTTTGCTCGATTTTGCCTGTTGGCATAATGCCTTGCTTTGTACTCGGGGTCATTTTTAAGTTTGTCTTTCAACCAATTGCGTTGATACTCTCGTATTATATCACAATCAGCAGAAGTTTTTCTTTTTCTAGGCATATTAAATTGTAAATAACTCATAACTATTTATATAAATTATGAGTTATTCGCTATTCGCAAATAACGAATAGCAATACGAGTGCCTGGATTCGAACCAGGTCAAAGCCGCTAATCTGGCGGAAAGAGTTTATAAGACTCCTCTGACTACCAAGTCTCACTCGCTTGAACCAGATCAATTATAGAGGATCTGGAACTCTTTGTCAAACAGAAATCAAAGTCCCATCTTTACGAAATTGAGAAATAAGTTTCCCAACACTATCAGTAACTTTAACCTGTTCTTTCACCAAAGTCAAGTCATTGCACTTGAAGACATAAACTTGCTCTGGTTTGTAAGTATAAGCAATACCTACCTGATTTTCAGCATAATCAAACTGAATCTTTGCGATAGCAGAAGAATCAGTAAATTCAAGAACTTCCATCTGTCTCTCTCGATTACCTAGTAATCATACCACGGATGCTGCTGCGTGGCAAGGGGAGTGGACGGTTTGAGAAGTGTCAGTCCTTAATAATTGTACTGAACCAAGTCTCACTCATACCCTCAATGATTTTATTTGCAGATTCATTATCATCTGCATAACCCTCTGAGATGAGATGCTCTATAAGTTGTGAATGAATCTTATAGGTTTCCTGCAATTCTCTTGGTGTTGGTTTCATCTAACTACTTTTTTCTTTTATTTATTTCTTTTATCCACTCATCTGGTATTTTACCGTGAGTATCAACAAAAGCATTGTGTAGTTGTTTTGCAGTCATCTTATGCTTTTTCATAATCTTACGCATCAATTTATCAATTGAATCATAAGAAGTATCATTCAGTTTTTTTAATCCACTTTCAAGTTCATTGACTGCATTATCTACACAACCGCAATGCTCACTCATAAACTCTTGAAAGGTTTTCATTTTTTACTTTTATTTATTGAGAAACCCTCGCATACCAGTTGCTTTTACAAATGATTCAAGTCCTTTGTTAATTGGACGCACTTTGATGTAAATTTCTTCAGGAACTTCACCAAAGTATCCTTGCAACCAAGGACACAACCACACGGGAAGACACATCGTTGTATCAGTATAAGTTGTACCTTCTTCATCAGACACTTCTTTCACGAGAAGAGTATCACAATTATCAGGTTCTTGGAGGAAAAGAGAAATCTCAACTTCATCACCTTCAATTGGATACTTTCCAGTTTTGAAGTAGCAATGTTCGTCAATTGCTTCTTCAGTTCCATTCATCAAAAGTTCTTCAACAGTATCATTGTGTGGATGATTGAAGTGATAAAGATTGTCGTCTCGTTTGATTGCTACAACTGTAAGTTCCATAATAGTCTTGTGTTTCCAATAGTATAGCACAAAAAAAGGTGCCTATGGGGCACCTTGGGACAGTTTGGCAAGTGGTCTTATTTTTTTCTAAATCTATGATTGACAATTTTTCCAGTTTCTAATGGATTTTTGTAAAATACATCATAAGAATCCTTTCCATTATTATAATCTTGTTTTCCTGCCATTTGAATTCTTTTTATTTGAATATCATATTTAATTTCTCTATCTCTTTTTTTTTCAGTTTGTCTTCCTTTTCTCAAATTAGATTGACTTTGACTCAGTTTTCTTATTTGCTGATTCATTAATTCACCAGGCATTTGCTTAAATTCTTCATCAACGGCTCCCGTCATCAATCCAGTTTTTGCAGACCTTTCAGTGCTTCTTTTGCCGAATGCTTTCTTATAAAGTTTTGCTCTTTTTGCTTCACCAGTTTTCATATCTTCACCAGACATAACAGCAGTTGGTTTTCCAACAACAGTATCACCTTTCTGTGCTCCTGCTTTCTTTAAATGTTTTGGAGTATCTTTAAGTGCTTGAATAAAGTTTCTTCCTCTTTCCATTTGTTGATGTTTATCACCTTTTCCAACTTCACTATCTCGGTGCATAATATCTACGGTATGGACTTTTCCTGTTTTATTTGCACCTGTTTTTGTCATTTGCTTTTTCAAGTCTTTCACTCTTCTTACACTTTCACTTGAAGGTGCAGTTTTGAGTTTAGTCATTCCAGATGGAGTTCTTCCTGCTGGTTTGAACTTCTTAATTAGTTGCTCACCTTTTGCTGCTTTTCTTGCTGATGAATGAGTGCGGATAAAATGGTCTTGTTCTGTGCTTCCATAATCATCTTCAGTATCTTCACTATCATAAGTTTTATAATCTTTGGACTTTGTTCTCAAATCTTTTGTTGAAAATTTTCCAGTTCCTTTAAGACCTGCTTTCTTTGCAATAGCAGCAGTGGTTCTTTCTTGACGAGTCATATCAGCACCACGACCTCTTGCGAGAGTTGCTCTACCTCTACTTCTTTCACCCATTGAACTTTCTTCAAGTTCTTGCATTATTTCCAAAACTTCTTTAATGGATCCCACCATTACTCCAGTTTTTTCACTTCTTTTAGAAGCACGAGAGCCTAAAATCTTACCATAAAGTTTTCCTCTTTTTTCTGCACCAGTTTTTTTATCCTCATCTGGCAATACAGCAGCTGGTTTCCCCGTAACTATTTCATCTTTTTTTGCTCCTGCTGATTTTAGATGTTTAGGAATATCTTTAACACCTTTAACTAAATTTCTTCCTAAAGGCATTCTACCTTTATTTTGATTTTTTTCTCTAAAAGCATCATCTGGCATAATACTTACATCGTGAACTTTTCCTCGTTTATCTCCACCCGAACGAGTAATTGCTTTTCTAAAATCTTTTGCTTTTCTTACACTATCTGCGGATGGATGATATTTAAATTTTACCTTTCCATCTTTAATACCAGCAAATTCTTTTTTATTAATAACTTCTAAATCCGGTGATGTTGCTGCACTTCTTGGAGATGCGTGAGTTGTGATGTAATGACTTACCTTTGTGCTGCCTTTATCTCCATAACCATCAGGGTTACTGGTTGTATATAATCTTGATGGGGTTCTCAAATCTTTAGTGGAATACTTACCAGTTCCTTTAAGTCCTGCTTTCTTTGCAATAGCAGCAGTGGTTCTTTCACTTTTATCCATATCAGCACCTCTGCCTCTTGCGAGTGTGACATTTCCTCTTGTTCTTCTGCCACTTCTTTCACCCATTGAACTTTCTTCAAGTTCAACTTCTTCTTTCACACAACGATTATAAGTCTTTCCAAAGAGTTTTTGTGTGCCTTTCTTCTTATATCCAGGCCAACACTTCTTTGCTTCTGAAATAAACTCTTGATAGGTTTTCATTTTTTCTCCTTGGGAGTACGAATCATTGTATCTGCACCAGCAATTTTATCCAAAGATGTGCGGTCTCGATAACCTAGATCTCTATACATCTTATCTAATTTTTCTTTATATCCTGGTTTTGCAACTGGGGTCAAAGAAACATTTTTACCAATCTTATCTGCATATTTATGAAGTCCTTTAAATGTTCTTTTTGCAATTCCTTTGCCTCTTTGATTCTCTGGAACTTCAATGTTATCTACACGAATATCACCAGAACTTGTAGTATGAACAACATACTTCATTCCTGGTGTTCTTCCTTTTGTTTTTCTTTGAATCGTTTCTAGGGCATCAGGTTTTGGTGCCTTTGCTTCTTCTAGGAACTGCCTAAAGGTCTTCATCTTCTTCCTAGGTATTCTGCGTTTCTTCTTCTAGATGCAACTCGATATGCTGGTGTCAGATGCCCTACTTCTGGTTTCTTTTCACCTTTGACTTTCTTAACTCCTCTTGCTGCTCCTGCACCTGGTCTATCTTGCCAACTTGCAGCGCCTCCGTGTGCGTGTCTCCTATAATTATATTCGCTCCCTCCACTACCACCTTGTTTAAATCTTCCTCCTGATACTGTTGGGTTAATAGCCTTATCGGTATGAGTTTCTGTTTTTGATGGAGTTACAATCCATTTTTTGCCACTACCTTCTGGTGCTCGTCTAGCTGAACCTGGAGTACTATATGTTCTGGTGCGGTCAATTGTAAGAGGAGTTTTTGTTCTTCCTTTAACTTTATCCTCTTTACGCATCTCAATAAGATATGCTTCTTCTATAAACTCTCTGAAAGTTTTCATATGCTTATGGTTTTCTTTTATTTATTTCCCTTTTCTTTTCTAAGTCTTTGTTTATGTGCTGCAGCAAGCAATCCTTTATGTCCAACGTGTGCAATATCTCTTGTTTTTCCTTCTAATTCGTGTGCTCCACCTGCTCTATGAAGAATACCTCTTCTGCTTCTACTCTCTGGAGTTTTATTAGTTACTGCTCCCATTATATTTTTAGGATGATGCCCGTGATATACTCCTTGTGCTGCATCTTTTTTCACCCTTTCCTGCCACTCAGCATCAGTCATAGATGCTTTTAATTTTGAAGAATAATGTAATGGAGTAATATGATGTGTGTCAAGTCCTGCTCTTTTTAATTTATTTGCTTTTTTTGTTGCTGATTTCTTATCTTCATCGGAACTTAAAGTTGCAATTCTTTCTGCTCTTACTTGTCTTTCCTTAACACCACCCTCTTTTGGTTTTAATCTCCACTTTGGGTTTTCACTACTATTAGCATTATTTGCATAATATCCTGATGGGATTCCACCGTGATGCTTTTCAAGTTCTGCACGACTTGAAAATGTTGGTTGTCTTGCTTCAATTAAATATGCTTCTTCTACAAACTCTTTGAATGTTTTCTTCTTTACATTTCTTGCGACAACTCTTCCGTGGTCTAAGTTTCTTTCTGCTTCTCCTCTCTTCTTTGCCCACATTTGCATAAGAGCAGTTCCTGGTGCTTCAATATTTCCTGTTCTTACAAAATCTTTTGGTGATTGAGCAGCAGATGCAGCCATTGTTGCTGCTAAAAATGCATTGGCAATTTTCTCTCTTTTCTTTGCCTCATCAAGCATTTGAATACAAAAAAACCTCTGACTATTTATCAGAGGTCAAAATCAATCACCTTTACCCTCAAGAGTTTTAACAAGAAGTGCAGTAAAAAGTTCCATTTTTTCTGGATGGACTGCTGCTGGGTTTTGATTGATTACATTTTTAAGTGCAACTAACTCATTCCACTCATCATTAGAAAGTTGTGAATTGAAATTCTCCGAATAAGTCATACTAGCCTCAATTGATGAGCATATCCTAACATACTATCTAGACAATCACTGATTCCTTAATATTGTCTTCAGGTTTCTGTAAAGTCTTGTAAAGTTTTGATATCCTCTTCAAGTTCCTTTTCTTGCTTCTTATCGTGATAATAAGACCACAAAGCATTATGCACGTCCATAAGATTATCAATCCAGAAACCAGCAGGATAGATTCCAAGTTTATCTTGTAGACCACGATGACTGGTTCCTTCTTGTTCTGCTTTGCACATAATTGTGCAAATTGCATCAACCATATCTAGTTTATCTTCTTCAGAAAGCATAAAATACTTTCCTACTGCTCGTTCCTTTGCTTCCTTATGAGACTTCTGCAATTGCTTACAAGCATCAGAGTCCCACCACTCTTGCATTGCTTTTCCGAATTCATTTGGTTGTTTTTCACTCATCTTCTTTTCCAAAAAATGTTCCAAAGAAACCACTACTTCCTGGTTTACGATTTTCTAGTTTATCCAAAAGGGCATCAGTATTTTGTAGAGTTTGAATGCGAGAAATCATATCCGCAATGACACTGCAAACCATTGGACGTTCTTGACGAGCAGCATATGCTAATGCATTCCTAAGAGATGCTTCTGCTTCTTTGAGAGATTCTTCAACTGATTGTGATAGTGCCATTCAACATTGCTCCATTTTAATTTCTTTAGTCACTTTACAGATGGTATAAGAACCATCTCCATTATCTACCCACTCAATTTGATCCCCTTCTTTAAGATTTGCTGCCTCTAGCAGATCATCAGGGAAAGTAATAAAGTATTCACCACTTGGACCATCAACTTCAATGGGAAGTTGCCACTTGGTTACTTTATCTTTTATTGTATTTTCACCTGGAAAGTTGCTATTGCGATCTTTGCTTAGAAAATCATCATATGCTTGAATATGACCTTTACCATTACCATTCAGAAGAGCAAGAAGATCATAACAACGACCAGTATGATGTTTATGGTAATGATATTGCTCATCTACAACACCTTTGATGACATCATAGATTTCTTGTGGAGATGCCTCACCATTTACTGCATCGTGTACCCAGTTTTCAAGTTGTTCAAGTGAGTACTTTTTGTAATTAAAGTCCATTAATAAAGTCCTCGATTGCTTGTTCCATCATATCACAAGTTTCAAGATGTGTCCAGTTATTGTTCCAATTTTTTAACTGTCCATCCCTTGTGTGTTTTATTTTTTCCACGCCCAACTCTATTCATAGCACTCCTATCCAAATGTGGATATTTTTTACAAAACTCATTCATACTATCAATTATCAATTCAGTCCCATCCTTATGTTTTAAGTAATACTTGATAAGTTTTCTGGAATTTTTCATCTTTAACAAAGTTTCTGGAGTTCTTTTATATTTTCCAGCATCTCGTCTTTTATTTGCTTCACTTATTTTTTTTCTATGTTCTTCTGTAAGATTTTTACCAGAGTGTATCCTACTTAAAAGCATTTTTTGCTCCTCACTCATAATATAACCAGAAGGTCCATCTCCACCACCAGTTTTGTTTCTTAAAATACCAGTCCCTAAATCCTTTCTACCAAACACGGAAATCATATACTTTTCGTGCTTAAATGCCTCTTTTTCAGTTAGATTTTGTTTTAATTTAATTATTTTACCTTTATTTTTTGGTGGATAAACTTCACCCTTTCCTTTTTTATACATTCTATTACCCTTCCCCTTACCAATATAATAAGGTGTGCCATCTTCACGCAAATAAGCGTAAGTGTAGTATTCCATCTGCTTTTTGTTTGTGGTAATAGTATTTATACAAGAAAAGGAGCATTTCTGCTCCCACTCTTTGCTTCTGAATAACCACAAACAAAAGCAATATTATTTATTGGCAAGATAATCTTGAATCGCTTGCTCAATAATAATCTGCACCTCTTTACTAGTAAGATTATTCATAAACTTCCATTTGGGATCATCTGGAGACCAATCTACTGTATAAGACCCATCTTCATTTTGAGTGATTTTTAGAGTATCTTCCATCACATATCAATATGAATATCAGATTCCCAAGATTTCTTTTCAACTTTACGAAGTTTCTTAAGTTCTTTAAAGAGGATACGAATTTGTTGATAAGCATCCTCTGGTGAGATTTTATCTGCAATTTCAAGTCCTGCAATGAGTCCAACTTTATCACCAAATCGTGCGAGTGCCCGTTCATATTCTGTGAGGTCATTGTACATCAGAGATTCTCCTCTTGCTCTGTTTCAATCACACAATCGCTCAGAGGATATGCAACACAAAGCATAGAGAACCCCTCATTCATTTGGTCATCATCAAGGAAGGATTGTTCGGAATTATCCACTTCACCTTCCACAACTTTACCAACGCAAGCAGAGCAAGCACCAGCACGGCAGGACGAAGGAAGGTCGATGCCTGCGTATTCGGCAGCATCAAGAATGTATTGGTCTTCGGGGCATTGAATAGTTTGTTCGGTTCCGTCAGCGGAACGGAGAGTTACATTAAAAGTCATTTGTCTAGAGTATAATTACTTAAATTGTAGGTTACTGGATGAATATTGTCAATCTTTGCTTGTAATCTGTGTTCAACCTCATACAACGAATTTGTCAATTCTATATTTTCTTCTTTTAGTTTGTTGACTTCATTTTCAAGTTGAGTTAAACGTTCATAAACATCATCCATAGGAGTATTCTGTTTAAGACCCCATTTTTTATTAAACCAATAAGAATCACTCATATTACTCCTATTTCTTTAAGATATGCTTGATACCTCATAAACCCACCAACTCTTACTGGTCTTCCCAAACTGTTACAACATTCAATGTAACTATTAAATTCAAACCACGGTGTTGTTGGGTCTAATTGGGGGAATTGGCTCTTTTGTGTGTAGTTGTTTAATGAACTTAGAAAGTTCTGCAGTTTCGTTCCATTCCCAAATTGTTCCATCTTTTTGCGTATAAGTTCTTTTAGTCATATTTTCCTAAAGCAGACACTATTAAAATTACCACAAACCCCCCTTAAAGTCAATTTTGTATGTTGAGAACGAACGTTGACTTTTTCTACGTAATACACAGTATTTTCAAATAAGATTTTTCTTGGATCATCATTGGTCCCCCAATTAATTTGTTCTTGAGTACAACCAATGTAAATTACTTTATCTCCATGTTTAAAGTTTTCCACCTACTGTGCCCTCGTAGGAAACTCCTACATCATTTAGGATACCTTCTTGTTTCCACTTCAAGTATTGTCTTGTTGCCCTAACACAATTATCTTCAGTCAATGAAGTAATAATTGGTCTGCCATCTTTATCGTAACTGTCCCAAGTTCCCCATTTCATTTGCTTTACATAAAAGCAATCATCATAAAGTTGTTCCACTTTTAACTTCATCAACTTGAATATAAATTTCTGTGCTGTCATTCCAATGACGAATTACACCAGCACATATGAATAAATTAGTAATCAAATAGGTTGCGAACAGAATTGTTCTAATTAGTGCAATCTTATCTGCCTCTTTATTGTTTTTTCCTACTTTTTCTCCCAGTGCCTTGCACCACAGTCTCCACATTTGTTCCAGGTTTAATGAATAGTTGATAATCTTTTTGTTTGAAATTGCACTTAGAGATGTATTTCTCTGCGTGATTCATATTTTGAAAATAACACTTTTTAGTGTCTTTCAATTCTTTTCCATCTTTATGTATAACAAGAATAGGAAACTGTATATGAGGAAAATCTGGTTTTGTTTCTTCTTTTTTGGATGCCATTAGAGTGTATGAATAACAAGGTTTTCTGTGTTTTGTTGTTCTTCTTTTTGCTCTTTGTTTTCTGCTTCTCGTTGTGCTGCGATTTCCAACATTTCTTCGTGGGTGGGATGTTCCTCGGTCATAGATGCTCCTGTGTTCTCTCCATATTATAACACCCTTCCCCGTTCTTGGGAAAGGGTGAAGGACACTTAATTAGGTGTCTGTTTCATAATCTTCTTGATAATACCCACTTACAACTCTATCATCCCAAGCAGTCGGCAACTGGTGCTCTCGTGCTTTCATATGATTCAATCCAGAAACTGGAAGACCCTCCAAGTCTTCTTCGTGTAAGATTCCATCCAACTGTTTAATTTCGTTGAAGGTATGTGGAAAACGAAGTGCTCCCCTATGCATTCCTTCAAGATTGCGATGAGTTCTAGCCATAATGTGTGCGAATAAACACAATACTAATTATATCACTTCTTGAATTCTTTTTCAAGTTCCTTCGCAAGTCTTAATGCACGACGCCATATTAGGTACTTCACAATTGGATTTGCAGGATTATGGAGTATCCACCACTTTGTTTTTTCGTATTGGAACTTTACAATTTTAGATACTAATACAACAGCATAAGCAACACTATCATCTGTTGCTATCAAGTATCCAACAAACATAAAAATTCCAAACCAAAAATAGTAGGAAGTCATTCAGTAAAACCAAGATTATAATCACTAGTATCTATAATCCTCCAATCAAGGTAAAGTTCATTTAGATAATCAAGCAAAGCATCTTCACCTTCAGGAAGAACTTCATCTTCATCCAATTCAAAACTTGCTTCACAAAGTGCTGGACCATATTCTGGTGGGTCATAAAGAGTCGGAGGATATACTTCCACCATATCTTCCACAATACCACGAACATAGATGTGATTTTCGTTTTGTTGAAAGGTTTCAATTGCACTAATCATTTTTTTCTACGAGTTTCCTTTTGAATGAATTTCTTTGCGGTTTCAAGGGAATGATGAACACATATTTGTTGTCCATTATAAATGGAGATATACTTATTTTTGTGCCAGGGCACTGCTGCCCACATTCTATCTGAACTAATGTACCCATCAATTTGTGATTCTTCCATTTTATCTAGAATAGTCATCAAAATCTACATCTGGATGAAGATACTCTATGTAATCTTCAAAATCAACTCCCAAATAATTAGCAAAATTTTCAAGCTCTTCAATATGTTCTTTTTTGATAATTTGTTCCATATTTTGAATCATAAGACCTCATATCAACCGTACTTAGAAATCATTTGATCCAACCTATCCTCTCTATATTCTTCCTCTTGAGTGTCTTCAGTTGTATCTTGAAATTCTTCGTAAATTGTGTCCGAATCTTTTTCCAAAAAAATTGAAGTCATAGAAAATCAATAGGGGTAGAGGACTTGTTCTTATATATCAAAGAAAAGGGGAGTTTCACCCCTCTTCTGTTTTATTTTGCTGAAATTCAGCATCAATCTTGTCGTAAAGTTCAACAAAGGTACTTTTAGTCTCATCATCAAAACGATTCAGACAAACTTTTAGTGCTTTGTCTTTCTTACCAAAGATAGAATATGCTTTGATAATATGAACCAGACGACGAGTAGAAATTACTTCATCAATACCACCATCAGTAAAGGTCTTACGAATAATCTCAGACCAAGTACAGAGATGCTTGATGAAATCAGTATGCTCACCAATCATAGGAATGTTAAGTGATTCTGCCACCTTTGTCAAAATTTTGGTTTCCGTTGCAAGAGTAGGATAATCCTGCTCAAAGGTAATTGGGAATCGTTCTAGAAATGCCTCATTGAGAACATTGGTGCCAATGAAACGTCCATCATCAGAACCCTTACCTTTGGTATTTGCAGTTGCAATCACATTGAATCCTGCTTTAGGAACAACGTGCTTACCAATTTTCTTCAGAAAGACACCTTTGCCTTCCAGGACAGATTGCAGACACATAATCTTATTAGATGCCAGGTCAATCTCATCAAGCAGAAGAATTGCACCACGTTCCATTGCTTCCACAACAGGACCATTGTGCCACACGGTTTCCCCATTGACGAGTCGGAAACCACCAATCAGGTCATCCTCATCAGTCTCAATCGTGATATTAACACGAATAAGTTCTCGTTTCAGTTGGGCACAAGATTGCTCAACACCAAAAGTTTTACCATTACCAGAAAGCCCAGTGATGAAAGCAGGATAGAATAGACCAGACTGAATAACTTTCTTAATATCAGAGAAATTACCAAAGCTGACGAAGGTATCATCTTTTTTAGGAATAAGATTTTGAACAACAGAATTCATAGTTGCCACACCAGGAACCGTATCGGAACCTTCTGCAGCAGGAGAGTTGTAAGTTTCTTCAAGTTCTTGCACAGTTGCCTCCAGATTCCATTTACCACGACCAGTCTTGTATTGATTCAGATACTTAGAAAGAGTCGCATACGAAGTGCCCAGTTCTGCTGCCACTTCTTTTACAGCATCGACACCAAACTCGGTGCCAAACTTTTCTTTCAGAATAGAGATTGCTTGGTCAGTCATAATGTTAGATTTTGTAGGCATCGGTTTGTTTGATTACTTCGTAATCATAGCACAAAAAAAGGTGCCTCTGGGACACCTTGGGACAGTTTGGGGAGTGGTCTCAACCCATATAACTACCATCTCTATTATATCCATTATTATATGACTTATGAACCCTAGAACTTTGTGCTAAAATTGAAGATTCTTTTTCTCCAGTTTTATCACCTTTTATTTTTTTCATACCTCGTATTTCTCTATGCTTTTTATGTCTTTCTTTGGTGGATTTGGATTTAGATAATGTATTTGTTTCAAAGTTTCTTTCATTTCTAATTTTTTTCTTTTCTTGACCTTTTAGTCCAGAATCAACCATTGCTTCACAAATACTATCTCTCCAATCTTCACTCATATTCACCATGATTGCTTCTGCTGCTTCTTGAGTTTCAGCATACCCTTCATCAAGAAGGTGTGAGAGGATGATGTCGTAGAGGTCTACTTGTTCAGGAAGTCCTTTTTCCCCACCAACTTTACCCCAATGTTTGGGTTTACGTACTCCACCAATCGTTGGACTATCTCTTTCGGATTTATTAAGAATCAACTCATTCTTAAATGCTTTTTGAGCATTTTTAGGCATTTTTCCTGCTTTTGTAGTCTTAAACTTTCTATTTGGTTGAATTCTTGGTTCAGGTCTTCCATATCTTCTTCCTGTGCTTTGAACATATCCATGTTCATCTGCGTGTTTTGCAGTTTCAGGTCCATATCTTCTTTCAATATGTGATCTAATTTTTGCTTCTCGTTCAAAATCATCTTCATCCGCATAATCATCACCCGCAGTAGCATATGCTCTACCATATGCTTTTATAAATGCCTTTTTGAGTCCTTCATCAAGTTGCTGTTCTTGATAAACTTCCAAATATGCTTCATGAAGATTGCGAATGTCTTTAGCGTCCATTTTACAAATACTTTTTAGTTATTTATAAGAGGGGAGTATTAAATACTCCCCCAGGTGGTCAGGCAACTAGAGTAATAAAATTGCTGAGCAGTTTCTTGTTAGTTTTCTTCTTACCCAACATCCTCACAAATGATGATTTAATCTGGGACTTTGTTGCATTCTCAGGAACAGAGAACTCTTCATCTTGAGCAAGAGAAGATGCAAGAACCACATTGAATTGGTCAAACCCAGTGTTTTGAAATTGAACACAACCTTCCTTACGATAATCAGTTTTGATTTTTTCGTATTCCGAAGACTGACCCCCACCATACCAACGATAACAGTTTGAAAAATCACGACTAGGGGTGATACGGAAGTTAATCACATTCACCATAGGGAACTTATCTTTGACTGTTTGAAGAAGAACTTTAGCATACAAAGGGAAGTTATCGTAATTCAAAGGTTGATAGATTCTACCAGTCTTACGATCACGAATTGAAGTCCGAGAGTGTTTGGTATGACCAATTCTGGTTGTACCATCTCCAAGTTTTCTTTCAGTTGTCACTGAATTCTGATACCCTTCCCCGTCAGTCAGAAAGATGACATTGACCTTTTGTAGTTTATTCTTTGCCTGGAAATCAGGAATCAAAGAGTGTAGTGCCATCAGAGATTCACCAATAGGAGAACCAGAAAGGTCAAGATGACGAGGAACAGAACCCATTTTCTTTTGAAAGAAGTAACAAGCAACCCAAATATTTTTCAGTTGTTCTTCAAGAACACGAGTATTTGTTTTGCTGGTGAAGAAGTTCATCAAACGGAAAGAATTCTCAGGTGATAGAACATTTGCAACCCTTTCATAGACAGGAGGATGATTTGGTTGAAGTTCTGCATAAGAATGACAATCAAGAGTAAAAGCATAAACCTCAAAAGGAATATTCACCTTACGGCAGAACCAAATGAGATTTAGAAGTTGCTTGTATGCATCCAGAATGAATTCACCCATTGAACCAGACCAGTCAAGAATGAAGATAAGACCGTGATTCTTGCCATCAGGGACTACAGAAACTTTCTTAAACAGGTCTTCGTTAAACTTGTAAGTATGAAGTTTCTGTGTATCAAGAACACCAGTTCTAGCAACACTAGAACGAGCATACTGGTCAGCAGACTTCTTGCACTCAAACTCCTTTACCAGATAAGAAACTTCTTTCTCTGCTGATTTCTTGTAGGTATTATATTCCTTACAAGCAAGGTCATAAGCATCACGAACCCAAGAACCAACACTTGCGTAATGCTCTTTTGCTTTATAATGAATATAATTATTGGGAATAATCATTGTCTCAAGATTCATCTTAGGAAGTTCCACATAATGAGTTTCTTGAGCATACTTATCCACCAAATCTTTAGACTTTTCATCAAAAGAACGAGAAGTTTTAGATGACAGTTCATCTTCAAGAGTTTTTCCGTGCTTATCACTTGGGTCTTGCCCGAATCCACCACCCTCTGGTGCTTCAATAGACTTGGACATTTCTTCACCGAAAGATTCACCTTCAGATTGAGACTGTCCCTGTGAGTCTTGATCCAATTCAGTTTTGTTCTTTCCGTTAGAATTATCACCATCTTCAGATGAAGACGTTTGTTGAGGAGTTTCTACTTCTTCCCCACCAGGACCAGACATTTCTTCACTACCACCAGGAGTGGGCATATTGCTGATTTTTTGCCTTTTGTATTTTACAAACTCAACAATATCACGGGAAAGTTGCAGAACTTCATCAAAGGTTTCCGTCAATGAAGCACGAGTCAGAAACTCATTTTCTTCATCATTGAAGGCAATGTTGTGAAATGCACCAATCTTGAAGTAGAGATTAATTCGGTCAATAAAACTCAAATCATCCAGTTTCTCATCTTTGGTGGAGAAGAAATCATCGTTGTTGAGTTCATTATAACCATTATAGAAAGTCCTAGACAGACCAGGATACTTCTTCTTCATCAGACGTTCTACACGAACATCTTCCAGAACATTTACGAAGTCTTTGGGCACTTCTGGGTAATCTTTTGTCCAGTCAATATTATCGGTATGCAAACTATGGCCCACTTCGTGGGCAACCAAAAGTGTATATACCGTATCACTTGCTTTGTCCCAAGTCGGTAAAGTCAATACCCTACGTTCAACATCAAACATAGCAGTTGGAACTTTTTTATGCTCAATGATAATATTTTCCATCGCAAGGCATTTAGCCAGCATTCCTTTAACTTCTAGATTTACCGACATCTGGTTTGCTTTTGACTACTCCGTAATCATACCAGAGACTACTGCTCTTGGGATTCCCGAATGGACACTTGGAAAAGTGGTCCAGGTCTTCCTTGAACCCAACCATCACCAGGACATTCATAACATAACTTTGTTTTATCTCCATTATTCCACCACTTTCTTCCTTTTCTTTTTTGACTTTGTTTCATTTTTGTTTCATCACTAACAATTTTCCCCAAATTGGTTCTTCTTGACTTTTCAGCAAAATCTTTTGTTTTGTATTTCTCACTTTTAGAATTAAATAATCTACCAAGAACCCATCCATCACCAGGACATTCAATAGTATGCTTGTCTATTTCTCCATTATTCCACCATCTCCTTTGAGATACTTGTTGCGAAACCTTTTTCTTATGTTCTTCGGTAAGAGTTTTCCCTATATTTGCTTGTTTAGTTCTTTCAATACAATATTCACTAGGTTTTCTTCCAGAACTTCCTTCTCCACCATAAGACATATTAATCAATAAACCACCTTCACTTTTTAAACCCAAAATAGTGATAATATAATTTTCGTGCTTATATGCATCAAACTCCGTTAGATTTTTCTTTAAAAATATTATTCTATCTTTTGGTGGAGAAGGCATATATTTATTGCCTCTTTTATGAGAACGATATGCTCTATTACCAATACCTTTACCAACATAGTAAGGGGTCTTATCTTCTCTTAACCAAGCATAAGTATAATAAGTATTTTTCATCAGGGACACACACTATACACTATTATTTATAAAAAAAAGGGGTCAGAGACCCCCGTTGTTCCACCTTGAAATCCGTCCCCACCACAGGACGGGTCTTGCAACTCAAAGCTACGAAGTTGCGAAGACCTTTTCATCATACATCAACAACTTTTGAGTGTCAAGTGTTGACAAGACATAAAAATCTAACTAAAATCACTCTGTTAGGTTTGAAGATAAATTATAACTTTAAATCATTTAAAGTTAATTCTTTCCCTTTTATTTTCCACCAATAACGAACATAATTTGAAGAGTCAATTTGAGTTCCTTTATGAGTTGATTGAATAAAATGTGGGTAAAAAGTTGAAGCAAAATTTATATTTTCATAAAATAAGGGAATTGTATATGCATTTTTAACTGCAGGAGAAAACAAAATAGTTTCTATATAAGGAATTGTTTCCTCATTATATTCAACTTTTAAAAAATATTTTTCATTATTAAAATATAAATCTATTAATTTTTTAGCATAAGTTTTTTTAATTAAATAACTTCCTGCAGACCAATTTATATCCCAATTTCTATGATTCAATTTCATATCACTTTCTTGAATCTCTGATTTAATTAATGATAATTGAATTACATTCCAATCTTTTGGTAATTCTTTAGCAAATTCTTGCCAATTGAAATTCCAATAATTTATAGATTCTATTGCCATATCATCTTCAAAAAAGATTGCATAATCAGAATCTGAATTATAATACCACTCTGATATTGCTTTTAAATGGGAAATTGTAGCAGCAATTGCACCAGAATCCATAGACTCAAAATGAAGACCATCAACAATATCGGGTTTATTCCTATAATCTTCTTTCCTACCATCATATGCTTCAATCATTTTTACATTTTCAATTCCATTTAAAATAAATTGATTTTCAAATGATTGTTGTCTGTCGGTAGAATCACTTAAAGAAATATAATAAACTGGGGGAAAATTTATTAATTTTTCGTTCATTATCAATCCTCCGTATCAAAGAAGAACATTTGCCATAGTCTTGCATTTTCCTTATTAGTTCCAAAGTATTCTGAAGCAGAATGAATACAACTTGCATCAAAAATTACAAGACGATTATATACATTTCCAAATACATCTACAGGTTCAAATGGTGTTCTGTCTAAATGACAATCTCCTGGGGTATTAGCCCAATATTCATCCCATCCTTGGTCATAATAAGTTCTTGCTCTATTTTTCTTATCAGCATATAATGTAGTTCCACATTGAAATGGAGCATTGGGTGTGAGATAAATCATACCTCCCCATCTTTGACTATCACAGTGATAGACCAATCTTTCTCCAGACCAGCAAATTTGAAACCTTCCATTCATTCCGTGTTCTTCCCATTTTGTAATCTTTTTACCCATCACAGATTCAAATGCTTCTTTTAATTTAGGGAATAAGAATTGATTAAATGTTCTTCTTCCAACAAATCCAGTAATTACACTTTCATCTCCAAATTCTTGTTCCAAAGCAAATTTACGAATCTCATCAGGGTTATCATAAAAATTATCTACAATCCAAGAAGTTGATTTTTTATATTCATTAATAGAAAAACAAGATTTATCTTTTTTTTGTTTAAAAGTTAGTCGTTCTTCATAATCTTTTAGTAAAAAATTATTTGATTCTTCTGATATGAGATTAAAATTATTCTTTTGCATAAAATCTACAATTTCTTCTTTAGAACTTGAATTTTTATACAAAGGTTTAATCTGAACTTCCAACTCTATAGTATCAACTTTATCAATCATTTTACCAAGAGATTTAATTACATTTAAATCATTTCCTTGTGTATCTATTTTGAGAAAATCTATATGTTCAATGCAATTTTCTTGCATAAAAGTATCAATCCTTTTCGTTTGGACATCAATTATTGATACGATATTATCAAAACCTGGATCAAACTCTTGACATTTTTTTGCAAATTCTCCTTCTTTATCAATTTCTAAAAATGAAGAATAACCATAATTGTAATGATACTTTAGAGATTTTACCCCATCTTCATCAGATATTGCCATCTCATAAAATTCAATTCTTGGATCATTTTTATGTTTTTCAACAAGAATATTAAATACATGAGGAGCTGGTTCAAATGCATAGATTTTATCAAACCCATCAAATTTAGAGATTGTTTCACCAACACATGCTCCAACATCAAAACCTATTTTTTTTCTTATTGTATTTGGTTCCACGACTTCTTCATTATTGCTGACCTTTAAATCTTTATTTTCAAGAGTATATTTTTCTAAAATTGCATTATCAACGTTTATTACTTCCTTGGAGTATTTTGCACTTTCTTGCTTAAAAAAAGTAAATAATTTTTCATTAACAAGATTTTTATAATTATCATTCATCACATTCCAATAATCATTCTTAAGAGATTGAAAAAGTTTTTTACTTTCTTCTCCTCGTCCCCACCACCAGGAGGCAAGTGCTTTTTGGTAAATAAGTGCATACTTTCCTTGATATTCTGGCAAATCTATTGATTCAACCTCATTTTCATAACATTTCAATCCAAAGTCTGCATACAAATAACATTGGTCCCATTCTTCTTTTCTTTCATAAAACAAAGAAAGAAAATAGTATGCCTCTGGTCTTTCTGTCAGAAAAGATAAAGCAGCATGAATTAATAATTTTTCAGTTGCATCTCGTTTTCCTTGACTTTTATAGCAAACGGAAGAACGAAGAAGTGAAGTATATGCAAAATTTTTATTCTCTGTCCTTTCTGCTGCTCTAAAATAATAAACGTGTGCTGATGCGGTATGATTTTGCTTCTCATACCACTGAGCTAGTTTATAATTTTTTTCAGGATTTTCTGTATCCAAACAAAAATCAATTAGTTCATTCATTGATAAAATCCTCCAGAAAAGACTCAGAAATTTTTAAAATATATGCAGCATTATCTGATGCACCAAATGTAATTAGGTAATCATTTTTATATTTTGTCAAACCACAACAAAATTCTATTTTCATGTTTAAGAAAGAAAATAATTTAGAAAATTTTTGTTCTGTAAAATCATGATTCCAATATACAAATCTATGCCTATATGTTCCGTTCTTCCTACCTTGAACCGAATCATATAAATCAGTTTCGTGAATTATCGTTAAATATCCATCTTTGTATTTAATAACTTGAGAACCACCTCTCATATCATTATATCCAGGAACATAAGAAGTAGTTTCTTGGACTATTGTTTCACCTCCATTTGGGTCAAATTTCATAATACAAGTTGGATTCGTCCACTTAATTAAATGAAATGGTTTTCCTTCTATTGGAGTGCAATTTTTCATACAATATTCATCGTCTGGTGGTGGTCCTGGAATTCGGTATCTTGATACCTCCCTTACAGATTCATCATCAAATTCAAGTTCGCACATTTCCATTCTCCCAACACCATTAGATGTTGTGTCTCTTCTGACACCACATAAGTAAATTTTATCTTCCCAATTTACCAAACGACCATCTTCAAGACCAACAAATTCCCAAAGTTCTTGATCTGGAAATTTGGAAGTATCTATTTTTGAATAGTATTCTACATTTAAATCATCATCTAGTTGTGCAATATAATTCCAAGTTCTAAGATGCATATCATCTTCAGGGTGAACATATGTTAAGGGACCCCAGATATGCTCAAACCTATCCAATTCCGAATGATATAAAGTATAATTAACATTTCTAATATTAACTATTATTTTTTCATTTAAAATTAAAATAGAAGGATTATTTAAAGAAGGACCAGTAAAATCCTTTGAATCAAATATTAAAGGTTTTATTATTCCACCATTTTCTAGTGCGAGTTTAACAAAATTATTCATAAACTATCAAAATAAATATGAAATATATGACTATTTAACATAGATAAAATGAGTGAATTTTTAAGAAAGGGTTGGTATTATATACCAGATATAATTACAAAAGAAGACGCATTGCAAGTCAAATATAAAAATTTAATGGGCGCGATACAAGATTTAGGAGGATTAAAAACTCACTTTGACCCAGAAAGAGGAAATGTATTAACTTGTTATGCACCACCTGCTTGTGCTTTTGTTATGAAAAGAATTCAACCAACATTAGAACAATTAGTTGGTGAAGAACTTATACCATCATACTGGTTTTCTACAACATATCACAATAAAGGATGGATGAATTGCCATACCGACCGTCCTTCCTGTGAAATATCAGTCACAATGAATATCTGTGGTGATGCTGCTTGGCCAATTAAACTTAAAGATTTAGAAGGCAACAAACAATCAGTTGTAACTCCTGTTGGTTGTGGTCTTGCTTATCTTGGAATGACCGTTCCTCATTGGAGAAGTCCTATGAGGACTCACAAGAATGATAGATTTATGCAACTCTTTCTGCACTTTGTAAGAAAAAATGGTCCTTGTGCTGAGTATGCGTATGATAAAAATCAAAAATGTTATGACCTACTCAATGGATCTTGAATCATAAAAATAGATCTAACCTCATCAAATCTATTATAAAGTTCTTGAATTTCTGTATGATTTTGAAGTTCAGTTGGAAGAGTTGGAAAACTTGTTGGGAATGTACTTGAGTTTGGCAAATCTCTTAAAGTTTGTCTCCAAGTTTTAAATTCTGCTGAAAGGGTTTCTTGCTCTAAGGATTTAATTGCCATCCAATCAGTAATTTCAAGTATTTTATCACGAATTTCTCTTAAAATGTCATATCTTTTTTCTTGCTGACGATTATCAAATTCTTCAATTTCAGTATCCCATTCTTGTTGAGTGATAATTTTAAGACCTTCACCTTCAGTTTCTTGAATAATGTATGATTCTTGGTAGACAACATCATAAACAGTTTCTGTTCTTGTTTCTTCAGTTGATTCTAAACCAGGACGATTAGGAACTTCAACTTGTTTTTCTGTGAAACTAACTACTGTGATATTTGAATTGTTTTGATATTCAGTTAATTGCTCTTGAGAAACTGTAACCTCATATTCAAAATACTCAGGAATAGTGGATAAACAATATTGTATATTATCTTCAGTAAATAAATTATACTTAACCTCCAACCCCTTAATATTGGGCATCATTAAACCATAAGGTGTATCTGTTGCCCATCCACCAGTATCACGATTAATCCAATAGTGCTTAAGAAGTTGAGACATCTTTAATAAACCTCTATGTTATATTTATCGGCAATCTCTTTGTCCATCTCATCTTTTGTTTTAAATCCTTTGACTCTCATCCAAGTTACAAGAGTATAACGATTTCCAGAAATCACAGGTTCTACCATATGCGTAAACCACCTTGAAGATGGAAAGCAAACAAGAAGACCTGGTTCTGGTTTAATTTTAATTCTTAAATCTGGAAAAGAAAAATATCCACCTTCAAAATCATCATTTAGAAAAAGAACAGTAGATACATCACGGTCTATTGTCTTCTTCCAAACCTGAGTTCCATCTGGATTTGTCCATAAACCTTCGGCATCATTGTGAGGTTTATAGTGTCCTCCTGGTTCATAGCAAAGTAGTTGTGGTTCTTCACTATCTCTCACTTCAAATCCATAAAAAGGATTGATTACATTTTTTACCACATTATCAAGTAACTCTTTGACTTGTGGAAAAACTGGAAGTAAATCGGCACACTTTACATTTCTTGCCGATAAGTCAATTTTTGATTGTCTTTCTCTAGTCTTATCACTATTTTCAGCATCAAAAACGGACATTTGTTCTTTATGAGATTTTCTCATATAATCCGTTAAAAACTTCAACCCTTCTGGTGTAACAACTTTAGGTTGAATCAAAACATTCGCAAGAATATCATTCATAGTAGAATACTGTAGATGTTTTTATTTAGTTTGAGTTTGAAACTGCTGTTAATTCAGATTTAGCAGCAGTCAACCTTGCTGTCAATGTTGGAGTAGAAGTAGTATCACTTGAAAAATCAAGTCTCATAACAGTAGAAAAATATCCAATTACAAGTGGAGGAAGAGCACGATATCCACCACCAAAATAACCATAAGAAATACTTGAAACTGCTGCTAACCAATATCGATTACTTCCTAATTTTGAACCTGGATCACCCACAGTTTCATTTGAAAAATCAAGTCGGCTCATATTAGATATATTATTTGTTGCAGTTACGCCTCCACCAAAATATCCATAATTACTATTTGATGTTGCTCCCATTTTTTGTTTTGATAATGGAAAATTTGCTGTTGGTGTGAAGGAAACAATTTCTGTAGAAAAATCAAGTCTTTTAAAAGAACAAGTTACAACAGAATTTGAATATCCACCACCAAAATACCCATATATTGAATTGGAAACTACACCAAAACTTGAACAAACGTTTAACATAGTTGTTGTTGGTTCTGATATAGTTTCGCTGGAAAAATCTAAACGGTCAATTTTGCAAGTACCATAACCACCACCAAAATAACCATAATTTGAATTGGATAAACCTCCTAATTCCGATCCACCAAGGTCAATTCTTGCTTGAGGTAAATTTTTTCCACTGGGTGCCGTAGTTCCATTAGAAAAATCTAAACGATCAATATTTGTAGAATATTGTCCACCAAAATAACCATAATAATTATTGGAAAATGATGCAAGTCTATTTTTTGCAATAGTTAATGTATTTGACAATGCTGATATAGATTCATTTGAGAAATCCAATCTATCAATAGTACAAGTATTTCCAGAAAAAGTAGGTGAATATCCACCGACAAAATACCCATAAGTCTTAGAACTTGTTCTAAAAGATGACCCACTATTTGCAACTGCAGAACCTGATCTACTTTGATTTAACAACGTTGCGGTTAAGGTAGATATAGTCTCATTTGCAAAATCAAGTCGTTGTATAGTATTGATAATACCACTACCTCCAGGAGTTCCACCACCACCAAAATAACCATAAGCACCATTTAAAGAACTGGTTGCCGGAGAACTTGAAAATGCAAGTGGTCCCCTTCTTACCGATGGTAAATTTTTTCCAGGAGCACTTACAGTTTCATTAGAGAAATCAAGTCTTGATATTAAACAAACACCAGTTCCACCACCAAAATATCCATAAGATATATTTGATACTGCAGAATGGTCACCAACTCCAGCAGGCAAATTTCTTGTGGGAAGATTTAAAGTTCCATTGGAAAAATCAAGTCTTGTGATTGTACTTACAAGAGTTGGAGTATATCCACCACCAAAATATCCATAAAGATTACTTGATGCTCCTGCAAACCTTGCTCTACTTGGGGAAAAATTAGTGCCTGGGTTACTTACCGTCTCACTGGAGAATTCAAGTCTTGATATAATAGATGCTAGACCGGGAGCATATCCTCCACCAAAAAATCCATAAAGACTATTTGACACTGCTGCTTGAGATGCTCTTGAGACAGCAGTAAAATTCTTTCCAGGAAGACTTAATGTTTCATTTGAAAAATCAATTCTCACTAAAGTATTTAAATATCCACCACCAAAATAACCATAAAAATTGTTTGAGACTGCTGCTATTTGAACTCTTGCTACTGGAAGATTTTTTCCCGGGTTACCTGTTGTATTGGTTGCAAGATCTAATCTCGTAATCGTACTTGACTGAGTAGGAGCATTGACCGTAGTGCCACCAACAAAATACCCATAAGTAGGATATTCGGGCCAATTTGATAAATTTCTTTGCTCTACGTTTAAAGACTGTCTGTCATAAACAGAATTTAATCCAAAAACATCTCCTACAAAAGGCATTTGGTTTCTACTCTATCTTAAGGTCTGGATTGAATAACGATTGAGGAATTTGCTTTTGCTCTTGTTCTTCAACACCACGAAGAAGTTGTTGATCCATACCAGTAATCTCCTCAATACCAGAAGCAACTGCCTGCTGAAGACTATTCAGGAAATCCATAGGATTATTTGGATCACCAAAAGTTCCTTTGGTACGATTGACATCATCTGTAAGAACCGTAGGAGCACTTGCACGTCTCATTGAACGAATATTACCAGCATTTACTCCAGTTCTTGCGGCAAGTAAATCATCAAGTGATTGATTCGCAAGTCTGCGTTCCCAGTAGTTTGGTTGGTCTTCATTATATTGTTCTCTGGTAATTAACTTACCACCATTCAGTTCAACCAAACGATTAATGAGTTTATCAAAGCACTCCAGTTCTTCTACACAAGCTTTGAACCCACGATTCAAACCCTCAAGCATACGATGAAAATGAAACTCATCAATATCATACCAAGATAATTCTTCACCACCTTGTCTTGTTTTCCACCAAATTGGTTGTGTCTTATCTTTTCCGTCCCACTTATAATGAAATTCTCTTGCTGCTCTTTTTGCATCAATGACTTGCTGTAGAAGACCTTCTGCTACACTTCTACGATTGACAAGTGCTGCCTTAAATGCTGATGGAATTGTGAAATTATCGTGAATGATAAACTTTTCAATCTGGAAATCTGAACGACCTTGTGCGAGTTCAGTTTCACTTTGTTCCCAACGAGTTGCCTCTTGAAGAACCTTAAGCATAAACTCATTATCATCACCTAAAACTTCTTTAGATGTTGCAAGTGCAATTGCTTCATAATTGTTAGACATACTTATCCAATTTAACTAATAGTGTTGTTTGTATTTATCAAGAAAACCTTTGCGTTACTGCAAGAGACAATCTTTTATCGGCAATTTCCTTTCCCCACTTTTTACAGAAGTGTAAGTATAACTGCTCTGTTCTTTTATCTTTCTCTTCTTTAGTTTCGTGCTCTAAAGTTCTATGAGAAAAATGAAGAAGATAAGACTGATGATTAAACTTTGTTTCAAATCCAAGTTGTTCTGCTCTTAGTCCATAATCAATATCTTCACCACCACCCTTTCCAAACTCTTCATCCAATAAACCAACCTTTGAACTGACTTCATAAGGAACATAAAAACAATAGAATGCTTTGATTAAGTTTGGTGCCACGTTCTGTAGTTGAGATGTAATTTGAGAAGCAATTTGATTTAATGATTCTTCTTTACCAATAAATTCTTCAAGTTCCATTTCCCCCTTTATCCAATCACCCTGCAAGTGTTGATTGCATAAAGGAATAGAAACTGAATTTAAATCTCCTAAATTTTGATTCCAGTTTTTTGTAAAGATAATATCATTATTCAATCCGATAAAATCGGCACCATCCATAATTGCTTGCTTAAGAATAAAGTTCATATTCTCGGCAAATGATTTTGATGAAGAATTTGAAACCACTGTAACATTATCATAGTCTTTTGAAAATGTTTTGTCATTATCAATTAAGAAAAACTTATCTTGTTTTCCGAAAATACTATTTCTAAAGAATGTATCTAAAGCATAATGAGTGTATTTTTCAGAAGACTGCATTGTCGTCATACAATAATATCTTGGTCTTTGCTGAGTTGAACCTTGAAGACCTTGAATAAGTTTTTCCCAACCAACTGCAATCTTTTTCCAATCATAAGTTTCTTTGGTGATTTGTGAAAGTTCTTTTGTCGCAGCATAAAATGTTTGAGGTTCCTTATCAAAAAACTCAAAGCATCTTGAAAGTTCTTGTGCGAACTCATTAATAAACTTTGGAGATGGTTCCCAACCAACTTGGGTATTTTTTCCAGTCATTGGAATATACTTACCACGATTGAATGAGACCTCTCTCAGTGCCCCTATATCACTCGTGATGGGGTAGCAACCACAAACCATTGCTTCTGCCATAGACACGCAGAAGGTCTCTTCCCAGACATTAGGATGCACGAAGAATGCAGCATCTTGTATGTGTGGAAGAAGTTGTTCTCGGTCAATGCAAGGAGAATATTCTACTCCAGGAAGAGACTTAAGTTCTTCAATTGCTTCTAAGTGTTCTGGTATTTTAAAATGCTGTTCGTATTGTTCCCCATAAAGATTATGAGAAGAAAATACTTTTAATTTTGCATCTGGATGATTTTTAATGACTTGTTTCCAGATTTTTGGAAGTGGTGTGATGCCCTTATGTGGTCCAGAAAAGAAAATTGCCGTCTTTGATTTTGGTGTTTTGAGATGAAAAATATCCGCAACACCATTTGGAATAACTACAATCTTTTCTGCGGGTGCTCTGTTGTATTTAATGTATTGCTCTGCTTCCCAGTTTGATACACAGACAATCAAGTCAATCTGCGATACAAGTTCTGGAAGTCTTAAAAGTTGTGGTTGGTCACAATTATCGTGTGCCCAGAGTATTTTATATTGCTTATTTGATTGTGCTAAGACTTCTATGCTTCTTGAAACTTCAACATTATTTGGAAATGAATAATATTGATTGAGATAATAAAAAGAACTTTCAGTTGCTCCAGATTTCATATCAAAATGATGTAGGTGATTTTATTTAGTTTGAGTTCGAAAGTGTTGCTGAATTGCTTCTTGCTGTTGGTAAATTATTTGCCGCATTACCCACCGTTTCATTAGAAAAATCAAGTCTTGATATTGTATTAACAAGAGAGAAAGAACCAGAATATCCCCCACCAAAATAACCATAAAAAGCACTTGAAGTTGCAGTTAAAGAAAATCTTTGTGTTGGTAAATTTTTTGTAGGAAGACTTATCGTTTCATTTGAAAAATCAAGTCTTGTGATTGTATTAATATTAAACCCACCACCAAAGTAACCATAAGAATTACTTGATGCTGCTGCTAAAGAATTTATTGCTGATGGTAAATTTTTACCAGGATCACTTACAGTTTCATTAGAAAACTCTAATCTTGTAATTGTGTTGATATTTGGGAATCCACCACCAAAGTAACCATAAGAACTACTTGAGGTTGCTGTTAAACTACGTCTTATTGATGGTAAATTTTTACCAGGATCACTTACAGTTTCATTAGAAAACTCTAGTCTTGTGATTGTAGAGATATTACCACCAGAAGTTTCACCACCACCAAAATAACCATAAGAACTACTTGAAACTGATGTTAAATAACCTCGTGCTGTTGGTAAATTTTTACCAGGATTGCTAATGGTTTCATTAGAAAAATCAAGTCTTGTAATTGTACAGATATAGGGTATATATCCACCACCAAAGTACCCATAATAATTGCTTGCCACTGCTGCAGATAAAGACACTTGCCCTGGTAAATTTTTACCAGGATCACTTACAGTTTCATTAGAAAACTCTAGTCTTGTGATTGTATTGATGTATGGTGATCCTCCACCACCAAAATACCCATAAGTCTTTGAACCACGATAGATTGATTGACCTCCAGAAAGTGCTGCCAAAGATGCCCTTCCTGTTGAAAAATTATTTCCAGGATTACTTACATTTTCGGTTGAAAAATCAAGTCTTGTAATTGTAGAAATTGCACCAGGAGTATAACCACCACCAAAGTAACCATAAGAACTACTTTTGGTTGCTACTGATCTTTCTCTTGATCCTGGTAAATTTTTTCCTGGATCACTTACGGTTTCATTAGAGAAATCAAGTCTTGTGATTGTGCAAATTATAGGAGGTGCAAATCCACCACCAAAGTATCCATAAGAATTGCTTGAGGTTTCTGCCAGAGTTTGTCTGGATGTTGGTAAATTTCTTCCAGGATCACTTATAGTTTCACTTGAAAAATCAAGTCTTGATATTACACACAATCTAATACTAAGATCAAATCCACCACCGAAATAACCATAAGAACTACTTGAGGTTGCTGCTAGATTATTTCTTATTGCTGGTAAATTTTTTCCAGGAAGACTTATAGTTTCACTGGAAAAGTCAAGTCTTGTGATTGTACAAAGATATGCAGTTATTCCCGATCCACCTCCTCCAAAATAACCATAAGAACTACTTGAGGTTGCTGCTATATTAATATTTGCTACTGGTAAATTTTTTCCTGGATCACTTATAGTCTCATTAGATAAATCAAGTCTTGTGATTGTAGATATAACTATTCCTGGAAAATTATATCCACCACCAAAGTATCCATAAGAACTACTTGAGACTGCTGCTAAATTACCTCTTGACGAAGGTAAATTTTTTCCAGGAAGACTTATAGTTTCACTGGAAAAGTCAAGTCTTGTGATTGTATTCATATAAGGAAATGGCCCACCACCACCAAAATACCCATAAATCGCACTTTCTCCCCAATACTTAAAAGTATTTTCAGAAACATTTTTTACTTGAAGTTCTTTTGCTTCTTTTAGAGAAAATACTGGCATTATAAACCAAAAATAGAATATCTTTGAGTCCCCTTTTTCCAGAACTCCATATGCTTATATTTATTGATTACATAGTCACTTAAAAACTTTGAATTGTCACGATGTATTTTTTCTACTTTGCTTCTTACAGTATGCATATTCTCTAACTTATAAACATCGTCATTCTCATCAAACTTTGGTTTTACATTCTCAAAAGTATGAGTAAATCTTGGAAGTTGTAAGAAGTCATAAATTCGGTTCAGTTCTTGTTGTGGATTTTGAACTAAATCATCATACTCAACCAATAACAAATACTTATCATTACCTTTACGAAATGCTTCAGCAAGTGCGTGATGAGATTGTCCGATAATACCTTGGGGGGACATTAAATAGTCAGCACGATTATCATTACTAATTTCCAACTTGTTTGCTATAAGTCCTTCATCAATGAATGAAGTTGTTTTGGAATGATAAATGAGATTTAAAAATGAAGATATAATATCAGGAATACTTCTTACAGGACAAATAATCTTTGGTTCTGATGTAATATAATCTTGAATATGTTGTATTTGATTCACCCAACCTCTTGATTTATCTACAATAATATTCTGTGATGTATTAAAATAATAGTTGGGAGCAATAGAAGACAAGACCTTATGAGCACACTCTGGTTTTGGATGTGCTTTATATTGTTCGGATTTATATAAAAGATACTCTTCCGTATAATGTATCGTATCCAGAAGTGGTGAGTTTGTAGATGCGTGTATCTCTGGATTTTGATTGAGTAGTGCTGTTAATAAAGTTGAACCTGAACGTGGAAGTCCAGACATAAAATAAAAAGTTTTCATAAATTAGTTTGAGTTTGAAACTGTTGCTGAATCTGCTCTTACCGTTGGTAAATTTTTTCCTGGATCACTTGTGGTTTCATTCGAAAAATCAAGTCTTGTGATTGTACAAATATAAGGAGGTATAAAACCACCACCAAAGTAACCATAAAAAGCACTAGAGGTTGCTGCTAAATTTGATCTTACTGTTGGCAAATTCTTTCCTGGATCACTAACAGTTTCATTAAAAAAATCAATTCTCGTTATAGTGTTATAAAATACAAGTGGAGGAGCATATCCACCACCAAAATAACCATAAGAACTACTTGAGGTTGCTGCTAAACTAAATTTTGCAACTGATAAATTCTTTCCTGGATCACTTGTGGTTTCATTCGAAAAATCAAGTCTACTAATAGTATTAATTGCAGTACCAGTGCTTCCACCACCAAAATAACCATAAGAACTACTTGAGGTTGCTGCCAATCTTTCTCTTGATCCTGGTAAATTTTTTCCTGGATCAATTATAGTTTCATTCGAAAAATCAAGTCTTGTAATTGTGTTAATTATAGTAGGTGTAGAACCACCACCAAAGTAACCATAAGAACTACTTGAGGTTGCTGCCAAATATGCTCTTGATGTTGGCAAATTTCTTCCAGGATTACTTACATTTTCTGTCGAAAAATCAAGTCTTGAAATTGTATTAATAAAAGGAGGTGCAAATCCACCACCAAAGTAACCATAATAATTACTTGATGTTGTTGCTAAATACCCTCTTAATGTTGGTAAATTTTTTCCAGGAAAACTTACAGTTTCATTAGAAAAATCAAGTCTTATGATCGTATTTATTACAAAAGGTGTGAGACCACCACCAAAATATCCATAAGTCTTAGAACCCCTAAATATCTTCCTTGGACCATCAAATGTTCCTATGTCTCTGCTTTGTGATCCTGGAGATAGTGTTATGTTTGAAATTACTGGTGTTATATTTTCTGTAGAATAATCTAATCGACATAATAGAGTTCGTGAATAAAGAAAACCATAACTTATTGAAGAATTGCCATCAGCATCAAATGCTAAACCTTCAGGTAGATTTTTTCCAGGATCACTTATAGTTTCACTTGAAAAATCAAGTCTTGTGATTGTACTTAGATTAGGTAGTGTGGGGGTGTATCCACCACCAAAGTAACCATAAGAATTGTTTGAAACTGCTCCTAATTTAGTTGTTGCTGTTGATAAATTTTTTCCGGGGTTATTTATTGTTTCACTTGAAAAATCAAGTCTAAATATGGCGGAAGTGGAATTAGCAGAACCAGCAAAATAACCGTAGTTTTGATTTTTGCAGGATGTTTTTGTCCGTGTAATTCCTCCAGGTAAATTTTTTCCAGGAAGACTTATATTTTCACTAGAAAAATCAAATCTTAAAACAGTACTAAATGTAGGAAATAACCCAGGAAAAACATAAGTTTGCCCTCCAACAAAATATCCATAGGAATCATTTTCTGTTGAACCCATTGATGTTGCTTGTGAAGTTGGTGGTAAATTTTTACCAGGAAGACTGACTGTTCTGGATGAAAAATCAAATCTTTGTACTGCATATGTTATAAAAGATGAAGAAGTTGCTGTACCTCCTACAAAGTAACCATAATTAGAATTTGATGTTGTTCCCATATCTCTAGTATTTGAAAGACTAGAACTAACGCTATAGACTGTTGAAGTAGAATAATCATGCGCTGCAATAGTACTATCAAAATTGACAGAGTAACCTCCACCATAATACCCATAATCTGATGAATATTCAGGCCAACTCGCAAAATTATTATTAGTTACATTTTGGTATTGTTTAATATAAACCTTACGAAGACTGAAGACCCCAGTTGCCATTTAATTATCCTTCTTGATAAACGTGAGAACCAACGTGTGCTAATCTAATATTAGTATTTAACCAAGCATCATACCCAACACTTCTTGCTCTTTCAAAGAATGAAAAGTCTTCTGGTAAATATCTCATTTCTTTCTTGAGTTCCAAAAAGTAATGATAAGAATTATGATATTCTTTTTCTGTTGGTGGAGTTGAACTATTATCTGTTGGTGGATAATACTTCAACTCTTCTCCATATCTTTTTACAATATCTTCAAATACTTTTCTTTTAATTAGAGAAAATCCAAATCCAATATTTTCAATCTTTACCAGTTCACCTTCAACAACTTCTGGTTTTGTAATATTATAATTATATCTCAATGGAATTCCTTTCATAGGATAAGCACCACATACAATATCTTTATCTTGTCTTAAGAGATTGAAAACATCTTCTGGTGTAAATCCAATATCAGCATCAATAAACAGAATTCTTTCATATTCTGTATTGTTCATAAAGAAATTAACAATTCTTGAACGTGCTTGAGTAATCAAACTATCATTTGCAGTTGTCAATAATCCGTGGTCTAATCCAGCAGTTCTTAATTCCTTTCCAAGATTAAATAGTCCCTTTGCTGTCTTATCACTTACTAATCCACCATAACAAGGCATCGCAATCAAGATAGACATAATTTCTCCATTTTATATTATTATACTATATATTTACGATGTTATTTGTTTTGCAGCAACACAGGCAGAGAGTGAGTTAATTGTAGAACCAACGGCAACAATCGTATCATTTATTGCAAGATATTTTGGTTTATCAAGTATTTCAACAACACTGTTTTTAGGTATAGTCATATTATATGTCAAGTATCCAAGTCGTACTCCGGTAGATACAACAGAACCTGCAGTTCCTCCACGATAGATAGAAACAGATGCATCAACATCAATATTCAAATTATAATTACAAAGACGAATAGATTGAACAACTGAAGGATAAGTTATTGAACGATAAACTTCTGCACCAGTTGTACTTGCTACTGTTGAACCAACACCAACAAAGTTTGTATCAGTTTTTGTGGAATAAACGGTAAATACATCCAAACCACCATCAATTCCTGTTGCAGTTGAACCAGTTCCAGAAAGTGCTTGGAATCTTAGGTGGTCATTCGGTGAAGCAATCATTGGTTGATTAATAAGTTCCACAGAACCTTGATAAGGAACTATAAGTCTTTGCGTAATCGGAACTGCTCTCCAAGTAGTTCCAGAAACATAAAAATCTTGTCTTGCAGTTAAATATAATTCATTTGAATATGTATTGGTGACGTGAATTGATTCAATTACATATTCTCTACTTGCTGTTGATGGGAATGAAAGACCAATTCCAAAAGAAGTTCCAGCAACTCCAGGACCAGTAAAAATGTCGTTATTTTGTGCAGTATTTATACCAACTCCAGAAATAGCAGAGATGTAAACAGAAGTTGTAATTCCAGTGTCAAAAGTTCCAGAACCACCTCCACCACCTGCAGCACTAGAACCTTGAGTTCCCTGAAGACCTTGAGTACCTGTTCCTGTGGTTCCTTGTGTACCTTGTGTACCTTGTGTGCCTGTTCCTGTGGTTCCTTGTGTACCTTGTGTACCTGTTCCTGTGGTTCCTTGTGTGCCTTGAGTTCCCTGAGTACCTTGTGTTCCTTGTGTGCCTTGAGTTCCCTGAGTACCTTGAGTGCCCTGTGTTCCTTGTGTTCCTTGTGTTCCCTGAGTACCTTGAGTACCTGTACCTGTTGTTCCTTGAAGTCCCTGAAGACCTTGAGTACCTTGAGTTCCCTGAGTTCCCTGAGTACCTTGTGTTCCCTGAGTACCTTGAGTTCCCTGAGTACCCTGAAGACCTTGAAGACCTTGAGTTCCCTGTGTGCCCTGTGTACCTTGAGTACCTTGAGTTCCCTGAGTACCTTGTGTTCCCTGAGTACCTTGAGTGCCTTGAGTGCCTTGAGTACCTTGAAGTCCCTGAAGACCTTGAGTACCTGTACCTGTTGTTCCCTGAGTACCTTGTCTTCCTTGAGTTCCCTGAGTTCCTTGAAGTCCCTGAAGACCTTGAAGTGCTGCTGTTGAAATTGGAGTCCAACTAACTCCAGCACCAGTAGAAATAAGAACCGAACTTGCAGACCCTACTTGATTATTAAAATCATAAAGACCACCATCAAGTTTAAAATTCCCATAAACTCTAGTGCCAGACTTAAGTTTTGCCATTTTTTATGCTTGTGCCTCCGTCCAAGAAATTCTTGCAGTTACATTAACATCACCAGTGGCGGCAATATTAGTTACAGTAATCGTTAATGTATCAGGACCGTCTGGGAATATTCCACTATTTGAAGTGGTGCCACCTCCACCAAGAATACAATTACCCAAGTCCCTTACAGTACTTAAATCAAGTGTGTCAGTACCAGCAGAAAATATTCCTGCAGTAACTTCACCACCTGTTACTGTGGTAGAACCACCACCATAATCAACAATTTGTGCCAAACTGGAATTTTGTTGTCCCGTAGCATTACCAATAGCATTCGTCCAAGTATTTGTAGTTGATGGAGTCGCATTTAAAAATGCTTGCACAAGAATATTTGATGTATTACTACCACGAATTGAAATTCCCAGATTTCTAAGAACCAATTGCATTCTATTAATTAATTCTCTTTGTCCGAATGCCGCAGCAATACCATTATCCACCGATGGTGCAACACGAATTGCAAGTAGTGCCCGTGTTGCACCAGGAGAAATAGTAGTAGCAGTTCTTTGACCATAAGTAAAGACCAAAGATTTATCATCATCATATCGACCATCCATAATCACACTTGTACCCCAGTGTGATATAGAAGGTCCATAAGTTGGGAATGCAAGTTCAACGGCAACTGGGTCTGTAGCAGAGAAAGTAAATGCCTGACCCGTTGATGCCCCCATTGGGGGAATAATTACTGTTGGGTTTGCCGTTGTTGCTGCTTGACTTAACGTAATATTTCCAACACCAATTGCACTGACGTATGTTCCTTCTGGGAATCCACCAATAACTCTCTGACCTACTTGTAAATTTGTGGTGGTTGCAGTTGCCACATTAGAACCAGAGGCAACCGTAAGTGCAAGAGAAGTACTACCAGATCTTGCTCTTGTAACTCCAGTAAATGCTGTTGTACCAATACCAGCATAATTCATATACTCATAAGTATTTGCATTACGAACTACGATTGTACCGGCAGTTGGGAATCCTGCAGTACTTGCAATACCAATAGTTGTATCGGATGCTCCCACATTGCCAGTAATTTTAGTTGTTGGTGGAAGACTTTCAGATTCATATCGTGCTGGTAAGTTTCCAGAACGCATATATGCTTCTGTATTGACATTATTATTTGGTACTTTATGGCAGTAAATTACATCGCCAGTTGGACCTCTAAATCCCCAACGAATAAATCCAGCACCATACCAAGAATAATCAATATAAAACATCTGCATCTTGGTGAGGTCAATATTATATCCAGAAGGACCTGTACCATCACACTTATCAATATTCCAAGATGATTGTGGATATTTTGTGTCTTGTGTTTTTGAAATGATTACAAACGATGCCGTTGCTCCTCTATATGAAGGAGAAATCGTCATAGAAGTGTCACTTGCAATATCAACAACACGATATGACTGACCACGAAGAACAATAAAATCTCCAATGTTTAGTTGTTTTGAAAATACAGTTGGGAATGTTGCATTAGTTTGTGTTATAGTATTGCTTCCGTTTGTAACACTCACTTTTCCTGCAAGTTGATAAGTAGAACTTCTACGAACCGCAGAAAGTGTTTGCCCATCAAACTCAAAGAATATTCCATTTTGAGCATCAAAACTTCCAAGACGGTTTGAGCATCCATACCAACTTGAAACAGAACAATTATAAGTTCCAGATGCTGGTGATGCGGAAGGAGTTGATAATGCAGTATATTGGAAAGTATTGTATCCAGTAACAGAAGTAATTGTAAAAGTTCCATTATACGCAGATTCATTTGCACCAGAAATTGTAACTTGAGTTCCTGGTGTTGCTGCCTGAATATTATGTTGTTCTTTTGTTTGAACAGTAACAGTTGTTCCAGAAGAAGTTAAACTATCAATCTGCAAACTTGGTTTTAAAATAGTACCAGAACTGACTTGAATACCTTTACCAGATTGATAACGAAAATATCTTCTGGTTTGGCGAATTGCTTGCTCAAAGTTTCCATTTGAGTTTGATGTGAAAATAATTCCACCATCAAATGGTCTGTGCAAAAATTGTCCTTGAGGTCTTACGAAGATTCTTCCACCAGTTGGGTTTGCTGCTGGTGCAGTAGTTGAATAATAAGTAAATGCAGTTGAACTGGTAATTGTAGCAACCACAAAAGAACCATTTGCATTTACCTGCGATGTTCCGACAACCGAAACCTCATTACCAATGGCAAGACCATGAGGAACTGTAGTTGTTACAGGAATTGCAGTTCCAGAAGTCCAAGAGAATGTTGGTGTTCCACCAATCTGAGCATTTGTATATGTGGTTCCAGAAAATATACCAGTCTTATTGGAGTCAAAAATATTTGTAACTGTTGTTGTATTTGTTGCTCTTGCAGTATAAGTAAAGTTTGTACTACCAGCACCAACAGATTCTACAATAAAGTTTCCGTTCGCAATATTCAGATAAGCATCTTGAACCGTAATTGCTGTTCCAATTCCAGGTGGAGCTCCACCAGAAACTACAACTGTGACTGTTCTTGAGTTAGTAGGTAATGTAATTGTGCCGATTCCAGTTATGCCAACTGAAGAAGGATAAGCAAAAGGACGATTATTAATCATCGCAAGATTTTCCCACTTTGTAATCTGACTACCATATTCAAAGTCAGTATCAATCAGTGCTTGTGGAGTTGAAACTCTAAATTTATTTACAGGGTCTGTATATGCTTCAGAAGGTGTAAACTTCTCATCATACTCATCTACGGTGATTTGAAGTTTATCAGTACTACTCATTCCAGCAGTATTATAATTTAATACGACTGTGGTTGTAGTTGTACCACCAGAAGTTGAAACAGTATAAGTATTTGCCTTTAGGTTTGAGTCAGAAAAATTATAGATTACCGTGTTCGTCGTTACATTGGTAATCAGAATTAATCGTTCTCTCGGTATGACACGAGGAATAACTATGGTATTTGTGGAAGGGGTAAATGTATATCCAGTTTCCAGTATTGCCTTTCTTGCCATAATTAATGAATACCTTTGTTATATTTATTAGAGTAGAAATAAGAGGTCATAGTCCAAACCTATGTTTTAGAGCATTATAGTTTTGTGAGATTTCTGCTGCGGAGAGTGCTCTGTTGTAAAGGTTGATGTAAGAACAATCACATTTGAAATAATTTGTATTGCCTGGACTACTAAACAAACGAGTAAAATCTAATGTTGAAGAAACAAAAGGAGTAGCAAGTTGTGTTACCAAAGAACCATTAATGTATATAAAGGGGGTAAGATTTGAATTCATTCCAAATACCAAATAGTTCCATCCTGTTCCAAGAGAAGCAGTTGCTGAATCTGGTGTTGAAGAATTTTCTTTAAAAATAAAAGTTGTGTTATTTGTTCCATAAATTCCAATCTCATAATCTCCAGCACCAAAATCTCTATCCGCAAGCATATGACACCAATTCACACCATTTACTTGTGTGGATGGAACTCTCATCAAAAATCCCATCGTAAATCCTGCTGTTGATACTTCTACCGGTGATGAAAAAGATACATTTTCATCTACACCATCAAAACTAAAATAATTTCCATTAAATACTGGAGAGTTGTTTATCGTTCCTTGTCTATTCCCTATCAAATCAGTCCAAGTAGTTCCAGTATTATTGAAAGAAGCATTCATTCCAGCATCTAAATCTAAAACCAATCCACTTCTTACAATATCTCTAAAATCACTGATTTCATCAATCTCATTATAAACAATCACCGACTTATCAGTATTTTGTCTCATATATCTTCCTTGTCCTGCACCAAATGAAGTTCCCGAAAACTCATCATATACAGGGTCATAAGGAGCAAAAACATTCGCAGAAAGAAAAGTAGTAAAACCAACATTCTCATCAAATCCAGAACTATAGTATGTCCCAAGTCCTGTGATATTTGTGTTGGTTGTTGATGATAAAACTCTGGATATTGCTGTGGTTGTTGTTGGTGTGTAATCTGTTGCTACTGAACCAATTTCTAATTGTGCTCCATAAAACAAAGTAGTTCCTATGGGACCAGCATCTCTTGATGCTGGATAAATTCTGTACCGGAGGTTATTATTCAATCCATTATTTGCATCATTTACGACAAAATATATTCTTATCCACCCATTTGGATATAATACTTTTCCAAAAATTGTGGGAGTAATTCCTGGTCCTTCTGCAGCATTTGCAGTAAGTGTATCTGTGGAAAAATTATATCTAAGATAACTTCCTCTGGTACTAGTACCTGTAAAAAATGCATAAAAATCAAGGATAGTTGCTGTACCCTGTTTTACAAAAATTGATAAACAATAGTTAGTTGTTGTACTTGGAGTTATTGATTTTGTTTGCTCAAATCCAGCACCATCAGAAGCAGTTGATTGGTCATCAATAGTCCAAGCACTATTGGATATATTATCAGGTCCTGTTACATTCTGTGCAAAAACACAAGTTGCAGAAACTGGAGTCCAAGTACCAGTATTAAAACTATTGCTACGAAGAAGTAAATTCTCACTCATAGAGTAATCATCAAACTCAGTTGCGAGCATTGATGCATATTGGTCTAATCTTCCTACAACACCCATAATCTTATCCTGCTACAAAGTCCAAACTATTTGCAGTTGAGTTGTACTGTATATAGAAGTTTGTGGTTCCTGCGGTTCCACCGAATCTCATTTTATTTGTGGAGGTTACTCGGGCATCTCCTGCAATATCTGCGGTAAATGCTGGACTTGCAGTTCCAATACCAACTGAACCAATACCAGTCACAACAAAGGGACTACTATCGGGATTAGCAGAATCTTCAACTACAAGAGCATTACCAGAACCAAGTTGAGTAATGCGAACCATATCACTTGATGTAGTTCCAGAGAATAATCCAGCAATACTTGTTGCTGTTGGAACTACATTTAAAGTTGCTCCTGGATTTGTGGTTCCAACTCCAAGATTACCAGAAACATAAGCACCACCAGTCACCTGAAGTCTTTGCGATGATGTTCCGGTTAATACATCAGTTCCAATTCCAACTTCTCCAGTAGAATGAACTACAACTCTATTGATTAAATTTGCAGATGTAGCAACCGATTCAAAAGAAGCACCACCAACGAATGTTCCACTTGGAAATGTATCAATTCTAATTTGACCTGCTGCAAGTCGGATTCTATCTTGTCCTCCACTTGCATCAGCATCATTTCCTTTGAATAAGAATAATTCAGATCTTTCTGTTCCAGTGCTCCAAATTCTTTCACCAATATAAGTGTGATTATAAGAACCAGGAAGATCTCCAGTGGTTCCATAAAATGCAATATAGTTTGAAGTTGTCGAAATTCCAAGTCTTAAATTACCATCAACTTGAAGTCTTTCACCTGGACTTGTTGTTCCTACACCAACAGAACCAGAAACATAAGCACCACCAGTAACTTGAAGTTTTTGTGATGCTGTTCCAGTATCTAATGTACTTCCAATCGTTATATTTCCACCAGAAGGTAATAGAGAAAGATTTCTATAAGCAACATTTTGTTCAACAGATTCAATTGACCAATATGGTTTAGTTACTGAAGAACTACTCCTTGCTATTAATAATTGGAATGGATTTGTTGCATCATTAGAACTGAGTGCAAAAGGACTTCCATCAGCAGAAGTCTTTATTGCATTACCATATACTGATAATTTGTATCCTGGATTTGTGATTCCAATACCAACAGAACCAGAAACATAAGCACCACCAGTAACTTGAAGTTTTTGTGATGCAGTTCCTGTTTCTGATGTTGCTCCAATTAACAGATTTCTGTTGCTAGTAATTCTTGCTGCTTCTGTTCCATAAGTTAAGTTGGGAAGTAAAATTGTTCCCAATCCAACCGTTCCAGTATTGAAAACAATTGCAGTTGGTGCTGTATTAATATCGGAGAATGTTCCTTCTGAAATACCAGATATAGAAGCACCATAAGTAATTCCAGTTGTAATTCCTGGTGCTGTTGAGAAGTTACCACCAAAGATTATGTTTCCGAGCATATTCCCACTTGGAGTGGGAAGGTTCATGTTATATTTTTCAAGAACCAGAGTTCCCGCAAAAGATTGTGATGAATTACTATCAACCCTCTGACCACGAACTCTTACTGTTGGGGAACCACTATTACCAGTTTGATCAGAAGAATCTAAATAAAGACCATCATTAGATCCAGCACGAACATGAAGTTTTCTTGTTGGATTGTTAGTACCTACACCAATAGAACCACTTGCATTAATAACAAATGGAGTAGAATCGGGATTTGTTTCGTCTTCAACAACCAGAGCATTACCAGAACCAAGTTGAGTAATACGAACCATATCACTTGATGTGGTTCCAGAGAAGAGTCCAGCAATACTTGTAGATGTTGGGACTACATTTAAAGTTGCTCCTAGATTTGTGGTTCCTATACCAACTCTTTGATTTGTTGCATCATAAACAAAATTAGTTGCTCCAGCAGAAACATTGTTATTATTAAAAATAACTTGAGTATTAGATCCTGCAATAGGGCCAGTCAATCCCTGAAGACCTTGTGTACCTTGTGTTCCCTGAAGACCTTGAGTTCCTTGTGTTCCTTGAGTTCCTTGAAGACCTTGAGTGCCCTGACTACCTTGAGTTCCTTGTGTTCCTTGAGTACCTTGAGTTCCTTGTGTTCCTTGAGTTCCTTGAAGACCTTGAGTGCCCTGACTACCTTGAGTTCCTTGTGTTCCTTGAGTACCTTGAGTTCCTTGTGTTCCTTGTGTTCCCTGAAGACCTTGAGTACCTTGAGTTCCTTGAAGACCCTGAAGACCTTGAGTACCCTGTGTTCCTTGAGTACCCTGTGTTCCTTGAGTGCCCTGAGTTCCTTGAAGACCTTGGAGACCTTGAGTTCCTTGAGTGCCCTGAAGTCCTTGAGTACCTTGAGTTCCTTGAGTACCCTGAGTGCCCTGAGTTCCTTGTCTTCCTTGAAGTCCTTGGAGACCTTGAGTACCCTGAGTTCCTTGAGTTCCTTGAGTTCCTTGAGTTCCTTGAGTACCCTGAGTTCCTTGTGTACCTTGTGTACCTTGTGTACCTTGTGTACCTTGTGTACCTTGAAGTCCTTGAACTCCTAAAACATTTGCAAGTTCATAAGCATAAAGGACTGGACCAGTGTTTTCACCAAAGGCAACATTACCTCCAGCTAAAGTTACAACTTTTAAATTATATGAATATGTTCCAGCAGAAGGAGTATCAATTACAGAAAGGGCATATGGGGAGTTTTCACTTCCAGCAGAACCTTCAAACTGAATGTCGTTTCCAATTGGGGTATTATCTCTGTATAATTGCAGACGACCCCAAACACCAGCAGCTAGATTTTCAGCATCTCCAGTTACAGTGACCTGAACTGGATTTCCATTAGTTGTAATAGTAGTTGTAACAATACCAACTGGGAAAGAAGCACTACTTAATACTGTTACTTTTGTACCTAAAGTTTGCGAATAGTTTAATCCACCAACTGCAAATGAAGGTCCCTGAAGACCTTGAGTACCTTGAGTTCCCTGCAATCCTTGAAGAGAACTAACAGTTATAGTTGCAGTGCTTCCAGCAACTGTGGCACTTATGGCATCTCCAGTAAAGTTTAGTATTGTTGCACTTCCTTGCGGAGAATTCTCATCTCTAATATTAATTGCATTTGTTGTCGCAGCACCAGCAGCACTTACTGTTCCCCAACTCCAATTTCCTGTACCATCTGCAATTGGAACATAAGAAGCAGTACCAAAATCAGTACCATTTGGAGATAATTGATTGACATCAAGTTTATTGATAGTTGCAATTCCAGTTATGTCAAGATTTGGAGAAGATATTTTACTATCAGTAACTTGCATTCCCCCTGCAGCAAGTCTTACACCAAATGGGACTTGAGTTGAACCAATACCAACACCATAATTGATTAACCAAGCATCAGTGCCAAGTCCAGAGAATGCTCCAGACTTAAACCACATAATTTTCTTATATGTTGAAGGTGATGTCTCAATTCCAGCAATAAACAGATTAACTAATGGACTACCTTCAGTAGAAGCAACAGCAATGCCACCGTGATTTGCTGTTATATCTGTAGAAACATCTTGCCCTAAAGCATTGGTTGTGAAACCAAGAATAATATCAGCATCGAGAACTCTTAAATCTTGAGCAGTAACAATTGTTGTTGTTCCACCAATACTTAAATTATTAGTAATGTTAACATTATAAGCACTCAGAGTCGTTCCATCAAAAGTTAAGTTTGCAGAACCAGTTGGATTATTAGAGCCATCTTTATAAACAACTTGATTTGCTGAACCAGCAACAGGTCCAGTAGTTCCTTGAGTTCCTTGAGTTCCTTGTGTACCTTGTGTACCTTGTGTTCCCTGAGTGCCTTGAATACCCTGAGTTCCCTGAGTACCTTGTGTTCCCTGAAGACCTTGAGTCCCCTGTCTTCCTTGAGTTCCTTGTCTTCCCTGAGTACCTTGAAGTCCTTGAAGACCTTGAGTTCCCTGTGTTCCTTGTGTTCCTTGTGTTCCCTGAGTGCCCTGTGTTCCCTGAGTACCTTGAGTACCTTGAAGACCTTGAAGACCTTGAGTACCCTGAGTGCCTTGAGTTCCCTGAGACCCCTGAGTTCCTTGTGTTCCTTGTGTTCCTTGTGTTCCCTGAGTGCCCTGTGTTCCCTGAGTACCTTGAGTACCTTGAAGACCTTGAAGACCTTGAGTTCCCTGAGTGCCTTGAGTGCCTTGAGTTCCCTGAGTTCCTTGTGTTCCCTGAGTTCCTTGTGTTCCTTGTGTTCCTTGTGTTCCCTGAGTGCCCTGTGTTCCCTGAGTACCTTGAGTACCTTGAAGACCTTGAAGACCTTGAAGACCTTGAGTACCTTGAGTTCCCTGAGTGCCTTGAGTGCCTTGAGTTCCCTGAGTTCCTTGTGTTCCCTGAGTACCTTGAGTTCCCTGTGTTCCTTGACGACCTTGAAGACCTTGAAGACCTTGAGTGCCTTGAGTGCCTTGAGTTCCCTGTGTTCCCTGTGTTCCCTGTGTTCCTTGAGTACCTTGTGTACCTTGTGTTCCTTGAAGTCCTTGAAGACCTTGAAGACCTTGAAGACCTTGAGTTCCTTGAAGTCCTTGAGTTCCTTGAGTACCTTGTGTACCTTGTGTACCTTGTGTACCTTGTGTACCTTGTGTTCCCTGAGTGCCTTGAGTTCCCTGTGTTCCCTGTGTTCCTTGAAGTCCTTGAAGACCTTGAGTTCCTTGAGTACCTTGAGTACCTTGTGTACCTTGTGTTCCCTGAGTGCCTTGAGTTCCCTGTGTTCCCTGTGTTCCTTGAAGTCCTTGAAGACCTTGAGTCCCTTGAGTTCCTTGAGTTCCCTGAGTGCCCTGTGTGCCCTGTGTACCTTGAGTACCTTGAAGACCTTGAGCACCTTGAGTTCCCTGTGTTCCTTGAGCACCTTGAGTACCTTGTGTACCTTGTGTTCCCTGTGTTCCCTGAGTACCTTGTGTTCCCTGAGTACCTTGAGTACCTTGTGTTCCCTGAGTACCTTGAGTACCTTGGGTTCCCTGAAGACCTTGAAGACCTTGAGTTCCCTGTGTGCCCTGTGTACCTTGAGTACCTTGAGTACCTTGAGTACCTTGGGTTCCCTGAAGACCTTGAGTACCTTGGGTTCCCTGAAGACCTTGAGTACCTTGAGTTCCCTGAGTTCCCTGAGTTCCCTGAGTTCCCTGAGTGCCTTGAGTACCTTGGGTTCCCTGAAGACCTTGAGTACCTTGAGTTCCCTGTGTTCCTTGAGTTCCCTGAGTACCTTGTGTTCCCTGAGTACCTTGAGTACCTTGGGTTCCCTGAAGACCTTGAAGACCTTGAGTTCCCTGTGTGCCCTGTGTACCTTGAGTACCTTGAGTACCTTGAGTACCTTGTGTTCCCTGAGTACCTTGAGTACCTTGGGTTCCCTGAAGACCTTGAGTACCTTGAGTTCCCTGTGTTCCTTGAGTTCCCTGAGTGCCTTGAGTACCTTGTGTTCCCTGAGTGCCTTGAGTTCCCTGTGTTCCCTGTGTTCCCTGAGTGCCTTGAAGACCCTGAAGACCTTGTGTTCCCTGAGTTCCCTGAGTACCTTGTGTTCCCTGTGTACCTTGTGTTCCCTGAAGACCTTGAGTTCCTTGAAGAGCAGCATTTTGAATAGTTGCTTTTCCTACAACTGCTCCACTCACATCATAAAGTGCTATAAAATCATTACTTTGTGGGTCATTAATTGTCGTAAGACCATTAATATCAAGATTTGTTGCTGTTCCAATAAATCTGGTTGCTGTTATAAGTCCAGAAGAATTAATATTTCTAACAACTGCTAAATCATTTTCAGTAAATTGTACATTACCAGCAGCAAGTCTTGTTCCAGTTGGGAATTGTGTTGAACCAATACCGACTGCATAATTGATTAACCAAGCATCAGTTCCAAGTCCAGCAAAAGTGCCTTCCTTGAACCACATAATTTTCTTATATGTGGAAGGTGCTGTCTCAATTCCAGTAACAAATAAATTAACTAATGGATTTCCTTCTGTTGAAGCAAGAGCAACACCACCATGATTTGCAGTATTATCGTTAGAAACATCATTACCAAATGCATCAGTTCTATAACCAAGAATAATATCAGGGTCTGTGACAACCAATTCTTGAACATTAACAAATGCAGTTGTACCACCAATTGTGATATTTCCAGTTACATTTAAGTTACGATTGATTTGAACATCTCTAGTTACTGTTAAATCTTGAGGAACAACTAGATTATTTGGAAGACTTAATACTGGAGTTGAACCTTCACCAGTTCCACCAGTAACAGTAATTTGATTTGAAGTTCCAGAAACTGACTGAATATAATCACCAGTAGTATCTGAACCAAGAGCAACACTATTTGGTTGAATTGTTGCTGCTAAAGATACATTACCAGTTCCATCAAAACTGACTGGTGAAGCAACAATATCTCCAGTAATTTCAAAAGTTCTTGCAGTTTCAAGGTTTGTTGCTGTAGTTGCTGTACCTGTTAAGTTACCTACAAAACTTGAAGCAGTTACAACACCTGAGGAATTAATAGTTTGAGCCGTTAAATTAGTAACACTGGTGACTCCGAGTGTTGATACTCCGATAACTTGAAGATTTTTAGTTGTGGTAAGACCAGTAACACCCAAGGTTGCTAAAGTGGAAATTCCAATATAAGATAAATTAGTACCTGAAAGATAATCAATCGTACCTGTTGTTACGTCAAGGGTTTCGATTGTTCCAATACCAGTTACATTGATATTACGAGCAATAAGTTCATCAAAAGTAATATCATCAGCAACATACAGGTCACCACCAACATAAATGTCACCAGAGAAAGTAGCTATTCCAATAAATGTAGAAACCCCAGAGACATAGAGATTAGTATTAGTCAAATAATCAATAGTACCTGTAGTGGCATCTAAAGTAATGATAGTTCCAATACCAGAAGTGTTGAGGTTGGTATTTGTTAGGTAATCGATAGTACCTGTATTGGCATCTAATGTTTCAACAGTCCCAATGCCACTAACCTTAAAATCACCATAGACATCAAGTTTTGAAGTTGGATTTGTAGTTCCTACACCAACAAAACCACTATTTATTATTATAAATTTCGTATCTAAATTTCCAGAAGTAGCAACTTCTTCAAAAGAACCTGAAGTTGGAATTGTATAAGTATCAAATCTAATTTCTGCTGCTGCTAATCGAATTCTATCTGGTCCTTCAACTGATAAATCGTGGTCGTTCCCTTTAAATATAAGAAGTTCGGATTCTTCTGTTGCAGGAGTGTAAATTCTTTCTCCAATAAAGGTGTGAGTAAATCCTCCATTAGGAGAATCTCCAGTTGTACCTTTAAACGCAATATAATTTGAATCAGAAGAACCTAATCTGATATTTCCATCAACTTGAAGTTTTTCTAATGGATTTTCAACACCAACACCAACAGAACCAATACCAGTAACTACAAAAGGGCTGGAATCTGGATTAGCATCCCTAACAACTAATGCATTCCCAGTTCCAGTTTGAGTGATTTTGAGAGCATCACTGGAACTGTTAACTGTTATATCAGTGATTCCAAAATTACTATTCCCAGAAACAGTAAGACTTTGGGCAGTTAATTGTGTTGCAGATGTGATACCAAGAGTACTAATTCCACTATAATACAGGTCAATACCAGAAAGATAGTCAATAACACCAGTAGTAACATCTAACGATGTAATAGTACCAACACCTGATACATAAAGATTACCAGTTGTTGTTAAACCAGAAAATCTTGCGTTTCTCCATCTATTACTTTCTAAACCAATATCATACGTATTGTCATATTTTGGAACTAAATTTGATACAAATTCACCACCAACATTAATATCATCAGAAGTAGAGTCACCAATTCCAATTGTCCCACCCCTAAAAATTGCTGTTCCTATAAAGTTAGAACTTCCAGCAACTTCTAAATTTCCACCGATATATAAGTTTCCGCCAGTTGTAGTAATGCCACCACCAAATGCTAAGGTTGTTACTCCAATACTTTTTAAATTACCATTTATAACTAAGTCATTTAAAATGTCTGCAGATGCATTAATATCTACATTATTATTAAAAGTTGAAATTCCAGAAACATATAAACTACTTAGTGATGTCGCAGAACCAATTAATTCACCATCAACATAAAAACCCTTAGCAGTAAGAATTCCAGTAAATTCACCATCTCCAATTACATATAAACTTCTACCCTCAGAAGTTGTAGTTCCTATTCCTACATTTCCAATAACTTCAAGTACTGTTTTCCCTTCTGTATAAGAACTTATACCAATCTTAAAGTTTTTTTGACGATTGCTGAGGTACTTTGCCATTTTTGGTATTAGTTAAGTGTTTCTAAAATACTTGCGACAAGTTTCAGATTAGTTGCATTACTACCAGATATAACTAATTTATCTCCACTTTCAAGAACTAATTTTCCAGAAAGAAGATTTATTGTATCATTTCCAGCAACTGGATATTGCTTTAACATTTCTGTGTCAGTAGAACTTCTGCGATGAAAAACTGTAATATCTTGAGAAGTTGTTCCGATATTTGTGACTTGTGCTAAAAGTACAACTCCAGTATAACCAACTGGAGCAGTATAAACTTCTGTTGGACTTGCAGATACAACTGCAGTAACTGTCTGAAATACATTTAACGGTAGTGCCATTCTTATTCTCCTCCAAGTGCTAAAATGAATGGTGTCATTGATGAAAACAAACTCTTAGAATAAATTGTTCCACTAATTGTTCCTGTTTGTTGGTTAATGGTAACACCATCTCCTATTCTAAAATTTCCAGATTGGTCTGTACTTGTATAAACAACTAATCCACCATTTCTCATATCAATTTCATTTTCTTGAATTGCAACACCACCAGTTACAGGTAAAGCAGATGCGATGTTTGTTCCTGACCCAATATATTCAAATGAATGACCAGATGCTAAAATACGACTTTGCTTAAAGAAAAAAGTTGTAGTTCCAACTCCAACGGAAAATGGAACACTATCATTTAAAATAATTGTACAAATTCCAGATACAATTGGAGTAGAACTTTGAATTGAATAATAAGATGGAATCAAATTAGCAACCCCTATTGCAGTATTTATTCCAACATTAGGAGAACCAAAAGTAACTGTTGGTGGAGTTGAACCATATCCTCTTCCACTTGAAACCATTTGAACAGAAACTACTGATCCATTTTCAACTTCAGCAATTCCAGAAGCAGATATTCCCCAAGAAGTTTCTGGTGAAGAAAATGTAATTGATGTATTTCCACTGTAACCAGTTCCACCAGCACTTACGTTCACACTTCCAATTGTATAATACGGTTGCCCAAAATAAACAACTTGACCATCAAATGGACGAACTACATTTATTTTTACAGCACCTCCAGATGAATAAGTGTGCTGAATGGTGGAAACTCCAACATAAACTTCAAATGATGTTGATGATGGTAAATTTGCAACCTCAAAAACATATCCATTATTTCCCGAAGGAAATATAGAAGTTCCCTCTCCATAGGAACAAGTAAAAGTAAGATTATTAATTGAGACTCCCATTCCAACACTGAAATTATGATTTTGACTGACAGTAATAGTCGTTAAACCAGTTGCATTATCATAAACTGCGTTTGTGACATTTAACGTTGGTATATTTAAATCTAAAACAAAAGTATCAGAATTTTCAGATGCTGCTACTGTAACTATTCCTGTATATTTTTTAGCACTTACTCCATCTGCAACTAGAGCATAATTTCCAAAGGATGAGTTGGAATTAGTTAAATCACAACCACCACCAGAACCACAATAAACAGCAATATCATTACAAATAGTAAACATAGATACTAACTGTGCGTATCCTTCATTTGTAATGGATGCTCCAATTCCATTCTGATTGTATTGCGTATAAGAATCCAAAACCATACTTTTAGTTGGTCCTATTGCTTTAGAACCATCAACTTTTAATCCAATACTATTTGGAATAAAATTAGTACAATTTTGAATATAAGGTGATTGATTTATATAAACAGGTTTGGTTGGATTGAAAGCAAAAACTGCCTTTCCTGAATTTAAACTTCCAGAAAAAGACATATTGGAAACATAATTTCCATTATTAACATAAAAGAAATCAGTATTTGAATTCTGTGGGACAACTGTAACTTCTCTTAGGTTGTCTCCAACAATACTAATTTGTTTTGGTAAAGAAATTGGATTATTTTCTATGTAAGTTCCAGCACTAACTTTAATAACAGTTCCCTCTGTTGCAATTCCAACTGCTGCTGCGATAGTTGCTTTTGCTTCTCCGAGTTTTTTTCCTGTGTTTGAATCGTTTCCGTCTTCTGTGACATATAAAATATTTGAAACTACATAATCAGAGTTTACTTGTACTGCGTCAGCAAGATTTGCTGAAATTACTTTTATAGCATTATTAGTTCCAACTCTTACCTTAGTATTATTTGTTCCTACTCTTACTTTAATATTATCCATCTGGTATTGAGAGAAAATAACCTCAGAATTTATAGATATTTTCCCTGTTCTATAATTACTAAGGTAATGGTAGGAACTTCAATTTCTAATTACAAAAGGGACAATATCTTTGTCCCTTTTATTTATTCTTCTTCTTGCTTTCCTTCTTCTAACTCATCCAATGCTTCTAATGCTCCCTGAACTTTAAGAAATTCTTCTTTTTTGACATTAAATTGTTGCTCAAGTGCAACAAGTTCATCACGAATTTGAACTGCCTTTTGTGTTAAAGAACTAATCATTTCTTGTTTAGTCATAATTTTATAGAATAACTATGAGGGTATTTATGTTATTATGCAGTTCTCATAATGAATGCAAGTGCATAATACGGAGGTAAGTTTGCATTTGTTGCTACTGAACCTTCTACACTGACAGAAACATTATGCCCGTGTGTTGCATCAATAGCAATACCACCATCAACAAATTGACTATCTGTTTGTGATGGCGTCGCATTTTGAAATGCAGAACGGTCTGAGCGAGATAAAATACCTTCATTAAATACTGTACTAGCACCATAAGATTCTGCAATTGGCCAAATGTCACCCGTTAATACTTTACTGGTGTCTGATGTTGATGCTGTATGACTATGAGAAACCAAAGTGGCATCTGCACTACCACCAATATCTCCAGGATCATATGGAGAACTTCCACTTTGGGATGTAGTTCCAGTCTTAGTAAGACTATCTGCAGCAACAATAAATTTATTTCTCAAATCTGGAGTTCCATTACTCCCATTACATAATGCCCATCCTGTTGGAACCGTAGTTCCAGACCACATAATAATTCCACCAACTGGAATAGTTCCATTTCCAACAAATGAACCAGCAGTAACAGAACCAGTCCCAACACTTAATGAAGTTCCAGTAATAGAACCATTAAGATTCAGAGAGTTTTTCCACTCAACACCACCAGCTTCATTACTATCAGCAGTTAATATTGTTCCATTGGCACCGACAGCAAGTGTTGTTGCTGCATTATCTCCTGTTGCAACAAGAATTTCACCTTTATTGTTCCAATCCTGATTAGATTTGAGACTTCCCTGCCCACCAAGAGCAAGAATAAAACAAGGAATTCCAGAAGGGGGAGCTTCACTGAAGTCAATTATATTTGTATAAGCACCACTAACCTGTCGGATTATATAGTCAGTAGATGGTTTTTGTATTACACCACCAAGAGAAACAATTAAATTATCAGGACCAAGTGGTACAAATGCTGCATTTGAAGTTCTAAACAATTGGAATGATGTTCCAGTTCCATTAAATAAACCACTAATATCCTTCAATACTTCGGAATTTCCTGTTGGTAAATTTGATGTTGCAATTGGAGGTTGAGGGACAAACCCAAGAGCATTTACCACATCTTGTGACTCCAGTTTTGAATTTGACCCATCTGCTCTTAGTATATTTGGAATGCCAGATGTCGATGGACTTCCATTCACAGCAAATCCAGAAGAAGTTACATTACCACTAACTCCAAGAGTACCATTAAAAGATGAATTTCCTTGAGAATTAACAGTTAAAATTCCATCAGAAACAATTGTTCCTTTTGTAGTAACATTTCCAGTATTTCCTGCAACAGTAAATTTGTCAGTATTAATGTTAAAATCAGAAACAGTTACTGTTTGTCCACTAGTATTAACAAGATTGAAAAGATTTAAATTTCCTCTAATGGTTGAAACTCCAACACTTCCGACTTCAAATCTTGATGGTGTGTTCAAACCATTTAGAGTCAATGCACCAAGAACACTTAAATCACCATCTTGATTGAGTTTAAGTTTAGTTTCAATTTGATTTCTTGCTGTATTCTCACCAACTGAATCAAAACTTTCTTGTCCTGGTGAAACAGAACTATTTGTACTTGCTAATTTCCAAGAATAAGAATCACTTACATCAATACCAGCATACCATCTACGATTACCTGAATCATTTGAGAACCAAGAAAGAACAACGTCTCCAGGTCCATCATTTTTAAGTTTGAAATGACTTCCAGTCAAGTCAGATCCAGCACTAAGACTTGTATAAGTTGCTGTTATTCCACTACCAACTCTAAATCTTTCAATTCCTTGATTTTGGAAAACTATATCGGTGCTGTGATTGTGATTTAAGACAAATCCAGAGGTGCTACTTGAACTAAATTGTGTTCTTCCACCAGGCACAAGATCTTCACTGTCTCCAATAGAAGATATTCCAATTGTTCCGTGAACTTGTAATTTTGATGATAGAGTTGTAGTTCCAATTCCAAGATTTCCATCACCAGTTATAACAACATTTCTTGAATCACCATCAGAAAATGCAATTTCATTACCATTAGGAACGTTAATTACTAAACCGGATTGATATTTTTCAGTTGTCTCTACTGCTTGTATTGTTCCTTTTTTGACTTGATTTGAGGAATATAAATTCAAACTAGTTTGAATTCCAACATCACCAATTATAGACAATTTATCTGTTGGATTTGTGGTTCCTATACCTACAGACCCACTTATATAAGCACCACTATTGATCTGTAACAATTGATTGGAAGTTCCCGTAAAAATTGTTGTTCCGATTCCTACAAGACCACTAAATGTAGAAACCCCAGCAACTTCTAAATCATAAAATCTACTTCTAAGTCTTGGTACAGTTTGACTATCAACAAGGTCTCCTGGATTATAAACATAAATGGCATAACTTGTGCCACCAGCACCTGCTCCACTAAAAAATGCAGTTTTTCTGATATTAATATTATTAAAATTGACATTATTTAAGGTAATTCCAGATTCAATTTCAACTTGACCAGAAAATACTACGTCCTTAAATTTTGATTTTCCACCAACGTAAAATGCAACATCATTAACTCCAGGATCTGAAGTATTTGCAAAATCATTGGAATTACCAATTCCAATTTTATCAACTTTAAAATCTAAAATATCTTTAGATTGACTGATTGGACCAAATTTCTTCCACTCTCCATCGACATAAACTTGTCCAATGTAACCTTCGTTTGGAAGGGATTTTAGGGAAATATTACCACGATTTACTAAATTTGCATCAGTTGGGGTTGATATTCCTACTGTAACTAATTTATAAGTTGTTGTGTCACCTTTTACATAAAGATTTTTAACATTAACACCTTCATCAGAAGTGCTTACTACTTTTTTATTGAAACTTACTGGTCCATAGAATTGACTTGTCTCTTTTGCTCCATCACCACCCTCAACAGTAATTCTTCCCCTTGCTAGAATATTATCAAATGTTACATCTAACTTATTGGTATTAGTTCCTTCTGCATCATCTCCAGTATAACTGAGGATTGGTGCCTCAACAATTTTTTCTTCACCAGTGGATGAACTTAGTTTCTTTGCACCAGAATAAAATTCACCAACATCATTCATTCCAGTATAAACAACTACACCACCTTTTTGCTTTCTTGCTTGAGATACAAGAACGTCATCTTCTGTTAAAATTCTAGTCTGCTTTTGTGGCATACCAGTTGAATAGTTGCCTGGACCATAACCAAGATATTCAAAGGTATGACCAGATGCTCTCATAAATGAAGGTCTGCGAACCTCCATTGGCATTACATTTATCTTTTTGACTTGTGTTCCTGCTTCAGCAGTGGTTTTGAAAGTGCTAAATCTACCACGAAGAGCATTAAATGTATTTGAAGTTGTTGAGTTAGCAAGACGAATAATTTCATTATTAATGACTACATAATCACCACGATCAAAACCTTTGGAACTTGTCAGAGTAATTGATGTGCTATCTACAAGAATTGTTGACGAAAGTGTTGTTGTAATACCAGCATAAAAATAAGATGCTCTAGAACCAAGAGTATCTTCACCTCTTGAGAGTACAAGTTCGTTTGAACTTATAGAGTGCTTAAGTAATGTTCCAGTCGTTGAGGATTTAGTTTGTGTTACAACTCCAACATTAAAAGTGAAGGTATTCAATCCAACATTTTCTTTTACAACAAATGTTTTATCGTATATGGTATGACCACTACCAACAATTGTAAATTTATTTCCTCTAAGTAATCCGTGAGAATTATTCGTTGTGACTGTAACTATTCCTGTAACAGTGCTGTCAAATCTAAACGAATTGATTCCAATTCCTTCGGCCGATAAAACTGCTACAGGGATTCTTCCATTTGTATTTGATTGATATGATGGAACACCACTTGGAACATAAATTTCAATAGATTTTGATGATGGAACGTTTGTAATTCTATAAACTCCATCTAAATTTGTCGTATTAAAACCACGTATTTCAAGGGCATCTCCAATATTATTGTTGATTTCTAATACTTCTGCTTTTGCATAAATTGTTGGAGTGATTCCAGATGGACCAGAAATATCAAGTACATCTCCAACAGAATAAACTGAACCAACATCAACTATTTTAATTGAACTTGTATTAATTGTACCAGTAGAACCAATAACAGGAACGTAAAGAGAAGCACCCTGACCAGTACCTCCAATTAAATTAGACGAATAAATTGTGGTATTTCCATATCCTGCTCCTGATGTTCCTGCACCAGTAGGATTTTTTACTGATATTGATTTGATTGAATTGAAGTTATGTTCAACATTTGTATGAATAGTAACCGTAGTATTTCCAGTTCCACTTACAACTACTCCAGTGATTCCAAATCCAACATTTGAATTCTTTAAAAACGTGTTTATGGTTTCTCTTGTGACTGATTTTCTTTTATCATCAGTTACAACCTTTCCAATTACAGATGCATCAGCATAAGTAACTGATTCAGATGGATCGGAATTGAAATTATCACGATCAATTTGTGGATATAAATTTCTAACATCTTGATTAAACGACTTAGAAGAAAGATTATATCCAATATCAGAAGATGGAGAAACATTAGATGATAAAACAATCAAATGATAAATTCCATCTTGACCATTTAGTCCTGGAATATGAGATTTAATTGTATCTACTCTATAGATATAAAAATCATTTTCATATTCTTCTCTGGATACCAAAGGAATTTGACTTCTTTCTTGATTGGTATCACGTTCATCAACTTGATTAGTAAATGTTCCTGGATTGATTTTCACTCCAGAAATTTCATATGTAAATGTTTTGGAACTTGGAACTGAAGCAATAACGTAAGAACCATTATAAGTTGAAGTGATTCCAACTGCAGTAGGATTATTTTCACTTTTGATTCTTTGGACTTTAACTTTGTCTCCAGTAAAAAACTTATGAGGTTTTTCGGTAGTGATAGTTACTGTTTGTTTTCCACCAGAAACAGCACCAACAGTAGCATTTTTAATTATTTTTTCGTTTCTTAAATATGCTGGTGGTGTTTGCTCAGTAATGGATTGGGTATAATCAAAGGAAATCGGACTAATATTAACAGTCTTGGATTCTTGCAATACAAATCCAGCTTGTGGTGGTCTGGCATTAGTATATTCTTTGGGAACTACGTATCTTAGTCTATAAATTCTATCTTGTATTGAACGATTGTCCAATTTACGTTTTACGAAAGTTGAAGATGTTTCATTTCCCAAAGAAGTTGTTCCAAAACCAACAATTGCTGGAAATATCTGATTATCTGATGAATTGCTACTTAAAATATACCATTGTCCATTTACATCATCATATTGGATTGGACTTCCAATATCTCCAGGTTTTTTGTCAGTTACAGAACTTACAATGGTAAGAACACCACCTCTATCATTAATTCCCTCAATCTCATTTTCTGCAATTGCATCATTCAATGAATATGCAAGTTTAACCTGATTTACTGCTAAACCTGTTGTGATTGCATAAGCAACAACTCCTGCAGTTAATCCATTTGGAACTTCACCAGTATCTGAGAAAATTCTAACACTTTCACCATTAATTAATTGGTGATTTGCATTCAAAGTTAAAACATTGTTTGAAATTTGATTTAAATTTCCAGATCTTGATACGGTGTATGACTTTCTTGCAGTAACTCCTACACCAGAAACAACTGGCATTAATATTGGAGAACTATAAACTGTTTGTGCAGTTCCAATTACTATATTAAGATTTAAAGTATCGTTTGTTTTTGCACCAATTTTAAATCCATCTACGTCTTTTGATGGTGAAACTTCTTTGTTTTTGTAATTATAAAGATATAATCTTTCTGTCAATCCTACAGAAATAGTTTTTGGAACATCAAAAGAAATCCAGTTAATATTACTTTCTAGTTCATCTACTTCTTTTGGTGGTATAATATGAGTAATATAACCAACGTCATCTCTATCAAATGATTCGTTTCTATAACCAACAGATTCAAGTGAAATGGCACCAAAGTTTGAATTGGAGTTGGTGATACTCATATCACCACCAGATTCAGTTATAAAGTGTTTTGCAAATCCAATTGCGAAAATAGAAACACATTGAACAAAACCATTATTTGATACACGAATGTGAAAACCTTCATAATCTGGTTTATAAATTGCGTTACTATTAGTGTGTAATGGTCTTTCACTACTTGTTAGTGCTAGAACATCATTACCTTCATATTTTCCTGTTGTTTTATTATAAACAATAAATGCATTATCATCTTTTTGAAGAGAAACTCCAGTAAATTGGGCAACAACCATACTCTTGAAACCATCTGCCTTGTTGCCATCTGCCCACATTCCGCACAATCCATATGCAGAACGAATTGAACAGTTGAAAACATAAGGAGACGCAGAACTTACACTATCTGATTCAATTGTTACGATTCCAGTTTCATAATCTGCAACATCGGGGTTCGGATTTGATGGGGAAGACGTTGAAGTATAAGTAAAAGTAGAGACTCCAACGACTTCTCTAACTGTAAATGAACCGTTAAATGCAGAAGCATCTGTGGTAATTCCAGAAATTAAAACAGGACTATCCACAAAAAGACCGTGAGGAAGTTCCTCTCCAGTTTGAAGATTTTTAGTTGTAACTTTAATTACATTAGTTGCTTGTGTAACTCCATCTCCACCACTGATACTTGAAATGCCAAGTGGATTTGCCTGCAATTCACCAACAATTCTAAATTCATCTTTAGATGGTTCAAAATCATCAAGAGTTGGATAATCAAGAACTCCTCGTCCTGTAATATCACCATATGCTTTTGCGACCTTGTAATAATACATATCAAGGTCAGTTAAATCAGTCTGCTCCGTACCAAGAGCAACTTTATTCACACCATCTGCATAAGCGAACGAAACTACTTTATGGTGTGAAAAATTAGGAACAAAACGATTGTCTGTATAATCACTAAATACCGTCTTTGTTTGGTCTGCATCTAAGAATGTGAAGGTACTGAAGTAGCAAGTACCAGTTACATTAAAAATGCTTGTGTTATCAACAGAAGAATCCTCAGGATTTGGTACATAAAGAGGACGAATCTTTGTTTTTCTTAAATCATATCCAATAATTGAAGTTCCACGAGGTAGAATTGCACCACCAAGAACTGAGTTAAATTTATATAAATCGTTATTTGTATCTAAAATATTATAATTTGAATTTTCATTTAGTTCTGGTAAATTAACTTCAGTCCAAGTTGATGTACCTGTTCTTTTTTTATAAATCGCATTGGAACCTTGCTTTGCGATTGAAAAACCAGGTCTATTATCAATGTAATGAGTTCCCGGATAGACTAATATAGTCGTTCTGTCAATTCTATCGTTGTTTTTGCCACTTTGATATGAAAATCTTGCAGCTTCTATTAATGCTCTTTGAATTGTCTTAAATGGACGAGTTAAAGAATTGCCTTGATTTTCGTAACTATCTGTAGCATCAAAATCTGATGGATTTACATAAAGAATATTTCCTTCAGCATTCTTTAAAAAATTCTCTAATCTTGACAGAGGCATTTTATTAGCACTATAATCTTTTATAGTTGTATTTAGTCAAAAACCTTACGATAAAAAAATTTGGGGAAATTTTTTTTGACCATTTTTGTAATCAAAGGTCAATTTTGGTTTTAGTCATCACATGGAAGCATCTCTGGGTTCTCTAACTCTAATTCAAACATAAGTGGATGGCATTCCTCAAGCATTAAGTAATAAGAAGATTGGTATAAGTCCTCAGGTTCATAGGATAATTCATTGTTTGCGTGTTCTACAATTTCTGTTGTGTAAAGACCACTGTGGGGCAACTCATCAAATGTAAACGGAATACCATTTATAAAATACATAAGAACAATTTCTGTTCCACAATTATACCAACAATACGTAGTGTCTATGTGGTATTTCATAGAACGAACCTAATTTTCTTTATTTAGAGTTCAATTTGAATATGTCAATTCACCACGAAGTTCTGCCAATTTTGCTTCCGCAAGACATTGAACGCAAGTCCAATATGTTTCACCACTAATGGGAAAAAACTCTTCAGTGAAATGAGATGCAACGTCCTCCTGCATTCCTTGAAGTTCACGAAGAGTTTCACGACTAATTTGCATTTTGTAGTAATATTAGGTCTCTACTATCATAGCACAAAAACTTTTGGTTGTCAAGTGGTAATTTTGCCCCTACTATTGCTGTGAAAATAATCGTATCGTTTTTCACTTTCAATAATTCTATGAATAATTTCCGATGGACACTCAGTTATATCGTCCATATGTCCAACTAACTCATAGTTAAAATGTGGATTGCGAAAAAAATGTGCAGTGTCTAATCCAAATATCAAATCTTTAGTACAATTCATTCCACACACCCACAAATTTGTCTTTTTCAAGTTAATTCTTCTAATTTTTTCAGAAGGATTAAAATCTTTAGGTTTTTTATAATATAAATGAAGTCTATTCTGATTATCGGTGTTTATTCTTTTGAATTTACAATCGGTTATAATATTTGAGCATATTGATTTCAGCTCTTCAAGTTGATATTGATTATCAACATCTAAAACTAATAGATTACTATTTGAAACTATAATTCCATAACCAGTAGTAAAAGTTAATTTTTTTTCTTTTTTGAAGTTAAATTTCAGATATGGGTCTTTTGGTTTATCTATCAACGAATATTGTATTTCAAACTGCTTAAACAAATTTTCATATAATTCTTCTTTACTGAATGGACTTGGAAAAATATATTTTAAATCAGAGGAAACATCTCCAATAAGAGACATCTTTGGGTGCTCATCAGTAGATAAAAAATAACTATATTCTTCTGATATTTGATTTATTGAATCTAAAACTTTTTTTTGATAATGTATGTTCAAATTATTATGTAGTATTATCATAAGACTGATAATACACTAAAGTGCTACCAACAGACACTTTCCACTCTGATAGTGAAGGAGCGGTTTCATTACTTGCATCTACTATTATAGAAGAAAATCTTATATTGGAACTCCCAAAACTTATACTTGGGTTCGCTACGTTTATATTTCCAACCGCACCATTGGTGTAAGTAGAATTCAAAACTTCATTTACATAGATACTTAAAGTCCCCGTGAAATCTATTGTAGGTCTGTTAAAATTAATAGTAAAAACTGTTGGACTACGGGATGAACCAGGAACTACAATGTTTCCTGAATACACATCAAATAAATTACCATTACCCATCATATAAGTGGTCCAATTTGCAAACCGACCATAAAAAGTATTAATTCCAATTTGACCAGAACCAGGAGCACCACCACTTGAATAATACTCATCAATTCCAATTGGATTTGACCCTCCAAATTCATCTTGGAGAGATAACAAACTAATTTGACCAGAGAGGGGAAGAACCATATTTGTTAAATCTATGAGTTCCAGGGAAATTGAGATTCAACAACTAATGATTTATTATATTCAATTTGTTTTTGAATATTTTCTTCAACTTTTTCAATATCAATTTTACTCAGAATCCATTCAATAATTATATTTTCTGATAAATTTGAGTAAGGAACAAATACTTCAGATTCAATTGGAATTTCAAGTTGCAAATTAGAAGTCAATGAGGTTGCAATATTGGTTTCTAAATCCAATCCACTTATTGTCCAGACTACATTATAAATTACATCATTATGCAATTCTGTATTCTTTTTATTTAAAGAATTTATTTTCCAAGAATATTCTATATTACTCATTTAGTCTTCTCCAATAATTAAAGTTAGTTTTTCTTTAAGAATATTTATTTGAATTTGTTGTTCTTTAATTGCTTCAATCAACAATGGAACAATCAATTCGTACTTAACTGCTTTTTCACCATCATTTCTTGTTGCCACTGCTTCAGGAAGAACTTTTTCTATTTCTTGAGCAATGACACCAATATCATGTTTTTTTATGAAATAACCATCAACTCCTCCTTTATTTTGAATATATTCATCGGTCCAATCAAATTCAACTCCATTTATTTGCATCAGTTTTTTGATTGGATTTTTTATATTTTCAATATTGTTTTTTAGTTTAATATCTGATGAATAGTAAGCAATAACATTTCCTGTCGCTCTTATTTCACCACCCACAAAAAGTTTTGAGGTTGGATTTGTGGTTCCTATACCAACATTGCCATTATAAGGTGCTAATAGAACGGTATCATCTGCATTTACATCAATACTTGGAATACCAGAAGAATCGGATACAGAGAATATAGAACCACTGGTAAGATTATTTGTAATTGTAAATAATTGACCTGCAGAACCTTCAAAGGTTAAAGTTCCAAAATTTAAAGTATCATTGTGCTTGATAGTAATAACTGTTCCAATTCCTAATGTTCCAATTCCAGAAACTGGACCAGTATATGTTAAACTACTTGACCCAGTTACTGTATTAGAGGAATCTTTATAGACAATTTGATTTGAAGAACCTGCTACTGGTCCAGTAATTCCTTGAGTTCCCTGAGTACCTTGAGTTCCTTGAGTTCCCTGAAGACCTTGAGTGCCTTGAGTTCCCTGAAGACCTTGAGTGCCTTGAGTTCCTTGAGTTCCCTGAGTACCTTGAGTTCCCTGAGTTCCCTGAAGACCTTGAGTGCCTTGAGTTCCTTGAGTTCCCTGAGTACCTTGAGTTCCCTGAGTACCTTGAAGTCCCTGGAGACCCTGAGTACCCTGAGTTCCTTGAGTACCCTGAGTTCCTTGAGTGCCTTGAGTTCCTTGAGTTCCCTGAGTACCTTGAGTTCCCTGAGTACCTTGAAGTCCCTGGAGACCCTGAGTACCCTGAGTTCCTTGAGTACCCTGAGTTCCTTGAGTTCCTTGAGTACCCTGAGTACCTTGAGTACCTTGAGTACCTTGAGTACCTTGAATGCCCTGAGTTCCTTGAGTACCTTGAGTTCCTTGAAGTCCCTGAAGACCTTGAGTACCCTGAAGACCTTGAGTACCCTGAGTACCCTGAGTACCCTGAAGACCTTGAGTACCCTGAGTACCCTGAGTACCCTGAGTACCCTGAGTTCCTTGAGTACCTTGAGTACCTTGAGTACCTTGAGTTCCTTGAAGTCCCTGGAGACCTTGAGTACCTTGTCTTCCTTGAAGTCCTTGAAGTCCCTGAAGACCTTGAGTACCTTGAGTACCTTGAGTTCCCTGAAGACCTTGAGTACCTTGAGTACCTTGAGTTCCCTGAAGTCCCTGAGTACCTTGAGTTCCCTGAAGTCCCTGAGTACCTTGTGTTCCTTGAAGTCCTTGAATACCTTGAGTGCCCTGAGTTCCTTGTGTTCCCTGTGTACCTTGAGTTCCCTGTGTACCTTGAGTTCCCTGTGTTCCTTGTAATCCTTGTAATCCTTGAGTACCTTGAGGTCCCATAGGACCAAATACAAGGTCTTCAAATGCAAGATTGGATGTAAAAATTGAACTATCAAGATATAATGCATTTCCTGTAGAACGGGCAACAGTTCTCAGTAAAGATGAATTTTTATAGTATCTAATATTTGCACCATCATAAGTAACTGAAAGATAATCACTAATTTCATATGTAGTGCCAAGACCAGTAACAGAACCATTTTCAATTGATTTGATGTCACCATTATCCAAATACATACCGTAATCAAAATTTTGATTACTAGATGCTGATGGATTTGTTCCTAGACCAACTATAGCACTACCACTTGTTGATGATATTCTTGATGATATGTAAGCACCAAGAACAAAACCTTGTTCTGAATAAACAGATGAGTCCCAAGTAGAATCAGAACCACCAGTTTTGGTGAATTTTGTTGGGTCGGAGGAATCTCTCGTCACATTAACTAAAACTGCAGTCCAATTGGAAGAACCACTAGTTCCACTAGTTCCACTAGTTCCCTGAAGACCTTGAGTTCCCTGAGTACCTTGAGTTCCCTGAGTACCCTGAAGTCCTTGAGTACCCTGAGTACCTTGAGTTCCCTGAGTACCCTGAAGTCCTTGAGTACCCTGAGTACCTTGAGTTCCCTGAGTACCCTGAAGTCCTTGAGTACCTTGAGTTCCCTGAGTACCCTGAAGTCCTTGAGTACCTTGAGTTCCCTGAGTACCCTGAAGACCTTGAGATCCCTGAGTACCTTGAGTACCTTGGGTTCCCTGAAGACCTTGAAGACCTTGAGCACCTTGAGTACCTTGGGTTCCCTGAAGACCTTGAAGACCTTGAGTTCCTTGAGTTCCCTGAGTACCTTGAGTTCCCTGAAGACCTTGAGTGCCTTGAGTTCCCTGAAGACCTTGAGTGCCTTGAGTTCCTTGAGTTCCCTGAGTACCTTGAGTTCCCTGAGTACCTTGAAGTCCCTGGAGACCCTGAGTACCCTGAGTTCCCTGAAGACCTTGAAGAGCAGCATTTTGAATTGTTGCTTTCTTTAAGTTTGTTGGGTCACTTACATCGTAAATTAACAAATAGTCACTACCAGATACCTGACCAGAAGTAAGTTCTGTTCTATCAGTTATGATTCCAGAACTAACACTTCTAATACTGGAGATAGTAACACCAGAACCTAATGTTGTTGATGTAAGAACCGAAGTGTCATTGATTTGATAAGTCTTTCCTGATTCTAAATTCCAATTCTCGGAACTCTTTAATGTGTTAGATGCATAATGCCATCGTATAAATTTTCTTACAGATGTAGAACCAATCCCTATTCCAGCTCCATTTAAGTCAATATCATTTCCTATTGTACTTGCAACTGCTATAAGTTTATCTGAAGAAGTTAATACTAATTCTTGGGTAGTGGATGTTGTTCCCTCAACAATCAAGTTGCCAAGGATTCTAACTGTTCCTGTAGAAACTCCTACGGTGGCAGGATTTATGAGTAATAAATTTCCACCACTAATAATATTTGTAGTAATTCCAATTGATTCAGTTACACTAGTTCCAACTCTTAAAACTGAAGCAGTTATAATTCCTGTAGTATTAATGCTAATTGTTGTTGATACACCAAGTGCTGTAGTTGCTGTAGTTGCTGTACCTGTTAAGTTACCTACAAAACTTGAAGCAGTTATAATTCCTGTAGTGTTAATGCTTGATGTTGTACCTAAACCAACTGCTGTAGTTGCTGTTCCAATTAAGTTACCTACAAAACTAGAAGCAGTTACAATTCCAGTAGTGTTTACACTTGATGTTGCAGTTAATCCTGAGGCAGTAGTTGCTGTTCCAGTTAAGTTACCTACAAAACTTGAAGCAGTTATAATTCCTGTAGTGTTTATATTAATACTAGAATTTACATTATTTGCTGTAGTTGCTGTAGTTGCTGTACCTGTAAGATTTCCAGTAAAACTAGAAGCAGTTATAATTCCTGTAGTATTAATGCTAATTGTTGTTGATACACCAAGTGCTGTTGTTGCTGTAGTTGCTGTACCTGTAAGATTTCCAGTAAAACTAGAAGCAGTTACAATACCTGTAGTGTTTACGTTAATAGTAGAACTTACATTGGATGCTGTAGTTGCTGTACCTGTAAGATTTCCAGTAAAACTAGAAGCAGTTATAATACCTGTAGTGTTTACGTTAATAGTAGAACTTACATTGGATGCTGTAGTTGCTGTACCTGTAAGATTTCCAGTAAAACTAGAAGCAGTTATAATTCCTGTAGTGTTTATATTTGATGTTGCAGTTAATCCAGAAGCAGTAGTTGCTGTACCTGTTAAGTTACCTACAAAACTTGAAGCAATTAAATTTCCTGTAAATCTTCCAGTACCAACAACATCTAAATTATAATTTGGAGTCGTGCTTCCAATTCCCAACAAACCTGATGGGTTAAAAACAAGTTTACTGGATGGAACTACAACTGTTGAATAAGTACCAGCATTTGCTGAAGATGGAGTCAGAATTGGATAATAATAATTATTCTCGTCAATTGCAGATATTGTATTTTTTGCTACTCCAATGAGATCAGTACCAGATCCCACAAAAGATGTTGCAGTTACTGAACCAGAAACATTTATATTCCCTAAAACATCAAGTTTTTCTTTTGGTTGAGTAGAACCAATACCAATAGAATAAGAACTTGAGAGAATTATATTTGAGTTTACCTTCCCACCGACAGAAAAATCTGTGCTAACAGAAAATAAAGGAGCATTTACCTGCAGAGTATCTCCACTCTCAATTAATGAAGTTCCTGCTATTCCAGTAAAATTTAGTTGATTTAAACCGAAACCTTTATCTGCCATGAGAGTTTTTAAGTATTTATGTTTTCATTTGAAATGATAAATTAATTATAATAAACTTCCTCTTACGAATCTATATGTGGTCACTCCATTTACTCCAGACTGAGGTGTAACTTGCAATTTACAGTCAGTCCCATCCAAAGTTGCTCCAATTGCAACCAAAGCATTTTTGTTATACATAATGCCATAAGATTCAGCATTTGCAATAATGCCATCTTGCATAATTAAAACTTTTTGAACTTGAATACTGCTACTAAATCCAATATGAACAGAATACTCAACTAATTTGAAGTCTGTAGTTGTAATGGAAAAACTATCTATGGATGTAGTAATTCCAACTGAAGCAATAAAATTACCAGTTCCTGTTTTTACTCCATAAGTTTCAACTTGTAATGGTGTATTTGTGGAAGTTGTTGCACTTCCAATCGTAGTTATGCCAGAGACATTCAATGAAGAAACAGATGCAAAACCACTAATTACATTTGTTGCTGTAGTTGCTGTGCCTGTTAAGTTACCTACAAAACTTGAAGCAGTTATAATTCCACTAGTGTTTATATTAATACTAGAACTTACATTATTTGCTGTAGTTGCTGTTCCAGTTAAATTACCTACAAAACTTGAAGAAGTTATAATTCCTGTGGTATTGATGCTAATTGATGTTGATACTCCAAGTGCTGTAGATGCTATGGTTGCTGTGGTTGCTGTGCCTGTTAAGTTACCTACAAAACTTGAAGAAGTTATAATACCAGTAGTGTTAATGTTTATTTCTGTGGAAACACCAGAAGCAGTGGTTGCTGTTCCAGTTAAGTTACCTACAAAACTTGAAGCAGTTATAATACCAGTAGTGTTTATATTTGATGTTGCAGTTAATCCAGAAGCAGTAGTTGCTGTACCTGTTAAGTTACCTACAAAACTTGAAGCACTTACAGATCCAAGAAACTTACCATTTCCACTTACATCCAGTATTTCAGTTGGAGAATTACTTCCAATTCCAATATTTCCTGAAGAATATACAAATCCACTTGCTGCTCTAATTAAATTACCACTTCCGTGATACATTATTTGATTTGCTTGACCAGGCGCTTTTAGTGAAAATCTAATTGTCGCAATTCCAGTTTGATCGGAAACCCCAGAACCAACTGGATCTACTGACACAATATCACCAACTAAATTAAAAACATTAAAACTATTTGCTGCTCCTACTTGAATATTATCATCAAAAATAGTGAAAGAACCGGGAATTAAACCACCAGTCAATACCTGAGAAGATGCAATCCAATATCTTTTTCCCGGATTATTTTTATTGGCAACGAGTAAATATTGATCACCAGATATTGAAGGTGGTGCTGGATTTGCACCAACTGAAGAAGGACCAACCAATGGATCTCCGAGATCTGGCTCTGCTTGATTTAATCCTAAAAATTCATATCTATCGGATGTGATTCCTGTTCTTGTTTCTTTTTTAACTCTTCCGGAAGTGTAATTATACATTTATATTATCCTTTTGCAGTTTCTAAAACACTCAACACAATATTTAAATTATCATCAGAATTTGCCGAAACTTTAATTACATCACCAGTTTCCAACACAAGTCTTCCGTCTGGAATTAAATTTACAGAATCATTGGGGGGAACAGAAACATTATTTGCAAATTTATAATCAGTGGGAGATTCTGTGCTTCTAGAATGAACAGCAGTCACTGTATAAGTGGTTGATCCTGTTGAGACATTTGTTACTTGTGCCAAAATTACAATTGAAGCAACTCCAGATGGACAAGTATAAATTCCAACGTTGGAAGTGGTTAAATTTTTTCTTACAGTTTTAAATGTATTAAGTGCTACTACTGCCATTTTATCTTCCTAATGCAATGAGTAAAGGTGTTACTGTATTTAACAAACTTTGACTGAAGGATCTTCCACTAATGGTTCCAGTTAATTGATTGATAACTACTCCCTCACCAATTCTAAAGTTTCCTGACTGGTCAGTACTAGTATAAACAACTTCTCCTCCATTTATCCTAACGACTTCATTCTGTTGTCTTGTCACACCACCTTTAGATGGTCTTGCAGATTCAATTGCATTGCCTGCTCCTATATATTCAAATGATATTGTAGATGCAACCTGCAAACTCATTCTAGAGAAATAAGCAGTAGTTCCTGCACTGACTGTATTATTTAGATTTTCAGTTAATGTGATAGTTGAAATGCCAGCAGATGGTAAAGTTGCACCATCAACTTTATAATATATTGGTGCAAGATTTGCAGAAGCAGTTGCCGTAACCCCAGCACCAGGACCACTGATCGTTACAGTTGGTGCAGTTACATATTGATTACCAGTACTAATAACATTAATTGAAACTACTTTTCCATTTTCAATTACAGGAAATGCCTCGGCAGTAATTCCATTTGGACCAGTTGGAGAACTAATTGTAACAGTTGGTTCCGATGTATAACCAGAACCACCATCAGTGACACTTATAGATTCAACAGAATAATATAAGTTTCCAAAATAAATTGCTTGCCCTTGATATGGTCTATTGGTTCCCAAACCAGAAACTGTAATTATATTTTGACCTATAGTAGCATTTGTATTTGCAGTTCCAGTATATCTAAAAATTGATCTACTAGAGTAATCCCCTACACCATTTGAATATAATCCATAAGTTCCGAATGAATTGTTAGAATTGGTAATATCACACTGACCACCAGAAGATGTATAAATCGCAATATCATCACAAATTGTAAAGATAGAAACTAATTGAGCATAACCACCATTGGTAATTGACACTCCAATACCACCTTGATTATATTGTGTATAAGAATCAACACTCATAGAACCTTGAATGCCATTATCAATTTCATCTCCAGGTTCTGCATCAAAACCATTTACCTTTAATCCAATGCTATTTGGTATAAAATTTGTGCAGTTGCGAATATAAGGACCTTTTGAAATAATTCCGACACCAGGTGAGAACGTTGTTCCTTCAAGTTTTGTGCTGGACCAATTGTTACTTGATTGTCCATCATATGCTGATGGTAGTGTTGTATTAATTCCTGCTCCACCAAGAGCACTCAAACCATCATTAATTATTGTAGTCACAATTCCAACACAAGAATATAATGCAGAAATTACATTTGAACAAGAATTTAAATTAGTATTAGATCCAGTTGCAGAATCTGCTTGAATGGAAACATCCTTTACTTGTGTATAATAAGACTGATAATTTCCACCACTTGTTTTTGCAAAAGAAACATTATTAATACAAGACCTTGCAATTCCTACTGCATAATTAAAGGCATCTATTGTTTCGGTTTTAAATCCAACAATATTCTGAAGTGCTCCTCCTGCAGTGTAATATGATTTTCCTGCAACCACACACTTAGAATTTCCACCCCTTGTAATGTCATGGCATACTGCCTTTAATGCAGATACAACACCTTTTCTAATTGTACTTATTCCAGAATTAAATATAGGATTTTTATAATCTGTGCTGGTTAAATATCCTACAGTTTCTTCAGAAATAAAATCAAGATTCATACGAATCATTCTTGCAGCATCAAAAAATCTATGAGTAGAAACTCCAGCAAGTGGTTGAAATGATACTACCGATGCACCATTTGTTGATGGAGCACCAACAAAACTTAAATCTGTTAAATGACATCCATTATTAACGTGGAATAAATCAAGTCCAGTGTTTTGTGGTGAAACTAAACAGTTACGCAACTCTGTTCCTTCCACTGAAACATCTTTTGATAAAACTATTGGATTATTTTCAACATAAGTTCCTGGAAAAACTTTAATTGTATCTCCAGGTAAAGCAAGTGCTGCTGCTGCTTTTATAGTTTTCTTTGCATCATTATTCAACAATCCAGTGTTTGAATCATTTCCTTCAAAGGAAACAAAGATTGTTTTTCCTATAGTAGTGCGAATTCCTACATTAACTATTCCCTTTCCTGCTGTTTGTGTAGATGTTAAAGTAAGACCGGTCCCAATATTAATTTGAGTTACAATACCTACTATGGATTCCCCATTTCCAAGATAATTATTAGTGAAAATTGTTGTTGCAGTTAAAAGACCAACAGTAGCAGTTCCAGAAACACGAACATCAGTTGCGGTTAAAAATCCTATAGTAGCAATACCAACAGAGGCAAATCCTACAGTTGCAATACCAATTGATGCAAGTCCGACATTTGCATAACTAATTGTTGCAATTCCAATAGAAGCAGCAGCAGCAACTATTCCTCCACTAAAATTACCAGAAAATGTACCTGCAGTTAATATTCCCGATACTCGTACATTTGTAAAAGTTCCAAATCCTATTGTTGCAATTCCAATTGATGCTGCAGTTCCAACCAATAAACCCGATGTAATCCTAGTATTATTAATAAAATCAAGGGTTGCATCATACGAAGATAATGTATTAAGACCAGTGAGTGTATTTGCAGTAACAATTCCCAAAGTTGCATTGGGTGAATTTAAATTAGTTGCAGTTAAAAATCCAACAGTAGCAGTTCCAGAAACACGAGCATTAGTTGCTGTTAAGAACCCAATTGTAGCAGCACCTGATATTCTGACATTTGTAAATGTTCCAAATCCAATCGTTGCAACTCCTACAGAAGCAAACCCAATTGATGCTAAATTGGTTACATTTAAGTTAGTTGTTGTTGTTAAACCAGAAACACCTAAAGTTCCAATTGTACCAATGTCACTAATATTTAAATCAACACCAGAAACTGTTCCACCAGAAAGATTGACTGCTGTAGTAGCAGTAGCAGCATTTCCTCCAATACTAATATTCTGAAAACTTCCAGGAGTAATAATGTTTGCAGTGTTTGCTGTTCCTACATTAATGTCGTAAAATCCCTCTAACCTTTCGGAAGGAACTATACCACCTGTAATATTTGATGCATCAGTCAAAGCATCAGAAGAAGAAGCAGAATCAACAGAAATTGGATAATGACCAGATAATCTTGCACTGCTGATTGTTCCTGCAGCAATATTTGCAGCATTCGTAAGTATATTTGCACTATTTACATCAATTCCATAATAACCAGATAATCTAGAACTACTAATAAATCCACCAGTTATATTCGCAGCATTATTTAATCTATCAGCAGTTGCTGCGTTTCCTTGTAGAGTTCCAACAAACTTATCTGCGGTTATAGTTGTAGCACCAACTATTCCACTATTCTGTAAATTGAGATTATCTCCAGGTGCTAATTCCTCAATCTGTTGAGTTGTTGGATTTGCTATAAGTGGAAATCTGTCCGTCATTACTTATTGCTGGTACTTTTTTTCTTATAATATATAGGTTTCATTCTATGGAGCATTTTTAAACAGTTCCAATATTAACAGTAGAAGAAGATATTTTTCTAATTTATATCTATAGAACCAATTTGGGGTCCTGTCAACCAATTCAATTCTTAAGAAAACAGTTCAACCCAAGAATGTATGGTTTTACCCCAGTCATAATGCTCTCTTGCATAATGTTGTATCTCTTCACATTTTTCTTTATATTCCTTTGGATTATCTTTATAGTATAGTAAATTTTTTCTAGTTTCGTTTAGAAATCCTAATTCATCTAAAGGAACTAAAATTCCTCCACCATGTTTTCCATTTTCTTCAAAATATCCAACAGGAGTTCCTATAACAAGTTTGCCAGTCCTCATTTGTAATGACTGAAACGTGCTCATTGCAAATTGCATCAGAATCTTCATGACCATAATGAATAATATAGTGCCCACGAGCACTCATCATCTTACAAAATTTAACTACTTTTTGAGTATATGCACAGGCATTAAAATCTTTACTAGAAACCGTGTGCGGTAAACCAAGAACATGAAATCTCATAATAAAAAGTATCTTCAGTATATATTATATCACGGTTTTGGATATTTTTGCTTTATTTTATCAATCTCTGCTTTCCAAGCATCATAACCACCATGATATAAGAGATCAAATTGATCAGCAAAAGATGGATATTCTATTGCTCTAAGTCTTTGATATTCATTGTGATCATATTCTGCTTGAAGTCGTTGCATCTCTGCTTCAATTTCTTCAAAAGTTGGTTTTGGAATATCTTCAGAAAACCACTTTAATTGTTCATAATCACAATCAATACAAAACCATTGTGATTTTGGTGCTAAAGATGAAATTGCCTTATAAAAAAAGTTTGATTCTATTGTCATGCTACTATCTCCATTGCCGTAATTGATGCTGCTCTAGTTTCACCACCAGTTCCAGTTAGAGCACTTACAGTTCCTCCCAATTTACTTCTAAAATAAAGTTTATATTCTACAGAAGATGTTGTACTTGGAGAATCTATCCAAGTGAGCGATGCACCTGAATAAACTGGTGGTGAATTCGTACCTACAAATATCATACCATAAGTTGCATCTCCAAGATTAGTACCACTTCTAAAAATAGAAAAATATCCACCATCTCCACTTGATGCTTGAGTTTCTTGATTTGCTGAGAAATGTGAAATTATAAGTATTTTACTAGAAGTAGAGTTTGGGATGATTGAAACTGCTAAACTTGATGCCTGAAAAGATGTTGATGTTGTTGAGTTCGTTAAACTAGATGTTGCATATGCAACTTGTATAATACTTCCACTAACACTAACACCTGAAGCACCTTGAGTTCCTTGAGTGCCCTGAGTGCCCTGAGTACCTTGAGTACCTGTTCCTGTAGTACCTTGAGTACCTGTTCCTGTAGCACCTTGAGTACCTTGTGTGCCTTGAGTACCTTGAGTTCCTTGAGTACCTTGAGTTCCTTGAGTACCCTGAGTACCCTGAGTACCCTGTGTTCCTTGAAGTCCCTGAAGACCTTGAGTACCTTGAGTTCCTTGAGTACCCTGTGTTCCTTGAGTACCTTGAGTACCTTGAGTTCCTTGAGTACCCTGTGTTCCTTGAGCACCTCCTCCACCAGAGATACCTTGAGTACCTTGAGTTCCCTGAGTACCCTGTGTTCCTTGAGCACCTTCTCCACCAGAGATACCTTGAGTACCTTGAGTTCCCTGAGTACCCTGTGTTCCTTGAGCACCTCCTCCACCAGAGATACCTTGAGTACCTTGAGTTCCCTGAGTACCTTGAGTTCCCTGAGTACCCTGTGTTCCTTGAGTTCCTTGAGTTCCTTGAGCACCTCCTTCCCCAGAGATGCCTTGAGTGCCCTGAGTTCCTTGTGTTCCCTGAAGACCTTGAGTACCTTGAGTTCCCTGAGTACCCTGTGTTCCTTGAGTTCCTTGAGTTCCTTGAGCACCTCCTTCCCCAGAGATGCCTTGAGTGCCCTGAGTTCCTTGTGTTCCCTGAAGTCCTTGAGTACCTTGAGTACCTTGAGTTCCCTGTGTTCCTTGAGTTCCCTGTGTTCCTTGAGTACCTTGAGTACCTTGAGTACCTTGAGTTCCCTGTGTTCCTTGAGTACCTTGAGTTCCCTGTGTTCCTTGAGTACCTTGAGTTCCCTGTGTTCCCTGTGTTCCTTGAGTACCTTGAGTTCCCTGTGTTCCTTGAGTGCCCTGAAGTCCCTGAAGACCCTGAAGACCAGCAGCATAAGGGGAGGTCCAAGAAACTCCAGCACCTGTAGAAACAAGAATAGAACTTTCAATACCTACATTGTTATTAAAATCTTTAAGACCAGAACGAAGTCTTATATTTCCATTTACGTCTAATGGGTCTGTTGGGGTTGCAGTTCTAATTCCAACTAAACCATCTAAAGTTGCAGTCAAAACAGTGGCACCAATACCAACATTAATGGATTTTCCTGCTGTTAAAATTCCAGTAACATTATCAAAAATCAATAATGAAGAAGTTCCAAACTCATTGTTATTATTAAAAAATATTTGTTGATTATTTCCTGGAGCAAAAACTCTAACAGTAACTCCAGTTCCTGGGGAATTATCTGCATTTAAATAACCAGTTACACTAATTGCAGATCCAACAAAATTTATTTGAGTAATGCTACTCACACCAGCATTACTGGGGACAATAATATTTTCATCATAAACACTAATAGAACCAGGTATCAATCCACCTCCAGGTGGAATCCAATATCGTTGTCCTGGATATCCAGGTACTGAAACAACTTGATATGGTTGACCAAAAGGAAGAGATTGTTCCAGTAAAGAAGGATCTCCAAGATTTGGTTCTGCTTGATTTATTGCTAAGTACTTATATCTATCACTTGTTAAATCGGACTGTGACCTTCTTTTTACTCTTCCACTTAAATACTTTGTCATAATTATACAATGCCAGATACATTAGTTTCAAGAATGCTACAAAGGAATTCCATTTGCAACGGACCCACTTGACCACCACTTACATAAGTGTGTGCAATACCAATGGTTATACCAGAATTGGTCACAAACGTTTTTGATGTTCCTACACTCCCAATAATAGAATCTATAACAAAAGACTTTTGAGGTGATGGAAAAATTGTAGTAGTAAGTCCTATAAACTGACTTGAACAAGTAAATGCAAGACCACTCATTGTGACTTCATCACCTGCTACAAAATTATGAGGAGTTACTGTTGTGACAGTTGTAATTCCTGTTTGATTATCATAAGTGCAAGTAGAAATTGAAACAATCCCGGATTGTATCCCGGAAAGAACGATTGAGTCAGTGATAATTGCACTCTTTTCCAAAACCAGACGACCATCAATCAAAATAGCAACATCATTTGGAGGAACTTCTATATTTTTCGCAATCCTTGTATTCCTTGTATTCCCTACTGTTCTTTGAGAACTACTTGTTCTTCTATGTGTAAGTGTAACTATTGGATAAGTGTTGACTCCAACATTCGCAACTTGAGCATATAACAAAATAGAAGATTGTCCAGTGGGGACTGTATAAACAGTCTGCTCTCCTGGTGCGACAGGAACTGCTATGGTCAAATATGTATTAAGTGGTGAAACTGCCATATTACTATCTTAATGCTAAAATCAGTGGTGTAACTTCTGCCTGAATTGCTCTACTAAAATCTCTCCCTCTAATTGTTCTTGTCGGTTGATTAATCTGAAGACCTTCTCCGATATCAAAATTACCTTTTTGGTCTGTACTTGTGAATGGCACTTGTGCCCCATCTAAAGCAACAATTTCATTTGCTTTTATAGGAACTGCCCCCTGAAAAGGTGTGGAAGTATTTATACTTGTGCCAGTACCAATATATTCAAAAGAGTGAGAACTCGTAAGAATTCTGCTAATTCTTTTTAATGAAACATCTTCATCACCATATAACTCATAAGGAATTCTTTCATTGAATGTAACTGTTGTTGTGCCACCAACAGAAACTTGAGTGGCAACATCAACTGTATAATAAATTGGTTGTGTAATAACTATTGCCGTTGCAGTAGTACCTATACCAATTGGTGAATCAATTTGAACTATTAAATTTTGAGTAGGTAGATAATTTCTCCCACTACTTATAACATCAACTGAAAGGATACTCCCATCATTTGTATCTACTGTGGGACTTAATTGTGCTATAATACTTTGAGGTCCTTTTGGTTGTTGTGTATTATCGTTACTATCAATAATGCGGACATTAGGTGGAGATGAAGCACTATATCCAGATCCAGCATCTATTATTTTAATTTCTTGTACTCTAACCATCGGTAAAGTTAAAGTTGGGAAACTTGCTGCATCTGGATATCTCCCATCCAAATTACTAATCTGGAAAAATAAAGCCTGACCATCATAAGGTCTTCGTGGTACATTATATACATCCTTTACATTTGTAAGTTCAACTTTATCACTATTTGCATTCACACCAGGAGTTACTCTTGTTATAACTGGTCCAAAATTTTGAGGAACAGGATTAACCTTTCCAGTAAATTCTGTAGAACCCAATCCAACTGCATACAATCCATAATTACCAAATGAAGAGTTGGAGTTTGTAAGGTCGCAAGATCCTCCACTATCACAATAAATTCCTTTATCACAATTAATTGTAAAAATAGATACTAATTGAGCATAACCATTGTTTGTAATGGAAACACCAATACCATTTTCATTATATTGAGTAAATGAATCACAAACCATACACTTGAGATTATTTCCAATATTATTAATAGGATCTGAAACACTTGCGTGATTTCCATCAATCTTCATACCAATACTTTTTGTCATAAAGTTGGTACAATTTCTAATGTATGGACTTCTCCATCTTCCAGATGGACCTTCTAATGTTGGTCCTGCAGCAATATATCCAGTATTTGCACGGTCGGCAATATCTATTGGAGGAAATGCAACTGCTGCACATCCAGTATGAGCAATTGAAACTGCATTTGGATCTCCTGGTGCTCCACCAGCAAAATTTAAATTTTCTATTAAGCAACCTCTACGAACGTGAAATACATCTTTTGTGCGATTTTGTGGAACGATTGTGACTAATCTCAAATCTTGTCCTGATACTGTTACATCAGTTCTCAAACCGATAGGATTATTTTCAAAATAAACACCAGGACGTATATAAATTGTATCACCATCTTGTGCAATTGATGCTGCTGCTCCTACAGTTGCTTTTGCATCACCTTCAAGTAATCCACTGTTTGCATCATTACCATCTTTGGTTACATATATGATATTTTGAGTTTGAACACCAGAAGGTCTCCAAGATACTCCGGTTCCTACAGAAGAAAGACGATAATCAAATTTTCCAGTAGCAGTGCTGTTGTTTATATCAATCAATGAAGAATTAAGTTCTACTGTATTTTGAAATAAAACCTCCTTTACAATATCTACATCTTTAATTGGTAAATTGGTTCCAACTCCAACCGAACCAATTCCAGTCGTGGTAAATACTGTGCCTGAAATTCCAACTTGAAATGTCTGAGTAACACTTGCTGTTCCGACAACATCCAGAGAAAAAGAAGGATTTGAATTGTTAATTCCAACATTAGAATTTCTGTAGATTGATGTACTTCCATTTACATAATCCCAATAATCATAAACATAAACATCTGCAATGTTTGAATTACTTGAATTTACAAATGCCTGAACTGGATCAGTGTTAACACCAGCACCTCGTCCTGTGTTAAAATTTATTCCAAAAAAAGACTGTCCAGTTCCAATTAAAGACAAGTCATTATAAACAAGAATTCCAGCAGCACTGGCAGGGGTTATTTCAACCCATCTAATTCCATTAATGTCTCGGGAAAGATAATATCCAGTAACTCCAGAATAATTTACAGAATCATATATATTTTCATCTACTTTTATACTTCCTGCAATATCAAGTTTTTGTGTTGGTATGTTGCTGCCAATACCAACATTTCCAGAATAAGTTGAACCGAGTCCAACAATATTTGAGTCTCCACTATTAAGTACAGTAAAAACTGTCCCACCATACCCAACGTCAAATCTTTTTGTAATTGTTCCAACACCACTTACATTTAAATTACCAAAAACATCAAGTGTTGCTTGTGGATTTGTTGTGTTTATTCCCAATCTATTCAAACCAGGATTATAAACTAATCCGAGACTCACACCGGGATCGTTGCTATCAATAGCACTATCGTTTAAATATGGATAATAATTTTTATTTTCATTTAATGCAATTCCAACTTTTACAATATCTGGATTTTCACGAAGATACAATCCAAGCCAAGGTTCAATTAAATCGGTTGATGTTATAAGACCAGTTCTCGTATCCCTTAAAAGTATACTCATACAAAATAATCGCCGTAAGTAGAATCAGATAAAGTACCTATAATACTATTTACCGTACTTTTTCTTGAATTTAAATCACCTTGTGCAAAAACGAATCCATATCTTTGTACATACATTTTTTTGGATTCTGTTTTAAGATGATTGGTTCCAGATAATAAACTATCTCGTTTCGCACGAAGAGATGACAAATCATTACTTAATATTGTAAATTGAGATGAATATGTCGCACAAGATGTGGAACAAATACTCACATTTCCAGAGGATACGGTGGGAACAAAAACACTTCCTACACCAGAACTTGCAACAATATAAGTATCTGTACCAACACCAAGAATAGGAGAACCTACACGGGAAATGTTAAAAGATGCACCAGGAAATGAAAGAACACCAACACTTTGATTAGTTTGATATCCAGTTCCACCATTATTCACAATCACTGAAGTAATTATTGTCCCTCCACTTCCTACTATAATATCAACAAGTCCACCAGTTCCTATTTCACCAGTTAATTCTTGACGATAATAAGTTCCTGGTGTGTATCCATAACCAGGATTTGTGATTGTTAAACTTGTAATGGAATCATTGTCAATTCCATTTACAGTGGTAGCATAACCTATTCCAGTCGTAAAAGTTGTAGAACCGTCAGTTCCAAAATATGGTCCATAGGGATCAGTTCCAGTATATGAAGTATTTTCTGCATTAATACGATGTGCTTTAACTTGTTCGTAATAATAATAATTACCAATAGTGTAAGTTGTTGTTGTAACTCCGACTATAGCACCAACACTATCATAAATGACCTCTGTACGAGTTGCAGTTGAACCACATCCGCAAGCATTTGCATTGTTTGCAACAATTCCAATATCATAAATCTTTTGATTAATTTTTACGGTTAAATTGCAAACTTCCAAATCAAGTTGTGCTACAGGGTTAATAAAACGATTAATCTTCAATTGCAATGGATCTACCAAAGTACCCAAAGAACTTACTTGATTATCCAGTGAAACAATTTCTGATTTATATTCATCAATAATTTCCTGTACTGGCATATATCAACTCCTTATTGCACTTAAAACATATTCACGATTATCACCTGGATAATCGTCATAAGTACCTTCGTATTCTGGAATATTTTTAGATGTATCCTTTCTTTCACCATAAACAGTATAATAACACTTAATTGCTGAACCAGAATTATTTTTAATATAAATTTTATTTCCCCACTCAATTTTATCTACAAATAATTCTTGATGCATTTCAATTGGTGTAAGATGAACAGTAATGGTCTCAACATCAACTAAATTTTTCCAATAATATGGAAGTTCAATAACATTTTTATTATCAAGTTGCCCTCTCACAAAAACATCAGCAGTTGGACCTTCAATACAAACGTGCCTTAGTCTCCATCCTGGTTTTGATGGATGTGGAATATCAAAATTTTTTTTTCCGACACAAGCACTAATATCTCCAAAATATCGAACTGCGGTTACATTTTCAGTAACATTGAGATTTCCAGTAATTACTTTGTTTGCAGTGGAAATGTGTGCTCCCGAATTGACTTTTATAGCAGAAGATATATCTGCTGCTAATTTCATAGCAAGACCCAAAAATTTAGAAATTCCTATTGTATTTGTATCTCCAACAAAATTTGCGATTCCAGAAACTTCAAGAGAAGCAGGAACAGTAAGACCTGGCACTGGTGGTCCAATCATACAAGTTGCTCTTGCAACTCCAATCTGTGGGGTCAAACCAATATAACAAGGACCATTAATAACTGCTGTTCCCGGAGTAATTTCTGCAGTAGCAGTCAAAAAGGACATATCCAATTGACCTACAATTAGTTTTTCTCCAATGTTAGCAACTGTAAAATCTGCCATTATTTGCCTCCAGGATTATCAGAGCAAATGGAAGCAAAGAAATTTTTAAACCTAGTAATTGCATCTAATATTTTGCCCAAAACAGAAGACTTATCGGAGTCTATTCCTGATTGAACTTCTGCTTGTGTATTCGCACTTAAAGATGCAGTGCTTCCAGTTACTGAAGCATTATTTGCTGCTGCAGTTGTTGTATTTGTTCCTTGTGTAGTGACCGTTGGAGCGTCTTGATGAATTAATTTGGATGCTTGAAATGTAATCTCTCCTCCTCCTGTCCCATCAAGAGCAACAAACCGAATGTTTGCTGCAACAATTGTAACAGTTCCATAGGGTGCAGATAGAACTATTCCTCCATTTTCCGCACGAATAATTTTTGCTGGTTCAGATTCATTGGTAATTTTTCTTCCGACAACTTCTTTTGATGTTTTATCGGCAACAATATCTAAATCACCATTTTCATAATAGATAAATCCTTGACCTTTTTTTGTTGTGCAAGAATAGTCTATCTTCCCATTATGAGGACTTTCTACTCCACAAGCTTCTATAAAATGGTCAGTCTGTCTTAAATGTGGGTCTGGAGTTGTCATACACAATCTATCACTGAGGTTACTGCGATTCCAGAGACTGCTGGAACACCAGTTGTTGAAGAATAATTTGGAGTAAATTGCATAACTGGAATGAGTTCTGCTCCTACTCCTGTGTTGGTATTTATAGTTAGTGTGGGAATGGTTTTAAATTCTCCTATAATATTTGTTGGCAACTTAACATCTACAATTGCTCCACTTCCAGGAGAAATAATTGGTTCATAAGTATTTTTACCATCAGTAATTTTATCCCCAGTTGTATATCCATATCCTGGTTTATCTACCACAACATCAGTAACTGTGCCAGTTATAGAAGAACTTATTCCTGGTGCTGTAACATTGCCTTTACAATATCCATCACCAGAATTTAGAATTATAACTTTATCAATACCACCATCTTTTTCATTCACCTCAACTCTTGCAGTTGCACCTAAACCATAATTACTTTTATCAACAATTCTTACATCTGTTGTTCCATTTGTATAACCAACTCCCCTGTTGGCAATTTGAACAGAGAAAATCTTACCATTATCACCAACTATTGGAATTGCTTTAGCACCAACTCCGTCACCTGTGATATAAACTTGTGGTGGTATGCACGTTTTCCATCTGCTTCCAATTGGCATTCTCATTAAATCATCCTGATTCTGTGGATTAAGAACTTTAGACACACAAGATGCATTATTAAGTGCTCTATCAATCAAACCACCAAATCCAGACCCAAAAGTATCAGTTGCAGAATATAAAGGAGTATTACGAAGAGAAACTTCTATTGAACTTCCTGCTTTAGCAGCAGTTTTAAACACATTAACATTACTAACCATTTTTTTCCAATCATCTGCTTCTTTTTCACTTGGTCCAAATTTTGCTGCCCAAGTATGTGGTTTCTTGCAAGCAAGTCCAGTGCATTCAAGAAAGCTAAAAATTTGAGATGCCAAAGAACTTGCTTGATTTAAAATTCCAGAAATTGTTCCTAATCCACCAGTCAACCAACTAATACCAGACATTATATCAGATAATGCATCTTCAATCGCATTCATTAGTTTAGCAAGAATTCCAGCAGTCCATTCTTCTGCTGCACAAAGAGGGACATTTACTGTTCTATCTACTAAATCCTGTAAAGCATTTGTAATAAAATCCAAAAGACTTGATGGAAGTTTTTCTAGAATACAAAAAATTCCATCAAGAATTTTCTTCATTGATTCCAAAACAATCTTTTGTTGGGGTTGTGGAACAACAAGACCGACTAATTTTCTAAATGCCCAAGTAATACATTTAAAAATTGTATTTCTTAAATTATTGATAATGAGTTTTACGATACTAAGTATAGACCTAGCAGTATTACGAATTTGATTTCCTATATCTACAATTTCATTTAATACAGTATCTACATAAACATTTAAATATCGGTCTAATCCATTTGTAATTGCCATAAAGCTCTGAAGAGCTTGTGAAATATCTCCGATTAATCCATTCTGACAACCATTAGGTATTGTAATTTCTACATCTGCTTTTTTCGCAACTTGCCATATAGATGATGCATCAAATTGAAGTCTATCTCCATACTGAGGAAATACACGAGTAGTCCCAGTGTAAAATCCAACATTTGAATTAAAAGCAATATCTACTTTGTCTTTTGTTGATAGTGGAGAAGTTTCTGTTTGAGGATTTTCAGGAATAATTTCTTTTTCTTTTCTTGCACTTCTTTGAGTTGCTGGGATATTATTTCCAGGATGTCCAGTAAATGGTTTGAATTGAGAACTTTTTTCTTTTGCTATTACCTCTTCTGAGATTAAATTCTTAACACCATCACTACGATGAAGAAGACCCATTATGACTGGTTGTTGTGCATCATCTCCGTCAATAAAAAATCCAAAGCAAGTCTCACCACCCTTTAAATTTATTGTTGCTCCCATACCACCTTGACCACTTCCAAAAGCAGGGTCCATCATAATCTGTGCCCAAGGCAAATCATCATCAGGAAGAACATTACCATCAAAAGTATGATGACCAACAATTCTTACCTTACATCTTGCTGCCCACACTTTACCGTCAGAACCCTTTTCCTCCGAAAACTGAGATTTGCTTTTCCAAGAGTTTTGATTTGCTACTTGTCCAATCCACCAATAAAAACCATCTTTACCAATGTAATTGGATTTCAATAAAGCTTCTTCAATCATCGTAAATTCTACACTCCAGTGCGTTTGGGTTTAAATCGCAAAATAATTCTAATGCATTTGGTATTAAAGTATTATTTGGATTATTCTTTTGATATTCCAAAAGTTCTTCCAAATGTGCTTCTAAGTATCTTTTTCTTTGTTTATTTAATGATGAATTTCCCAATTCATCATTTATATTATGTATGAATTGTTGTAAATCCATTTTTCTTACTCGTTTTGAGGACCATAAAGACCGTAACTATCACGAATTAGTTTTACACTTGTAACCATTTGGTTTCCTTCAAAATGATGTCTTAATTCTTTAATCAAGTAGTTTCCACTCTGTTCGTCATCTGCTTCTTTATTGTCTGTTCTTGTGATTCTTGGAAACTGTGCCTTTATAATATCTCCAACTTTCAATCTTATGTTACAAGGTATAACCATATTTAGTGCTTGAGTGAACAATAAATTATATCTAGAATAAGACATTGACATATCAGCACCACTTCTAGACTTACCACTTATCGTTCCATCATTATTTAAGTTTCCTCTATCGGAAGCTTTAAACATAATTCTACTAATACTATCTCCAAATTCTTCAGATACAGCAATACTTTTAGAAGCACCTAATTTATTCTTGACTTGATCTTTCACTGTGTATTTGTAAATATCTAAAGTACTTGAATACAAATCAAAATAATATGTTTTATTTGCATACATACCAACTCTCAATGCTTTCATCAAGTCAATATTCTTTTCATACTTATAATTTAAAATTCTAAAATTTGTTTCTACATTATTACTCTCAATGATTGGAGCATACTGATAACTATATATTGACTCCTTATCGGCACTATTATTTTGTATTTGAGTGCTTGATACTAAACTGTCAATACTTCTAAAATTAAAACCGTCTTTATTCTCATAAAATAAAAATCCAGCAGTTCCCTTTGCTATTCCACTATTTTCACCTCCAGATGTTCCCGAATTTTGCCCATTTGCAGGAACTGCTTTTGGACCTAACCAAGTCAAAACGTGAAATGGTTTTCTATTATTTCCAATAAAAGAAAATTCGTTTGATGTTGATTCTATATTTTCACTTTTAAACTTTTTAGTTTTTAATACATCCTTTAAAATTTTAGTTACTGTAGTTTGAATATTACCTGTATATTTTCTTTCACATCTGACAGTATCATTCGTCAAACCTTCACGAGAAACTAAGTGTAAAGTGAACATTTCACTTGACTTTTGTGCATCAAGATTGCTAACCTTATAAACATAAAAAGCAGTATCACCGTCAAATAAAAATTCACCAAATGCAGTATCAACACTAATGGAAACTTTTTCTCCACCACGAATTGGTAAAAGATTAAACAAACTTGTACTATTAACTATTTGTGCAGTAGCAGTTATACAAGGAGATAAAATATCCTCAAAGTAATCAAAAAACAATAATGAATTGGTAATATCAATTTTTTTGCTACCATCTAATGATTGTATGATAAAATAATTTGGTTTAAATGCTGCTACAGATTGTGACATTAGCTTGCTGACAGATTAGTAAGTAACATAGTCTTCATAAGACTATTTACCAGTTGTCCTTCATCTGGACCAGGAAGAATTACAGTTCCTCCACCACCACCTCCAACTGGAATAAAGACTGGTTTTTGTTGTCCTCCTCCACCTTGAGGACTCATCATCATTGGTATAATTGTTGTAACCTGTTGTAGTTGATTATAAGAAGGGTATTGTTGGAGATTTTGAATCATTCCAGATTGATATGCAGCAATTGCCTCTGGAGTTAAATCTGGACCTCCTATTCCAGGTCTCTTTGAAGCATCCATTATTGCTTTAATTCTGGAAAGATTTGAATTTGGATCACTTGCTTCATTTGCAATAATAGATTTATGGTACATTACATTTAATTTCTGTGCTTTTGCTAATTTTTCAACCAATTCAGCAGTTTTTAAATTATATTCCTTTTCTCCAGGAGCACCAGTTTCACCTTTTGTTACATCAGCGTGTCCTGCAAAAATATGATATGCACGTTTAGGGTCTTTCATCATTGCTTCAACTATTCTTTTTGCATTTGCTTCAGCACCTAATGCCATATCTGACTCTAGAATATTTCCACCTCTATTTGTAACACCCAATCCTCCTCTAAAATTTTTACCATAAGTCCCGAAACTAGAAACAAGTGCTTGAGAAACAGCAGTATCTGGACTGGTATTGCTTGGGATTAATCCTGTCTTTTGTCCTTTTGCATTTGGGTCTGCGTGTAATTCTAAAACAAAAGGATTAGAACCTGCTCCCGAAACTCCTGCCTTTGGTTTGACTTTTACATTGCCACCGAATCTAAAATACTTATCTCCCTCACTTGTAGGTATTTCTAATTTTTTACTTCCTTGTCTAACTTCAAAATGAACGTGAGGTCCCGTAGAATTTCCTGTGCTTCCTACATTTCCAATTACAGTTCCAGGTTCTATTTGTTGTCCTTCTTTGACTGATATTTTACTTAAGTGCCCATAAAAACTACTAGAACCACCAGGATGTGCAATTTGTACAGCATATCCATACCCACCATCATTAAATTGTGCGTATGTTACTTGACCAGGTTGAATCACACTTACTGGTGTTCCTTCCGTAATAGCATAATCAACACCACTATGAATTCTTCCCCATCTCCAACCATAAGGAGATGAAGTATATTTGCTGGGCATTTGACCACCTTCAGCAGTCATATCTGGAAGTTCTCCTGGAATTTCAGGAGCATCTGGAATTGCATCTGGGTCTAAACCGTAATCCAACATCATTTCATCAGAACCAGCAGCAGCTGCGGCACCATTTACCACAGAAGCAAATGACTTATAGACAAAGTTTTCAAACTTTCCTACAGAGTCACTAAATCTGTTTATTACATCACCAAATCCACTTTCTTGAACTGATGCCTTTTGTTGTTGTTCTTGTGCCTTTAGTTTTTCTTCAACTTTTCCAGACACACCTCCAGCACCACCAGTTGCAAGTTCATATGCTCTATCTGCGGTGTAACCACCCAAAAATCCACCTGCCATACTTCCAATTACAAAACCAAGCCCAGGTATTGGAATTAGTGCTTGCCCAATGGCACCACCAAGTAATGAACCAGCAAGATTGCCCACTGCTCCCGATGCTGCTTGACCTGTGCTTTCTCCCTCTGCCAATCCCTGAGCAAAATCCAATCCAGAAAAAACTGCATTCAAAATACCTACAGATTTGAGTCCTCCAAATTGTAACTTAGAACCAGAAACTATTGGTTTTGGTGGTCTCAATCCTCTTGTATTTTGAGGAGCACCCATTTTTCCTCTTGGAGGGAACATATTACCAAGAAAACCAGCAACATCAAGTGCCCCTCCAAGTAAAGATGATAATAAATTTCCAGGAGAACCAAAACTTGAAGCAATGTTTAAGTTCGCAAGTTCTTTAATTTTTCTTTTTTCAGGTAATTTTATTCTATTAATTTCTTTATTTTGAGTGTTTAAAAACTTAGAGAAATCAACAACATCTCTCTGAATTCCTTTTAGTCTTCTTGAGGAATCTCCACTAAAAGAAACTATGTTATTGGAAGCAGAAACTAAAGGAGAAGAAAGTACTTTTTTCATTATCCGTCTACTATATTATAAACCATTCTTGAATATAAAACTAAAAAATTATCAGTGTTTGCAGAAGGTAATAATGGAACTGATGGACCATTTTTTTGAGTTGATGGTGGTGCAGAAATACCTCCTCCACCACCTTGAGATTGTTGAGGCATTGCACCAGACAAATCTATTGGTACAATATTTGTTTGTGATTGTGCTGCTGTTTGAGCAACTTGAGAAACACCTGTTGCTAAGTTGTTGTATTCTTCTAATTTTAATTTTCCAGCCTTATATGCTGCAGCATATTCTTTAGGCAATTCCTCATAACTACCTCCTATTCCTGGTTTTGGTTTATATGTTTTTTCCAATCCTGGAGTCAATTTTTTATACCATTCTCCAGTTTTAACTGATCCATATTCTGGATCAGGACCCCCAGAATAACCACGATCAGTTCTATAAACAATATACTTATCTCTAAGTAATTGTGATATTTTAGCACCAGAATAACCTTGAGTGGTTAATGCTTCAGGAACTCCAGCACCTCTCGTCTTAATTTCATTTGCAGAAAATCTTGCTTGGAATCTCAATCCCTCAGCAGTTTCTTTTATTTGACCTTTGGTCTCATCCCAAACCCCAGCCTTTTTGGCCTGATCGATTAAAGCAGTTCTTCTATCTTGATTCCAACTAAACATACCAGTATTAGGAATTTTTGCAGAAGGATCAGTATGAGTTCCAAACAAGTTTTTATTGTCCATCCCACCTTCTCTGCCAATTTCAGCAATTAATCTTTTTGCTCCCTCATCAGTATATCCAAGATTTCTATATTCATCATATAAAACTGCTGATTTGCCTGCCATAGTAGATATATCACCACTTTTCAAATTACTATAATCCACTGGAGATCCAGGACCAGGACCTCCAGGACCAGGACCTCCAGGACTTCCCCCACCACCTCCTGCACCACCACCAGGAGGTTTGGAAGGACCCTTTCCAATACCAATCATTGTATTAATTGCTGTAATAAATCTTTCTATTGCAGAACTAAACGTTGATATGATGTCTCCACCATCTCCAGGTTGAAGCATTCCTGCTCTAATTTCATCAACATTAGAAAGAGCATTCACTGTGCCAGCACCAACAGCACCCAATCCAAGAGCACCAGCACCAAGGGCAAGCATTTTGCCTCTTCCCTTGAACATATTACCAAGTCCTCGTGGTGCGCTCTTTCTGACACCACCCATGGGAACATCAACATCAATGTCAATTCCACCTCCACCACCTGGAGATGCTTTTGGAAGATTTGATAATTGTTGTACTATTTTTACAATGACCTGACGAATCAATTTTGCAACTTCAAAACTTTCTGTAAATGATTTAGAAAGATTTTTTAAATTGTCACTTATTCTATTCACAAATTTTTTGTTGCCAAAAAACTGAATGAATTGTATTACACTCTTATAGGTACTTAAAAACTTACTTAGAATGCCGGTTGGTTTCGCAGAATCAACATCAGATACTCTTTTCTTATAATCTGTAGTGAAACTTTGAAGAGTATTATTTAAAGTGCTTGTTATATTGTTTGTAATATTTGTAGAAATAGTACTTACGATTGAATCTACTGAAGATGGGACTGGTTTTGCAGTCCCTCTTTGAAATCCTACTATTTTATTTGCAGCAGAAGCAATTGAAGATGTTCCAAGAAAAGAACCACCAGAAATAAAATTTTTGGCGAGTTGTTGGTTTGTATTCTGCTTACCTACTATTCTTTCTGGGTTCAGAACCGAACCTATTACCATCTTGCTTTCTTATTTTAGAATTATTTATTGAGCATTTTGTTGTTTTAGTTTCTCATCTTCAATATGTTGTTGGAGAAGTGCTAAGTAAATATCTCTTTCCCAAGGCATCATATTTTCAACATCCCTAATCGGCCATTTATGAAATTGAAGTAATGCAAAATTAATTCTAAAGTATGACTCCAATTCCATATAAGCCATACTCAACCGAAAAAAGATGTTAACCCCTCCAACGTAACTTCACTTTCCACTCCAGTCTTTGGATTCTTAACTTTTACTTTGTGTGCAAGTTTTGGCATTGTATTAAAAAAGTTTTCAACCTGTTTGAATTGATTTGAATCAAGTGTTTCAATCCAAGAAACTAATTCTTTTTTAGTACAATCAGATGCTGCCCAACTTTCTTCTTCATTAAAGATCATATCAATACAAGAAGCAATAATATCTAAAGATTTTTCAATATTTGATGTACTTTGCTCTGTGTTAAAATCAAAATTATTTTTAATAAACTGGTCTAAAGATGGATACTTCATTCTTAAAACTAAAGAACTATCAAGTTTAATATCCGTGCTATGATTTTCTTCTTTTTGAACTTGAATCTCATCAATATAAATTGTGACTGGAACTTGAGTTTCCATATCATCACCACAAGTAATAATTAATTCAATAGACTCACCAACAGATTTTGAACGAAGGTTTAAGAACAAATATTCAATATCAAAAGTTGGAAGTTCTTCTACTTTAATTGCTTTTGTTAAAATACAATCTTTTAATACTTGCTTGATTGCATTTGTAATTTCTTTTGTATCTTGACTTTCAAGAGCAAGAATTAATATCTTTTCTTCTTTGACTAGAAATGGTCTGTATTTAATTGTTTTCCCAGTTGATGGCAAAACCAATTCATACGTTGGTGTAGAAATCTTAGGTAATGGCATAATTCAATAGTTCAGTGCTTTTATTTATTTACTCCTCGTTTTATGTTTTTCAATTACATAACGGGAGTAACTAAAGGTAACTATTGTTTTAGTGATTGTACTTCCTTCATAAGTCACTGGCATTGCTGCTATGTTTGTAGGGAAAGCATCAATCAAACGATAAGTTATTCTTGGCACATCATTAGTTCTATTCAAATCTCTTTCAAATTTTACAATTGATATAATTCTCTTATATGTGTCGGGATATTTAAGTCTAAAGAAATCTGGACGATTTTTTGCGTCTCCCTGTCCCCTTGAATTTGCTTTAACTTCTCCAGCATCTGTATAAACAGGATTGATATAATTCATCCATTCTTCAAAAAGACGAATGAGTTTATAATCATAATCAACATAAAATGTCATTGTAACATCTGGATAAACTCTTTTAGTTGGAAACCTCTCTATCACTCCTTGACGTGACCCAATCTCTTCCGTGACATCAAAGGTTGCGCCAGGAAGTGAAGTCTCCGCACAATAAAAGTCAAATTTTGAAAATTCTCCATCACTTGTAATTCCTGCATCTGCCAACCAATTCATCAATAAATCACCATCACCACGATTAGTCAAGTGCAATGATACCTTAAATTGACTTGTAAGGGATAATTTACCAAAGATTTCTAATGCTTCATCTGTTGTCTTATACAAAAAACCAACTTCAGGTTGTCCTGCTCCTGGTCCTCTTGATGCCATTTATAAATACGATTAAGATTATATAATATGTATGCCTCGTAACGAAGATAGTAAGTATAGGCAAGGAAAATATAGACCACAAAACCCAGAAAAATATAATGGTGACCCAACAAACATAGTTTATAGGTCATCATATGAATTGAAGTTTATGCAATATTGTGACCTAACTGAAAGTGTAAATGGTTGGAAATCTGAAGAATTTTGGATTCCTTATCGTTCTCCAATTGATAATAAAATTCACAGATATTTCCCAGACTTCTTCGTTAAATATAAAGACAAAAATGGAAATAACAGACATCTGGTTGTAGAAATTAAACCACAAAAAGATTTAAAAATGCCAGAAACAAATCCAAAAAGAAAAACAAAATCTTGGGCATATGCTGTTAAAACTTGGGCAGTAAATCAAGCAAAATGGGAAGCAGCAAAGGAATATTGTGCAGACAGAAATTATGAGTTTCGTGTTCTGACAGAAAAAGAATTAGGTATCAAATTATGATAGCAGAAGAAATTATAAAAGAAACGGGAGGAAAATATAAAAGCACCAGTTGGTATGTCAATTCATTGATGAATTCTTTATTAGAATACAACAAAAAAGATATCAATCAATTAGATACTGGATTTATAATTCCTGGTGATTTAGTATTTTTTATGTACAATGCCAAGTATCCTCAAAGATATGATTATTGGGATATGCATCCACTATCTTATATCATTGAAGTAAATCCAAGAGAAGGTTCTTTTTTTGGTTCAAATCTTCACTATCTAACACCAAAGTATCGTGAAGCAGTTGCAAATTCTTATCTAAATAAATCAGGTATTGTAAATGCACCCAAGAAAACTTTACATAAATATCTCTTCTCTGGAGTAATGAGTGATTTCTTTAAAGTGCCTGAAGGAGAATGGGCAGGAGTATCTTTACTTCCAACAGAGAAATTTGTGGATAGACGAGGACAACCAGTATTTAAAACCAAAGTTTGGGACGCACCATAAATGTCTGACTGGATAATACTAAACGACAATTATTACACATCACAACCAAGTGGTGCGCCAACTTCAATTAGACTTGGAATTGAATACAACTATAAAACAGGAGATTATCAACTTAAAGAGCAACCACCACATAATGTAATTTCCCCTTCTGTATTTTTTCTAAATGGTAGTTGGACTAGTGATGCTATAAAAGATCCAAAATTATTTCAGGATGGGGATCCAAATAAACCCACACAACTAGCAAAACAATATTCAGAAAACATCAATAAAGTATCTTATGCTGCTTTTCAGACGAGAGGAGGAAGCGCAAAAGGCAATAAGATTAATGCGGCAGCGCAACCACAGAATCAAGGAAGATTTATTGTCTACAATGCCCCTGCTGGAGCAGGACCACCACCTTCATTGCCTGGATTGGGAGGAACATCACTCACTGCCCCACCAGGACAAGGAAACTTTTTTGACCCTGGACTTAATTTAGGAAATTATAAAAATTTCCAAAGTAAAAATGAAAAAGAATTATTCAAAGGTCTTTTAAAGTACCCAAAAGATATTCTTGAGAATCAACAAGATACTCTTCACATTACAATGTTTAATTATAAACCACCTCTTGAAGAATTATTTGATCCAGCACCAGGCAAAGCAATAGATATAAAATCTATATTCACTGAAGGAGTTCAAAGAAATAGTGCATTAAAAGATCCAATCGGAACAGTCATTCTACCAATCCCATCTGGAATCTCGGATTCCAACAATGTGGAATGGGGGGATGATAGAATGAACAACATGTCAATAGCAGCTACTGGATATGTAGGTAAAAATTTGCTTGGAACTGGAATTCAACAATCTCTTGTTGCACTTGCTGCTGCCATTGCACAACAAAAGGGGGGATTAAATCTGCCATCAGGAGCAATAAATCAAGCAGCATTATTAAAGGGTGCAGGTGCTGACTTAAATATGCCAGAGATAAAAACAGCATTAATGTCAATGGTATTGAAAAATGCTGGATTTGAAGTTTCCCCCGAAAGTATTTTGGCAAGGGGTGCTGGATTGGTTCCAAATTCAAATCTTGAACTCTTATTCAGAGGTCCAACTCTCCGTCAATTTCAATTCGCATATCGTTTTAGTCCAAGAAGTGAACCAGAGGCAGCAGATGTAAGAAGAATCATCAGATTCTTCAAGCAAGGAAGTGCTGCAAGAAAACTTAATGCAACAAAAGGTGCTGGTTATGGTTCAGTATTTCTTGGTTCTCCTAATGTGTTTAAGTTGGAATATAAAACTGTAGGAGGAAAATCAATCGCAGGTGTAAATAAATTTAAAATATGTGCTCTTCAAGGAGTATCCGTAAATTATGCTCCTGATGGTCAATGGTCAGCATATAAAGAAGGACAACCAGTTTCTTACACAATGTCTTTAGGATTTCAAGAAATTGAACCCATATACGAAAGTGATTATCAAGATACAATATTTGATGGTCTATCTGGTGATTATAATGAAATCACAGAAAACGATATAGGATACTAATATGTCATACTTCAGAGAACTTCCCAACTTTGAGTACGTCTCAAATTTTCCAAATCAAAGTTTTAATGATGATTATACTGTAACAAAAAATCTATTTAAAAGAGCAAAACTTAGAGATGATATTGCAAATGCAGTTTCTGCCTTTGAATATTACCAAATAATAGATAATGAGAGACCAGACCAAGTAGCACAAAAAGTTTATAATGATTCATCTCTTGATTGGGTTATTCTAATCTCAAATAACGTTACAAATCTAAATGACCAATGGCCTTTAGATAATAATAGTCTTTATAAGTATCTTTTGGATAAGTATGGTGATGACGAAACAATAGCACAAGTCCATCACTACGAAACGATAGAAGTTAGAGATAGTTTTGATAGATTGATTCTTCCTGGTGGTTTGCAAGTTGATCCACAAAAAACAATATCAGTCACAACAAACACAACAGATACTGAATATAATCTATCTGAGTTTCCAAGTGCTGATGCCGACAATGTAATCACAATTAATTTAAATCAATTTGTTCGTGTTTTTGGAAATTATATATCTAACGAAAATACTGATGCCATTGTAAAAGATATTGAAACTAATAAATCCTTCCTACAAGTAAAAGCACGAGATACAAACACACCAATTTCAATTATAAACACTTTATCAAATTGGCCTAATAGTTGGGGTGGAAGTTTTTCAGTAGTTGGAAGAAACAGTATATCTACAACTATACAAGTCGGTGATGTTGTCTTTGATAATGATGTTGCATTAGACCCAACACTGTATGAAATTGTCGGAGAAATTCAAGACGGAAAGGTTGTTCCAGTATTTAAATTCCTACCTCAATCCTAAATAAAAATAAAAAATGGCAACTCCATTACCTGGCGTAAAAATAAAAATATCTACAGAAAAACAAGATACCAAAATCACTGCACCAGCAGGAAACGTAGTATCAACAAAAAATAGTTTTAAAGCAGTTTCAAATTATGAATATGAGGTTGACCAAAACGAAAAAAAAAGACTTATTTTAATTCTAAAACCAGAATTTCTTTCAGTATTCATAAGTGATATGAAGAACATTATGAAATATGATGAGTCTTCTCAATACATTAATCAAACAACTAAACGTGGTTATAATCCAAAAACAACTGGGGTATGAACCCTACAGACAAAAAAATACCCCCGATTTTTTTCGGGGGTAAAATGGATTTAAAAGTTGATTTTGAAATCAGTCTGATGCCAACTTTTGAAAGTATGAAAGTGCGTCATCTTCATCTTCATCATCATTAGAAACAGAAGAACGAACTGAAGTAGTTTCTTTCGCAGGACGTGAAACTTCAACTTCTTCCTCCTCATCAATCGTCTCGGGGTCTTGATACTTAGGAGTTCCTTTGAGACCAAGTGTATAATCAAGACGTTTCTTCAAATCTTCATAAGACTTGAACTCACCTGGAGCAACAAAGTCATTCAAGTTGTTGAGTGTCTTATAGATTGTTTCCAGTTCATCATCGTCTTCAAGAAGAACAGAAGATGGTGCGAACTCGGACTTATCGTAGTTCCAATAACCATCTTTCTTTACCAACTTCAGTTTGAAGTTAGCACCCTTCCAGAAATCAAAAGGATTGATTGGTTCTTCATCATCAAACTCTGGTTGCATAGAAGCCATAATCTTATCAAAGATTTTCTTACCAAACTTATAAAGAAAAACTTTTCCTTCGTTTGATGGATTTGCAGGGTCTTTTACAACATAAATGTTTGCAAAATAAGAAAGTTTACGCTTACGATCACGAACAATATTTTGATTGTCCTTACTGCCAGTATTCCAAAGTTCACGGTTTGCTTCACATACAGGACAGTTTTGTCCCAAAGTAGTGAGGCAATTATCAATCATCCATTTTCCATTTGATTGAAATGCGTGAGACCAAACTTGAACCCAAGGCAGATCACAACCCTCTGGTGCAGGAAGAAATCGAATGATTGCGGAACCAGTACCACCCTTATCCATTACAGGTTTCCAAAAACGATCATCATCTTTGGAACCACTGTCGTTAAGTTTCTCAACTTGTTTGATGAGTTTTTCGGTCAAAGAACCCAGCTTTGATTGCTTCTTCAAATCAGCAAATGACATTTGTATTCTCCATATTAGTTGTATTGAGACGTATTGTACATATTAATTGTAGCAGTAATGAAGTTATTTGTCAAGTGTTTCTTCAAGGTTTTGGATTGACTCTTCCAGTTTTTCAAAGAAAGCATTCAAATTATCTCCTGGTTTCAATCCAAAAATTTTGGCAGAATCCAGAATTCTATTTTTCATTTCAATTGCTTCTGGGTCATCAGACAATGATAATCTAAAAACAAAATTTTTTTGTTTTTCTAAAAAAAGTTTCATCTTATCAAGATGTTCCTTTTTTTGTTTTGAGTCAAAGAAAGGAAGAGAAAACAATTCATCAAAAATACTCTGCTGAAGTTCTTCCAATTCAAGTAAAGATTCTCTGACTTGTTCCGAATCAAAAAATCTACTCATAACACAATCTCCTGAAGAACTTTCTTGTACTTTGCTACATCAATATTTAGAAATGGTTTGTATTTTATAATTCTTAACCTAACGGTTTCCCATACTGGGTCTGTTATTTTTTTATCAAATTTTTTAACATAACCCAATATCATATCCAATATCACCATTGTTTCTAAACTGACTGCTTTTTGAAAATACTTTTTAAGAATTTCTGGATGTTGATTGTTTTTTATCTCAAACAATTTTTCAAAATTATCCTTTTGGATAAAAATTTCACATTCAGTTTTAAACAAATAAAAAAGACTCTGAGATTTTTTCAACCAATTAGTATATGTTTCTTCCCCACTACGAATAATTTCACCAATCCAAAGTGATTGTGGGTCATTACATTCAACAAAATTTGCAACAAAATATGCTTTGATTTCATCATCACTCTTCTGTCTAGAAGTTCGTTCAAAGAAAAATCTATCTTTCCTCTTATGAAAAGAGTCCAGAGATGCTCTGGACTTTCCACAATACTTAAAGTAATCGTATGATGGTTTATTAAAATGATTTTTTATTGCAAGATAGGTTTTATATACATCAAATGGAGTCACAACGGCAATTTAGCACGAGTAGTTTTTTTCAAAAAATTCAATTCAATAGCATCATTTTTAATTTTTTCCTTTAATGGTTTTGAAATTAGTTTAGAAACCGTTTCAATTTCAATGCTATTCTCTTCACAATAAGTAACGATTGCATCAATATAATTAATTTTAGAATTTTTTACAATATTTTCTATATCCTGTGCAAACCTTTGAGGACATAAAAACTTACTATTTAATTCGTCCTTTACTTTATCATTCATATTGGTGAAGTTTATCTCTAACAAATTCTCTAATATATTCGGTGAGTAATTTAATGTATTTTTGTTTGTCATATTCTTCATAAACAATGCATTCTCCATTTTCACAAGCCATAATGATGACTAATTTCTTTACCATTATACCAGTAATCTCGTATAACATACAACCATATGCCATACACTGAACAAAATAGTGTTCAATCCACTCTCTTGGTTTTGGTTTTTTAGAAGTTTTAAAGTCGATTATTGCTAACTCACCATTATACTCTCCGATACAATCTACAGTTCCTGCAATACCAAGAACTTTACTGTAAAGAGAACCTTCAAGAGCATGAATATTATTTATACAATTTAATTCTGGTTTTGCAATTTTGAAGAGAAAATCAGATAAAGGTTGGACTGGTGGAAGGTCTTTATTGTAAAGATAATTTTCCACCAGTGTATGCATATCAGTTCCACGACTGGTTGCTTGTTTAGTAATTTTATCTGCTTGCTTTTCCCCAACTTTTTTTCTCCAATCAGCAAAGAACTGACGGTTCTTATGACTGGTTACAGAGGTAATTGAAACAAGTTTAATTGGTTTATCTTCTTCTGGTATTGTGTAATAACGAACACCATCTATGGTTTCCCTTTCAAGTTTTGGAAGATTAATATCAATATGAGTGAAAAGATTACTTTTTATTTGTTTTTCACCATATAATTCATTATATTTTTCAATTAAAGGATTAGACATTAATAACCTGCTTCCATTTTTGCAACAATATATTCCTTAACAAGTCCAGACCTACAAATATCATCTACTCCAAATTCAATAATATCAAAAGATTCCATCTTTCTTAGAATATTCATAAAATCACTAATGCCGTTTCTTTCATTTGTTTTAACCAAATCAGATTGTGTGGCATCTCCACAAAAAATAATTCTGCTATTTTCACCGACACGAGTAATGATAGAATCCAATTCGTGAAAATTAAGGTTCTGATATTCATCAACAATAATGATTGAATTATCAAGTGTTGTACCACGAATAAAAGATGTGCTCCAAAACTTTACAGTTTCCTGAGATTTGAGATTACCATAAAGCATCTCAAAATCAGCATCACTGGGCATTTGGAACATATACTTTACCATATTCTTATAAGGAATTTGATAAAGAGCAGACTTATCATCGTGGTCTCCTGGAAGAAAACCAATCTCACGAGTTGCTACAAGAGAACGAACCACATAGATTTGTTCGTATGGTGTTGTCTCATCTAATACATCTTTAAGTGCATTATAGAGACTGATAAATGTTTTACCAGTACCAGCACAACCATAAGCAACCAAATGTTTTCCGTTTTTATATGATTCAAAAAGTTTTCTTTGATTCTCTGTTAAAGGTTCAACATCAATGAGATAATCAGCACTGATTGGTTTTCTCCTCTTCATCTGTTTGGATGTGTAACCAACACCAATTGGTTGATTGTCATTGTTTCTTCTTTTTCTTGCCATAGTTAAATCGGTTTTACGTTTGCCCCAGGAACCTTTGAAACTTTAGAAAGTACCTCATTCCATCCAGGATTTCTGCTGACGTGCTTACTTAGCATATCACCAATCTCTCCTGGTGTGGCACATCCTTGTGACCAATCACGGGACCAAGGTTTATTATTTTCATACCAATCCATAATATCATGGACACTCATTTCAATAACTTTTTTTTCACCCGTTTCCGGATTATAAACTGGATATATTGCCATTAAACCAATCTCCATCCTTTATGTTGTTGTTGTCTTCCTCTACGCAAATCATATATGCAAGAGGGTTTTAAATTGTGTAGTTCACAAAATTCATTAATATTGTCACCATTATATATTTCCCCCTTTGGAGACATCAATTTAAACGATTTAACATGTAAGGGAGGTTTTATTCCCATATCTTTATTTCGTTTAGAAAGACGATTTTTCGCATCTTCACTCATACCTGGACCCAATACTCTACCCTTGCAGGAATTTCGTATCTTTTCTTTACTTTTTTCAGTATGTCCAGTAAAGATAGGAGGAGCATCTCCACCATTTGATTTATTGCGAAGAATTCCAGTTCCCAAATCTTTTCTACCAAAAACATTAATCATATAAATTTCATGTTTATATGCAGCATCTTCTGTAAGATTATTTTTAAGAATGAGTATTCTGTCTTTTGGTGGAGGAGAAAAGAAATCATGTTTTTGATATGCTCTTCTACCTTTACCTTTACCAATATACCATGGAGTTTTATCTTCTCGTAAATAAGCGTAAGTATAATACTCCATAAAATTACAAAATCAACACAAAAATATTTAGGGACTCAGACGTGCTCTATGCAGTCTCTTCTCTTCATAGTAGTTCCAAACATTTGGTGCCCATAGTTTCAGTTCGGGAGCAATTGCATCACAAAGTGCTTGAATTTCAAGTTGAGCATCAAGTTTTGAACGAAGATCCATAAAGTGAAGAACAGACCTTAGATTGAAAGAAACCACAAAGTTCTGACGAATTGCCTGAGGAAGATAATCCCGAATATGCTCTTCACACATACCCTGCTCATAGTAATCAACATACTCCTCACACTCACTCAAAATGCGATCTAACTTGCGTTGTCGGTGCTCTTCGGTCCATTCATACTTCTTACCCTTACGATTGGTGTAGAATCCCACAGGGCGCACATAGAAGACCTCTTCAACATCAAGTTCCTTTTTAGCAACCTTAACTACACGCTTTCCAGTATAACGCTGAGATTGAACATCCCAACTAGTTCCGATACGATGAGTTCTTGCCTGAACGATAACATTATGAACAAATCCAGCACAAGAAAAAGTAATGCCAGGGTGCTCAATTGGACCCCAATGCCCTCTCTCATTAGCAAGCAATTGTTCAACAATCCACTGACCACATTCGTGATGGTTAGGAACTGGAACGTTATGAATCGGAACTTCAGAATAATCGCCCTTTCCTGCTTGCCAAATAACTTGTTCTGGGATTGGATAACCCTGAAGTTTTACAACTTCAAGTCTTTTATCCAGTTCAAGAAGGTCTTTTGCTTTAATAGGTTTCATTTCTTTCCAAATCCTTTTGTTGTTTTTGCTTCAAGTTCTGCAAGTTCTTGTTTTACTACTCGCAGTTGTTTTTTCATATCAATCAGTTGCTCAGAAGAATATAGGTGTTCTTGTTTTGTCAATCTTTCAAGCAACTTTACTAGTTCTCGTGCTCTATTAGTCATTATCATCCTCAAAGATTTCGTCGTAATCTAAAATTGGTCTTTTTCCCATCGGTTTCATAGGAGTGTAAGCAGAAACATCAGAATAAATTTCTGCCTTTAGAGAATCAACTAAAAGTTCCAAATTACGGACAATAAGTTTTAGTTTTTCTTTATCCATAGAATGTTTTCTTCTCACTTTATGTTAACACAAAAAAAGGGAGAAGACAATCCCCCCTTTATCTTATTTTTTTGTTTTTTTATCTTTAACTTGATAGTTATATGATTTTGGATTTACAGTTCCTTCTGTCCATTTAATCTTTAAGATATTGCCTTTACCATATTGGTCGTAGTAATTATCAAATACTTCTACAAACGAACCTGCTTGAACAATATCATATTTTGTTTGATCATCTTCAAGATATGTAATTAAATAAGAGTTCCTGGGTAAACTTTTATTATTTGATACAGAAGGATCACAATTTTTATGTATTATTAGCATAATTAACTTCTATTTCCCCAAGTAATATCTGGGTATGCTTCAGAAACTATTTCTTTAGTAATTTTATATCTTGTTTGTAATTTTTTATCTTTACACAAACAAAGAATCTCTGCTTCTAATGGATGTAAACCTTCCAACAGATTTACAAAAATATTTTCTCTACGAATACCATTTAAAGAATCATTACCACCCTTTACAAAGTTATAAAATTTATCATATTCCTTACGTATTGTAGAATACTTTTGGTCAATTGCTCCGATTGAAGAATCACTCAATTGTTTAACTGCTTCTTCAATTCTTTCAGACATTGTTGTCGTCTTCATCGTATTATCCCCAAAAAAGGGAACATCACCTTCTGGTAAAACGGATATTACCGATTCATCAAAATTCCATATAAAAATTGCTTTTAATGAATCGTGCTCATATTTTTTAAGCACTTCGACTTTTTTTACATTAGTTCTTTGTGAACTAGCAAGATTTAAAACTTCAAAAGCAAAAGGATTTGCAGGAAGATCTATATTTTCATTTACAACTTCTTTTGCTTTTGAAGTGGTTCTTTTAGTCGTTGTTTTTTCTTTTACTGTCATTGTCATAAAATTAATGCAGAATTAAATTAATTAAATTTATTTATCAATCATTATCACTATCATCTTCATCAATAAAATAATCAGGATCAAATCTTACTGAAACAATTTCTTGATCAATTAACTCACCATTTTTATTGTAAAACTCTGGATGATAAGCAATTTGTTTTGGTCCTTCTTGATAGTTCATCATATATTCTCTGGCACTCCATCCGATAAAAAGTCCCACCATAAAAAACAAAACAAATAAAAAAGAACCAAATACTAAATACGTTGCTGTCATTGATCTTCTCCGAGAGACTACTTTTTTTTCATTATATCTAATTCAATTTTGAAATATATCTCTCTTTTAAGGAAAGAAAATACTTTTTCAAAATTGAAAGTTCTTAATGTCAATTTTGTTTCCTTTTTCTCTCCTCCTTTTTTTCTAAGCATTAACTCAAAACCACGATTAATGCCATAATTTCCAAAATTATTTATAGACACGATCAGAGCATATTATTTTCTTTCAAATACGAGATCGTATCAGTACATCCACCAAGATGCAAATCATTTAAAATTACCTGAGGAAATGTTGAACCTTCCCCAAATTCGGAATAGAATTGCTCTCTATTAAAATCAGTATTGAGTTCATATGAAGTGATTTTATATCCCTTTGATTCACTCAGAAGATTTAAAATTGTCTTTACCTTATCGCAATAAGGGCAACCTTGTTTTGAATAAATTGTAAAATTCATAATACTATAAAACTTTATTTTGTCTTTGAGGGTATTTATAGAGCACTTGCTCTTGCTTATTGTGCATCCATTTTATTATAGCACTTCTTTTTTCTTCTGTAAAAAAGATTTGCTTTGAGAACCAATCTTCCCAATCTGTGTGTCCTTTATCATGATTGCATTCTTGGCAGCAACAGACAACATTGTTTGTGAAATCCGTTCCACCTTTTGATCTTGGAACTATATGATCAATAGTTAATTTTTCTTCAGAACCACAGTAAGCACACTTATGATTCCAATTTTCTTTAATGTGCTGTCTCCATATTCGTCTTGCTTCTCCAGAACTTGTTGTGTAAAGATTGAACAAATATTCTTCAGACGAATGAAAAGGAGTCATAAGTTTTTGCAACTTATGATTATTTAGAGATTAAACTTACGTCTAAATGCTTCAAAGTTTATTTGGATTTCTTCATTTGTCAATTCACGATTATAAATCATACAATTGTTCCAATGACATTTATAATTAGAATTTGTTCCTGTAGTAATACCTGCAGCAGAATCAGAACCTGTTCCAAAAATTTTATCTAAATTGATTTCTCCTGTTGTCATCCAATCAGTTGAAACTCCCACAGATTTAGAACTTCCATTAGTTGATAAAAAACTCTTATAATCTGTCGTAACACCACAAACAACAAAAGTCCAATCAGAAAAAGAAGCAGATCTTTGCGACAAAACATCCTGAGCAACTGTAGATGAAGTTGAAAAGGTTCTCCCTGTTCCCCACACAATTCTAACACATCCTCTGCCACCATTTGCAGGTTCTCTCCAACTATTAGAACTATCTGCCTGATAACTTGCCCCACCACCACCTCCATATATTCCACCAACAGCTCTTGTTGAATAATTAGTAAAGGTGTTCGGTATGCCATATCTTCCACTACTTCCTGTTGGTGCAGTTCCACTAGAACCAGACAATCCAGACTTTGAACTAGTGTCACTTCCACTGGCAGTAGTTGAAGTTCCTCCAGCTCCTGTTGTTCTGGTTGCATTATAAATTCCTACTCCTCCACCACTATTAAAATTTCCAGAAGATCCACTATCTACATTCAAACTTCCACCTCCACCTCCTCCACCTCCCTGTCCAGTGCCACCTGCTCTTTGGGCAGCTGTTTGGCTAACATATCCATATCCACCAGTTCCACCAGCTCCTGTATATCCTCCTGCTCCTCCACCACCACCTCCACCAAAGGTAGTATAACCATTTCCACCATTTCCACCATTTCCACCACCACTAGATGCTGACCCCTGTCCTCCAATTCCACCTGTTCCCCCAGTAGAATCGGATGAACTACTTGACCCAGCACTTCCTCCACTTCCTCCACCAGATAAGATTAAAATATCTGTTCCAGTTGCATCATAACCAACCCTTTTTATATAACTATCTCCACCATTTGTACCATCAGTTTTAGGTCTATTAGTAGTATTATTGTCTTGATAGTAATTTAAAATTTCTACATTTCCACCCTTTCCTCCAGCACCAGATTGAATATAAAGAGTTTCACCTGGAGTTACAGCAAAAGTTCCATACGAAAGTCCTCCTCCACCACCTCCTGCTCCTTGACCATTACCAGAATCATTACCTCCAGATCCACCTCCACCCCCAACACAAACAGCAGTAATAGAAGTTACACCAACAGGAACTACCCAAGTAGTTTGATAATTTGCAGTTATTATTCCCGAAGATGATGGTGTTGTATATGTACCAAATCCACTTGAATACAAATAATTGGAAGAGTTTTGTAAATGAGTCTCACATGCAGCTGAACTAAGAGAATTATCAACACAATATTGAATTTTTTGATTTGTTATACTACCATTATAACCAGGTACTTTTGAATACCATTCAAAATAATCACTATTAACAGAAGAAGTTTCAAACAAAATACTATTTTCATTCTTAGTAGTATCTTTTAGTGAAAATCCTTGCGTAGTTCCATAACGACCAATCTCTATTAATGAATTACTAGATGATTGATATTGTTGAAAAAAATAATTCCAAGTAGAACTAGTCAAAGTTTGTGGTTTAATCATCATACAAATAGTAAAACCACTACCTGTTGAAGCACTTACACTTACGTTTGTATTGCTTATATAAGATAAAGTAGATGTAGATATAAAATGACTTGTTGTTCCTGAGGATACGAATGTTTGATTGAATGATGTATTTGTGGCACCATAACCCACTAAATTCTTGATTGCTGTTCCTACACCAGAATATGACTTGCTATTTCCAGCATCATTCAGATAAATCAATCCATCAGTAACAATTCTTGTCTTAATATATCTTCCCATTTAACTATTATTAGTTTTCTTGTATTTATGGGCACAAGCATCTCTTGCCCAAGCACGACTTAGACTATTTACGTGAGAACAAGATTTCCCAGATTCCCCGCAGTGTGGACATTTAGCATCTGGGGGGTCTCCAACGTAACCCTCAAGTGTATACATCTTTTTCTTTTTGAGATTCTCTGCTTGTTTATGTTTACGATGGTTCATACCACCACAGGTTCTCCTTGACCTTCTGGCAATTTGATTTGCCCAAGTTGTTCCTGATGACGAACATTCTCTTGAACATTAGACATAACAACATTAGATGTAGGAAGTGCTTTTGGAATCTCAATATCAATCACAGGACTCATCAGAATCTTATTTCTTGTAATCGTTCGATTTTGTGGGTCAAAGGAAACCATCGCAAGTGCATCCAATTCATCACCACAATCAACAATCTTTCTTCCAGTCTTGGTGTCAATGACTGAAAAATATTCTTCATTATACTTTTTCATTTTTCAATTCCTTTTCTTCATTATAAGATGATTCTGGTTTTCTGTAAAGACCAGGCCAGGTATTCCTGATAATCTCTGCAAGTTTGTATGGTGTCTCCGAACTAATCATTTATATTTTTCAAGAGCATAAATTCCATTTTTCTCCACAATCGCAGAGCAAGTATCACACCAATCACCACAGCACATATACAAAAGTTTATTAAAGTATCTCACATTTCCGTGATGAATATGCCCACAAATTACACCATCATATTTCTTATCTCTTTGAATACAATATGATGCAATATCAGTCTCATATTGATTAATATAATTCTTTCCCCTCACCGTATTCTTCAAAGCATAAACCAAAGAGAACCGAAAGAATCTTTCCAACCAAAAACTTAATGGTGTAATAATCTCATATCCTTTATTGAACATCAACTGCTTCCAAGACCCAGAAGAATACTCAGAATACTTATCTCCGTGAATACACAAAAACTTATTACCTTTTGAATCTTTATGAGTATATTCGTCTACCATTCGGAAGTTCTTGTGTTCAAAATTAGTATAACGACGAATTTCTGCTTCGTGATTTCCGAGAATATAAATGACCTCTGTTCCTTTCTTTGCCAGGTTTAGAATCTGATGAACACATTTTGTATGTTCTTTTGCCCAACGAGTATTATATTTTTCCATACAGTGAATATCAATAATATCACCAACCAATACTAACTTTTTGGTTTTTAAGTTTTTAAGAAACTTTAAAAACTTTTGAGTATTACAACGAGGGGTTCCTAGATGAACATCACTGACGAAGACGGCATCAAACATTGTTTCAAAACCTTTTTGGAGTATAGTCCATTCCTTCTAGGAGTGTGTCTAACATTGCTCCATATTCTTTGAATCGTTTATCTCCTGCAATAAAACGACGTTGACGCATCCATACAGCATCTGCCAGAAGTTTGATTTGGTCTTCTGTGAAGGTTATAGTTTTCATAGTTAAAAGGTAACTGTTGTATGTATTAGAAATCTTGTGCGACTGATAATATGAACATAATAACACCGAAAAGTTCAAAGAGAAAAAGTATTAGAAGAAATGCCATAAAAAAGGAGTTCTTGTAGAACTCCCTTATTTATTTTAGAGTGCATTGCCCCTCGGGAGAACTTCCTCTGGAAATACGAACCGTTCCCCTGGTTGGTCTACTGGTGCCATCCAAGCACGTAATCCTTCATTCAAAAGAATGTTCTTCGTGTAGAACGTTTCAAACTCAGGGTCTTCTGCAGCACGAATCTCCTGACTTACAAAATCATAAGCACGAAGATTGAGAGCCAAACCAATAATACCAATAGAACTAGTCCAGAGACCCATAACGGGAACAAAAAGCATGAAAAAATGTAACCAACGCTTATTGGAAAAAGCAATTCCAAAAATCTGCGACCAGAATCGGTTTGCAGTAACCATTGAATAAGTCTCTTCCTCTTGCGTAGGTTCAAATGCTTTGAACGTGTTTGCTTGATTTCCATCTTCAAATAGAGTGTTTTCTACAGTTGCTCCGTGAATTGCACAGAGCAGTGCTCCTCCCAGTATACCAGCAACTCCCATCATATGAAAGGGGTTGAGCGTCCAGTTATGGAAACCTTGTAAGAATAGGAGGAACCTAAAAATCGCAGCAACACCAAACGACGGCGCAAAGAACCAAGATGACTGTCCGAGTGGATACATGAGAAACACACTGACAAAAACAGCGATAGGCCCAGAAAACGCAATAGCATTGTACGGTCTAATTCCTACTAAACGTGCAATTTCAAACTGACGAAGCATGAAACCTATGAGAGCAAAGGCACCGTGGAGTGCCACAAAAGGCCAGAGTCCCCCAAGTTGGACCCAGCGGACGAAATCTCCCTGAGACTCAGGACCCCAAAGTAGAAGAAGAGAATGACCCATAGCGTCTGCTGGGGTGCTTACCGCAGCGGTCAACGCATTACAACCTTCTAGAAATGAGGATGCTAAACCGTGTGTATAAAAACTCGTGACGAATGTAATTCCAGTAAACCATCCACCTAATGCTAGGTAAGCACAAGGCATAAAAAGTAAACCACTCCATCCAATAAACACAAACCTATCTCTTTTCAACCAATCATCAAGTAAATCAAACCAACTTCGTTGTTGGTTTGGTAATGAAAGTGATGAAGATACCATCAATCCTCCTTTTAGTATTTCTCATATTTAGTTTACAATACTTCACAAAATAGGTCAATAGAGATTTCTACTTACCGTATCTTTTATCAATCGGTTTATCTGGGTCAAGTCCCTTTGCCTCTCTATATTTCCTCCATCTCTCTTTTGTTGCTTCACTTCTTCTCTCTCTTTCTTCTTCACTAATATTTGGATTTTTAGAAGCATTCTTATTACCTTTACCTGCCTCACTCAACTTTTGTTTTGTTTCTTCACTCAACTTTTTACCAACCATACGAGTATTACCTTCTAAACTCTTTGAGATTTTTGCCTTATGCTCCTCACTCAACTTCATACCAGTTCTAAACTGTCTCAACTTTTCTTTACTCTCTTCTGTATGCTTCAACTTACCTTTATGTGATTGACTGATTTTTTGTTTTGTTTCTTCTGTATGAACTCTTCCAGTTGGGTCCATCAGCAACCTTACAATCTCTTCTTTACCAATAGTTCCTTCTAAACCTTTCCAAGCACAATAATCTTTGATATTACCATATTGCTCCCACAACTTTCTGTGTGCCTCTGCGTGTTCTTCCACAGTCAGTTCAATAAGATTTGATGAGTCGTCAGTTCCACCCATATGTCTTGGAACAATATGATGTTTATGTTTCATTCTTACTGTTGCTGTCTCTACTACATTATTATTTATAAAAAAAGAGACCTTCACAGGTCTCCTCCGTATCATATCACATTATACTCAACCAATAATACTTTGTCTCCACTCTTCACTCATATTCACCATAATAGATTCTGCTGCTTCTGGTGTTTCAGCATATCCTTCATCAAGTAAATGTGAAAGAATGATGTCGTAAATATCTACTTGTTCTTTTTGAGTTCTTTTCATATTTCTTTCACTTTTAGTCATTTTTCCAGACATACTACCAAAATTTGTAGTACCTAACATTCCATATTTTTGATTACTGAAAAATGAGGGATTTTGTTTTGCTTTTCTTACTGTTGGTTTTTCCTGCCCCACTTTTTCAGGATTTCTTTTTGGCATTAATTTTTTTCTTCTTCCGTGAACATCATATTCTTTATCATTAGTTCCTTCACCAATAACAACTTCCATATATGCTTCTTGAAGACTACGAAATTCTTGTGCGTCCATAGTACAAATACCTTTTAAGTATTTATATTTTTATCATTCATAAATCATTCCAACAGTCAGTAAGACAAAGCAGAGTATTGTGAATACCATAATTCCTACACCAGCCCAGATCACCCAGTTTGGCATCTTTTCGTATTCAGTATTGTGAGACATAAAAAAGAGGGTTGTTATACCCTCTTAATTATATCAGTTATTCAGTTTTATATCAACCAATAGAAGGTGCAGTGAGAGCAACAGGAGTGTTCTCAGCAGCAGCAAGGTCAAGAGGGAAGTTGTGTGCGTTCCTTTCGTGCATCACCTCCATGCCCAGTCCAGCACGGTTCAGGACATCAGCCCAGGTATTAACTACACGGTTCTGACTATCAACGATGCTCTGATTAAAGTTGAAGCCATTCAAATTGAAGGCCATCGTAGAAACACCAAGAGCAGTGAACCAGATGCCTACAACAGGCCAAGCAGCAAGGAAGAAGTGAAGTGAACGAGAGTTGTTGAACGATGCATACTGGAAGATCAGACGACCGAAGTATCCATGAGCAGCAACGATGTTATAAGTCTCTTCTTCTTGACCGAACTTGTAACCATAGTTTTGCGATTCAGTTTCAGTGGTTTCACGAACCAGTGAGGAAGTAACCAGAGAACCGTGCATAGCACTGAACAGAGAACCACCGAAGACACCAGCAACTCCAAGCATATGGAAGGGGTGCATCAGGATGTTGTGCTCTGCCTGGAACACAAGCATGTAGTTGAACGTACCAGAGATACCAAGAGGCATACCATCAGAGAAAGAACCTTGACCGAAAGGATAGACCAAGAATACGGCAGTCGCAGCAGCAACAGGAGCACTGTAAGCAACCATAATCCAAGGACGCATACCAAGACGGTAAGAAAGTTCCCACTCACGACCCATATAGCAGAAAACACCAATGAGGAAGTGGAAGACTACCAACTGGTAAGGACCACCATTATAGAGCCATTCATCAAGACTTGCTGCTTCCCAGATAGGATAGAAGTGAAGACCAATCGCATTAGAAGATGGAACAACGGCACCAGAGATGATGTTGTTTCCATACATTAGAGAACCAGCAACTGGTTCACGAATGCCGTCAATGTCCACAGGGGGAGCACCGACAAATGCGATGATGAAACAAATAGTAGCAACCAATAAAGTTGGAATACATAATACACCAAACCAACCAACATAAAGACGGTTGTCGGTAGAAGTAACCCACTGGCAAAAAGATTCCCAGAGGTTTTCGCCAGAACGGCGTGAAGCAATTGTAGCAGTCATTTGTTAAAAAGGGTAAGTAAAAATTCAGGGGGGACTGAACGGTACAAGTATTCCCCACGACACCCTCCATCGTGGATATGAGAGACGCTTTACTTCTGATGGTCTCGGTTGCAGAAGGTTACGGAACGTAAAGATTTGTCTTTGTTTCCTGACTTATTTATCATAGCACTGGGTGCCGATGGTGTCAAGGCATAAAAAAGTCCCCTTTCGGGGACCGTAAATCATTCTGCTACTTCTGTTTCTGGGAGTGGAATTTCTTCTGGTTGTGGTTCTGGTTGTGGAAGAGTCACACCTATTTGTGTAAGATACTCAATCGCACCTTGAACCTTCAAAAAAAGTTCTCTTTTTGTTGTGGCCTTAGTTTGAAGTCCTTCCAATTCAAGGGATAGGTCTTGTGCTTGCTTTACAAGATTCGCAAGATGTTCCTGTTGTTCAGTCATAAAATTAAATAAACTCAATTTATTTATAGTATAATACATAAAGACAAATAACAAAATAACATCAATAAATAGTTACAAACATTACTTTTAGAAAAATGAAAAGATTAGCACTTATCTTTTCGTTATTCTTCACTACTCCTGCTTTTGCTGGTGAAATCACATCAAAAATCACTGACTCAATTCAATTAAATGTTCAGGGTGCTGCGGTACAATCAGAAAGAGTCGGTGCCTCATATGCAGTTTCAGGCACCAATATTAATGTAACAACTCTTGGAGGAGTTGGTGGAGCAGGTTCTTATGGTATCAATACAAACGGACAAGCATTTAGTTTCTCTGAAACATCAATTACTGCAGATGTTGATGTTACCTCTCAGTCGGCAGCTTCTGGAACAATTGCTTCTCCCAACCTTTATAGCAACTCTACTACTCAATTAGGTGGAGATAAGGGTTCTCTTGCTGGTACTTTAAGCGGAACTGGTGTTCCAACAATCACTGCTGGTGGTTCAGGAACAACTGGAACAGCACAACGTAGCGTTGAATTGAGCGTATTTAAGTGAGACACATAACTCTCGGACTGGTTACAGTTCTGGGAGTTATAAGTCCTTCATACGCTGGACCCGTAACTCCCAACTTCACCAGTGGGACTATTACATCTGAGACTAAAACACGCACTGAAGTTATTGAGACTATCAGGCAAATAGAATATACTACTGGAACATCTTATACAGTCACTGGCACCAACATTAATATACCAGGAACTCCTGCTCCTGGTATGAATTACACAATTCAAACTCAAGGTGCTCCATTCCAATTTAGTGAGAC